TTCACCGATTACAAACACAAAATCATCTATCCATCCATCAAAGCTAGGGATAGTGGTGTCTGATGTTCTTCTTCTTCCTATACACAATGGTACATCGGCATCATCAATGTTGTCGGTTTCTGAATAGGTTGTTACCAATACTCCATCTAGAAAGGTTCTTATTGTATTTCCTTCCTTACTGATTGCCACATGATGAAATTGATTATCCTGTGGTATTGCCGTTGTTACATTTATATTATTATCATTTGCGCCAGTGTCTCTGTAGTACATTGTTATAATATTTGATGCTTCAAATCTAAGATTCCAACCATCAGTATTTACAGTAGATCTCCCCATAACGGCTTGCTGTACCCCAAAATTATTTGGTCTTACCCAGAAGTGTATTGTAAAATCATTTGCACCTATATTTCCGGGGTTCGAGAAAGTATATATATAACTAGAACTTCCGTCCAATAGTAAGCTACCCGTTCCAAACTTCTTTGCAGATGTATTTACTTGTGCACTTCCACTTGGATACCACACCCTTGTTATTTCATCTGGGAAATCTGTTGACCCATCTATTCCATCAAAATGTAGAACTGATTTGTAATTACTATTCGTTGTGCTATTTTCTGTTAACGATACTATGGCATTAGTGCTATCTAGCCTATCTCCTACTCTTGGCTCTTGCGCCGATTCTTTAAGTTTGATTTCTCTTGTTCCAGAAAAGGTACCATCAGATTTTGCTTCGTATAATCCCGGTTCATTAAACGAAACAACTTCTTCAGATGTGTTTATAGTTGCTGTAGTTTCTAATGTATCGATCCCTTCATCATCATCAAATGTATAAAACGCACCATATCCGGTTTGATTTACAAATGATAAAATATCTTCTTGCTCAAGTCTAGCCTTAATTTCTAATACGTCTTGTTTTACTTCTCCTATTTGATTTTCTACAGACGCATTAATTTCACTTTGTAATTGATTCCAGTCATCGGCGCTTATATTATTTACTTCTAGGACTGCTTGGAGTTGTTGTAATAACTCCTGCTCTCCTCCTGTTCCGGCGTACACTTGACCAGAAGTAGTACTTGTCTCATTGAAATCACCAGTTGTAGTTCTGCCTATCTTTATAATCAATTCCCCATATCTATTGGCTTCCCAATATCTCTCCTCAGGGATATCACTTTTTACTTGTAAAGCCATTTAAACCTCCTTTCGATTTAATACTTATCTGTAATCGTAAAGGATTCCAATTGTAATGACATATTTACATTCTGAACCTTTACTCTATCTGATGGTGCTATTGTCAAACCACTTTGAATTTTTACTCCACTCACATTTGATGTGTCTCCATCAAACAGAATAGTTGCTGTATTTGTCTGTATTGATACTACAGTTGCCAGCTTGAATTGTCGTGGTTTTGTTGTTCTAATTTTTCCTTTGATTTGTTCATCTATTAAATTATAAAAATCATCATATGGTTTGAAATTAGTTGCCATATCAAACTCCTATCTCTATAGTTCTTTGACCATCTATTGATGCTTGAGTGTTTTTTCTTAATGGTAAATTAATTTGTCTCACTTGGAATCTACCGTCAGATATGCCAATTCTACTATCTGTTACTTGTATAACTCTTCCCACATCTAGGTTGTCTACTGGGAAGAATGATATATTTAAAGTTTCACTAATTGATGTTGATTGATCTAATTCATAATTCGCTCGTTGTTGTGCCAATGTATCATTATAAATAACATCATCTCCAATAAACTCAGACCTTCTTCCTATTCTGCTTATACTAACAGAGCCTGTTGTTTGCTCTGCGTTTGCGTCATGAGTTATACCATCATCCCACGTAATACCCTCTACTCTTATTGAATTCTTCAATTTGTTTACTTCATATCTACTGTTCAAGCTAGACTTTAAAATATCATCTTCTTTAAAAGTAACAACTGGAGGTTCATTTTCTGGGTTGATAATTGCTTCAAATCTGGGATATCCTTCTTCATCAAAATAAACAGTGTACCCTATCGCTTCACATAACTCATTCATCGCATCAAAATAGGTTTGACCTTTATCGACATAAAAACTATACGGAGCAGTGAATGAATTAGCTTCTGGTATTAGTGGTTTTATATCATATGCTATTTGTATGCTATCATCATCTGCTATTTGAAATAATTCTTCCATTACTGTTACAACATTTTTTCCTTTTTCAATATATATTGTATTTTCTAATTTTCCAGATATTGTTCCATCTAAATATGAAAATTTATCATACAGTTCGAAAGTAGTCGTTGATTCTGAGTTGTAGTTATTAGAAAGATTAGGTTCTCCTATTACATAGATTCCTTGTGGAAATAGTACTTCTACTCCATCATTTATAATGCCGGTTTCTATCTTAAATTTATTATCAAACCATATTTTGTCATCATTAGGACTCAAAGTGTATTTATTGTCTAGGTTAACAAATTTTATACTTGCAGTTCTTCTTGAACCATTTTGAAATGATATATTTAAAGTTCCATCTATAATGTCATCCGTAAGTTCTCTTATTTCATTTTCATCCTTGTCTAACAAAGTAACTCTAAAATAATATTGTATCAATGATTTTTTTATATCTTCTAAATAATCTCCAAATTGAGCCATTACTCAATCACCTCGCCTATTTCCAACCAGTCAAAGCTAACATCGTAAGGTTGTTCATTTTTATTTGCAGTAAAGTTATTTGTCAATAGATCTCTATATTTCCAATTAAACGTATGAGTATCTACTAACCACTGTTGACCACTTCCGTTTTTTAATATCTTTTCTTCGCCATTTTCAATAAAATTTTTCAACTCATTTAATATTGCATTATTAGGTTCTATTATACTATCATTGTTACAAGTAAGTGGAAATGTGGTTAATCCACCACTATCAAAACTTTGTTTCCCTCTTGATATCTGCTTATATTTAGAGAAATTGTCAAACTCTGCTCTAGATCTATTTAAATTTATTGAATCACTATTTATCTCAACATCAAATATGTACTGTGTTCCGGTACTTGTTTCAGCATCATAATCTAGTGATGTTAAACTCCAACCCCAAAAATCCATACTTACCTCCTCACTTATTAATAACTGCCCTTTTATTCCATTGCTAACTGACTGAACTGCATATTCATATTCTTGACCTGATTGTGCTCTTATATCTAAATAATTTGTAACAGCAGTATTAGGCAATGTTGCAAGCAATGTAAAACTTGTTGTTCCAACTTCCCTACGTAATATATTCCAATGTGTTATTGGTAAATCACCTTGTTGAAAGTTTCCCAAATTTAAAGAATCTTCAAAATGACCTAAGAACATCGTCAGGGTTCCAAACTCTTGTTCTGTTACAAGATCGAATATTTCAGTCTCAGTAAGAAGTGTATTTAATCCATTCAATTCATCTAAATCAAACGACCCACACATTTCAAAAAAGTCAAAATCCGATTCAGTAGGAGGTATTGCCGATTGTAGCAAATTTGCTCCCACAAATGAGTTTACTCCTATTAACATTTCTACCTCCTTGTGTTATTATGTAAAAAGGGGAGAGTAATCCCCTATAATTTAACCAAAACTTTATCAGCTATTTTTCTAGCCATATACATTTCATTTGCAACTAAATCACTAGCCGTTAAAGCCGTTTCTGTTCCAGCGACTATTTTTTCAAGTGGAATTGCATCATTTTCATTGATTTTAATTGTGCAAGCCCCTGTGTTAGCATTAGCTACAACAATAGTAAATAAATCATTAGTCAGTGGTTCATATTCTAGCCCTACAACGATATTATCAGCAGTTCCTGTGTCAAGTTTAACTGTTCCGATATAATCAGCTACAGCGTCAATTTCATTTCCTAATCTACTGATAGCTTCACTGTTAGAGTTCACTTGTGCTGGTTGATTCAGATTAACCGTATACTCAACTTCACCTACTACAGCACTTGTTTGCTCGATAGTTCCACCTTTAGTTAACAGGAATTGTTGAGATTCGTGTTGTTCTTGGATTGGTTCATCTAGTTGGCAAATCAAATTAAGATTGTTAGTTCCCAAATATGATTTGAATCCAGCTAAATCATCAGATGGTAGTTCGGTTGTAGGAACATAAATCAATAATGCGCCACTAAAGTTTAATATTCCATTCTCGGTTAATAATGCTGATGACACGCTAACAGCCCTATAAGTTCCAAGACCATCATAACCAATTGCATAATCGTCAATACCTAAACCTTGTCCATCTATTAAATTGTTATCAGTTACAAAACCTGATAATGAAATCTTTGATAAGTCCGAATTAGAACCATTTCCGTTTGTATAACTTCCCCACGCTTCAGTACCATCAAATACTTCAGCTGACTTGTCAATAGGAAAAGCATTCCTAACAACCTCACCAGTATTAACATTGTAAGTATCTACAACGTCATTAGGTAATGATTTCAAATCTTCAGGCAATGAAATGGTTGTTTTATTGTATGCTTTATAATCTGTGGCTGTTGTGCCTAGTTCAAGTTGTAAAGTATCTTTGTCCAATATGCTTGAAGAATATTCGATATAGTAAGCGTTACTAGGTGTTAAAACGTCGCTAGAATTAAAACTACCTTGTATGTACGCACCACTAAAGTCTGTTAGTCTGTACCTGAATTCGGGCGGTGTAAAACCACTAAATTTATACGTTTTGTTAGGCTGTATTCTTTGTTTTGTTCTAAATAGCGATTTGTCAACAACGTTTGATAAAGATCCTTGACTTATTCTTTCTCCGTAAACAATCTCGTCGCTATTCTTATCAAACTTATTCTTACCCACAACCGACATATCACCGTTAACGTTGTTGATGCCTAAATCTAATTCAGATTGTATTGATGTGTCTAATGTTTGGTCTCCTTCTAGGATTGCAAGTATTTCGTAGTCTGTATAGTCACCACTAACTCCGCTTGTTTTTCTTAGTTCTAAATATGTTCCAGTTACTGTTGCAGACGTTGTAAATAATTGTTTTCTTAATCCTTTATTTTTATTTAATGCTATATCAGAATCTATTACAGTGCCATCGCCTGTTAGTGCTAAAGTAGCCGAACCCGTATCGTCAGTAACTAAATATATTAGCGTGTATTGCTTCGAGTTTGATAATACTATTGGCAATCTATCGTATTCTGAGCCACCAGCTTGTACTAAATGTATACCATCAGCACCCTTAGTTGTTCCGGCACCAGCAATAACATGATTAACATAATCAACACCGTTATCAGCTAAATTAACCCACGATTGACCATCAACCACAATTTCATTGAACCCATCGACTACCAAGTCTTTGTATGTGTCACCACCTACTTGGGTGATTGGTTGTTGTTGGGTGATTAGATTTGAGGTTTTAACTCCATCTCTAGTTAGTAGCTTCCATTTGTCTCTACCGGTATCCCATTGAAGTTCGTTTACACCATCCATCATACCAGTCGTTAATGCATATTCTACATTTCCACCTAGCCATATGATATCTTTTACTCCACCACCATTTAAATTAAGTGTTGAAGCTCCAGTGTTTGGGTTAGCAGTTTCTAAATTTAATCTGAAGCCATCTACCAAAGTAACTCCAGTTAAAGTTGTTTCGTAATCATTGGTATTTGTGTTGTCTGCCGATTTATACACACCTAGTTCTTGGTCTAATCCAGAACCAGCAGAAAGACTATCAATTCTTGACTTCATACCATCCAAGGCTTGTGTTAAGTTGGAGCCAGTATTCTGTGATAAGTTCTTTGAATTATTTGTTGTATGGGCATCTACTTTAGAAGTAGCTATGTGGTCACTAAAATTGCTCCCATTATCATTTCCTTTATCTTCATTTTCCCTCATTTGATTGTCTATTATAGTAAATGCATTTGGTATATCAATGCCTATTGTCTGTGATTTATCATCTGTCAACTGTGGTTTAGGTAAATTATAATTTGTAGTTGGTGTTGACATTAATACCTCCTTCCTTATCTTAAAACAAGTTTAAAATTGTTATCTATAAACTCTGTCCATGTATCGTATGCTTCACCGAATTTTATCCATGACCAATCTGGTGAATCATTCCAAGTTGTTTCTCTTAACCATATATCTTGATCATCTATTAATTCATACCAATCAGTATCTTGTTCTAAACTTGCTATATCATCCCACGTATCCTGTAGAAAAGTACGGATATATAAAGTGTCGCTAGAAATTCCTACCAGTAGATAATCATCTGGTAGTTCATAAATAGGGTCACTATATACTTCTCTACCATTTCTTCTATAGTAGAATCTCTGTAAAGTTGAATCATATCCAACTCTGTATTTTATTTCATTATTCTTTTTTAGAACCCAGAAATCACCATCATGAGAACTATCTAATTTTATCCAAAATGTAATTGTAAAATTCTGTGGAATAGGTCTAGTGATTAAATTTACATTCAAGCAAGCGTCGTCTAACCTGAGCGATTTATTAAATTTGCCATCTACATACGAGAATGTGCCTATTACTTCTCCTATTAAATTAATTATATTTGCGTAGTCTACTTCAATTGATGTATACTCAGGTCTAGATGTCACTTCTATACTAGGAGAATCCTCTGGCAATGTATAACTAGCCGTAAAACTTTCTCGTGTTGATGTTGTTGTAACATTATTTTGGTTAACCACACGAACGTCTATTTTATATGTTACTCCATTCTCAAACCCTGAGAATTCGTATTCAATTGTCTCGCTCAATATGATTGGACTAACTTCTAATATTTCATCTATATCATTATATAATGTCCATTGGTATGTCTTTACTTTGACACCTTGTGCTTGTACATAAGTAGCTGTAAAGTTTTTAAACTGACTAACGGCACCTATCGGATCTATTGTTACAGTTGGTGTAGCCAAAGTTTTAAAAAGTGCAAATCTTACATTTGTTCTTTCTTGACCATTTCCAACTACCGTAACTTTCCACACATAATCATTTGCATTTAATAATATCAAAGCCGTCAAGTCATAGAACTCGTTCTGTGATGAAATTACACCACTATCATGTATTGCTGATGATGTATCTGAAATTAGGTAAATTTGAACCCTATACGATGTCTGAGTTTCACTTGAATCAGATATAAAACTCCAATTAAATCTAATTATTTGTGTTGCATCCACACCTTCCCCAGAAACAGGAGAAATGGGGATTGGATTATAAACAGCCATACACCCACCTCCTTACGATCTAGTTCTGTTATAGCGTTTCATATTTTGTATTTCGCTCATGAATGACTGAGCGTCATTTTCACTTTTAACATTTGGAAACTTCAGGTCTCCATAAAAATTCATTACTTCTCCGCCATTACTACCCATGTTTGATAATTTAGGCATATTGGCAAAACTGTGTAATGTTTTAGCATTCTGCATAGCACTTCCATTAGGTAATCCTACTGCGCTAACCAATCTAGATACCTGTGCTGGATTTGATACTACTTCATCTTTATGAAGCATAGCTAGTCCATCTGATAGAGTTCTACCGCCAGTATTCAATCGTTCATAATCGTGACCTATATCTGGGTCATTCTTTAAATGTTCATAAGTACTTCTAGGTAATTCTGCTACCTGTCCATCACTTTTTCTTTTGACTAATACTGTATCTGGATCACCTGTATCTTTATATTTAGATTCTTTTTTCTCTTCAATCTTAGCTTTGGCTGATATCTGTTGATTGTTTAATTCTTCAATTTTGCTGATTGTATTTGCAATTTCATTTTGGAATGATGACAATACTGAACTATTATTATTTAACCATTCATCCCAGTAGCCATTTTGATCAGCTAATTCTAAATCAGTTATATCAGACATTTCACTCATTGCATCTTTGACTTTATCAACTTGCTTATCATAAGATTTCTTGAGTTCATTTTCTTGCTTCTTTAGTTTGTCAATCTGATTTTGTAATTTCTTCTCTTCGGCGTCCTTTTCAGCGTCAATTCCATCTTGTCGAATTTCTTCTTCAATTCTGGAAATTTCTTCTTGTTGAGCTTTAAGTGCTCTTGGGTCGGCTTCAAATACAAAACCTACTCCTTCACGGAATACTCTTACATTTTTCTCTTGACTGATATTCTGAAGTTTCTGCATAGCTTTTTCAAGTTCAATTTGTTTTTCAGCTTGTTTTATTGCTTCTTCTTCAGCTTTACGTTTCTCTTGAAGTAAATCTAATTCTTCCTCTTTTTTATCAATTGAGTTTTCAAGTTTTTCAGCATCTTTATCGTATGCATCTTCTAGTGCTTCAAGTTGTTCATTGAATGCATCAGTAACTCTATTTTCAAGTAAATCAGCTTGCTTTTCAAGTTTATCATTGAATTCCTCAAGTAGAGTGATTGAATCGTCGATTGATTGATTGAGTTGACCATCTATCTCAGATTGAACGGATTTAATTTGATTACCATATTGATACCATTCTAGTGTACCTTCACCAACTACTTCTTGCAATTTTTCAAGTATTCCAATTTGTTGCTCACGTAATGAATTCTTCTCATCTAATGTTTCAGTGTAATCTTCTTGTGCTTGTAATAAATTAAGAGATTCAGTTAATGCTTTGATTTTCTTTTCTTGCTCAGTCAATACTTTAGTTGTCTTGTCTGATGTGTTATTTAAATCATCCAAACCTTTTATATATTTATTCTCAGAAATTGTTAGTGCTTCAACTTCGTCTCTTGCACCAGATATTAGATTCTGATAGGTTTTAAAAGTGTCGAATTGTTCTGGCGATAAGAAACCCTCTGATAAAACAATACTAGCCTTAAAAGCTTCAAATTCTTGCTCATATGCCGTTATCCTTTTTAAGACCTCTTCTTTTGTAGCTCTTGTTTTATTGATTTCAGCCTGTATTCTAGCTCTAGCTTCTGCTTTTCCTGCATCAGACATGAATTCATAGTCTTCAGTTATTTCTTTTATTATATCCTCAACGCTAGACATTGATTCTTCTAGGTTTTCATTAGCCTCAGTTTGATCTTCTGTTACCTTTGTTGAACCATATAATTTTTCTTCCCAATAAGCTTGTAATGCTGTGCCATCTTCTACTTTTTGGTTTAGAGATTCTTGAGAATCGAGATACTTTTCCAAAGACCCATTAGCTAAGTTTTGAGACTTTTCATATGTCTCTATTACCAGATTATAATCAGCCTGTTTTTCTATAGCATCTTCTAAATTATCAACTAATCTAGATGTATAGTCAACCCCGCTACCCGGCTTTGTTATTTCTCTGAGTCGTTCAACTTCTTCATTTACTTCGTCAATCTTCTCTTTTGCTTCTGTGTATTCATTTATAAGCTTCTGTAGAGTTAACTCTGCATTTAGCTTTATATTCTCTTTTTGCTCATCATTTAACTTTCCCCATTGGGCTATACTTTCATCTAACTCGCTGTTGAAAGTTTTTGTGTCTTGTATTAACTCTTTGTGTTGCCTTGACAGTGTTGCTTGTACCGCTACTACTGCGGCGATAACACCTGCTATGCCACCCATTGCTACTGACAATGTGCTTATTCCAACAGAAGCCAACCCCGCCGATACACCTAGACCATCTATTGATATTGCAAGTTTGTATATAAAATTCATTAAACCCACTGCTTTTGTTGCAACCATTTCCCCTTTGAGGGCTATGAATAGTGGAATGGTGATTGCGAGTGCAGTATTTAATAATCCAAAGTCATCCTCAATTACTAACAATGTATCTGCAAAATCAGTACTTGTGTCAACAAGTGATTTTATTGCATCGCTTGAAACTATTGTTGTGAAGAGTTCTTCCATAGAATTTTTAAAATCTGCCGTTTTACCAGCCAAACTTTCTGAGAAGATAGCATTAGCTTCCAACGTTGTTCCGTAAGAATCCATAGCTACATCAGTTCGTTCTAAAATCGTATCCATCTCCCGTAATACGACGTTTAATACTTTCTTTTGTCTTGTCAAATATACCCAGTGTTTCCACTTATTTACAATTAGGGTTTAGACTATATCTTCATCCTTAACTTAATATTAGGATGTTCGGCACTTCCAGATAAGGAGTTTCGCCTTAAATGTACGAACTTCATAACCATATTGTTTAACTTAGGTCGTATGTTCTAGTCGTTGCACCTTCGAGGAAATTTCTTTCCAAGCTTGGCACAGAATTACCCACGTCTTTACGTTTGGACTTCCTCTGTTAGCATATCTATTGATATACACCCTATATTTATAGGTTCACCGAATTCTTGATATATGTTACCATATATACGAGCTACAAAATTAACCCGCTAATTCAAATGCTATTGCTTCTCTAGTTGTGCTACTCCAATTTTCTTGTGCTTGTGCTATTTCTTGCAACACTTCAAATCTATTTCGGAATTCACCATCTGAGTCTCTTAGATTGATTCCTTGTTGTTTTAGCATTTCATCTAATTTTGAAACAGAATCTCCACCTTCTCTGGTGACTCTACTCATCCTGCTTAGTACGGTTACTAATCCACTAGCTATTGTACTCTTTTAGTATAATTTAAATATTATATACGACACCCTCGGTTTCCCGATATTTATTAAGGGAATAGACTATACCATTATCTCTATGAGATATCCGTATTATAGTCGTTGAACGTCCCTCTCCATGAGAGGTTTCGATGCGGATCGCCTAATCTTAAAAACTTTTTACTATACCTGAGTGATTAATTCAGCCCCTATTTATGTCGCCATAATAGGTTAGTATTTTTAAGCTCTAAAGGGTTTCCCGCAGTTTAACGGATTCTAATTATATATCACTATATAATTGGGCAATAATTTACCAGCTAGTCTTGATTGTTCTTGAACAGTTTGTACAGTTGAAGCAAACGCCTCTAGAGAGAATCCAGAATCCGATGCTACTGACGTTTTTTATACCCTCTCTTTCGAGATATTTAATAGGGACTAGACTATATCTTCAACCTATTGTTAGGTTGCCATGCGCTACGGAATTAGGAGTTTCACCTAAAACCTCTTGAACTGTTGTTCTTTTAGTCGTTGCACCTTCAAAGAGTTTTTACTCTAAACTTGGCACAGGATTGTCACCGCCATTACACGCTGAGACTTCCCCTGTTAGCATATTGTCTATTCATCATTTCCTATGAATCCTAAATGTACAATATACACCTCATATTTATGAGTTCACATGATTTTCATATTAATATTACTATTAATCGGGGCTACTGTTAACCCGCTGTACTTACTGCTTGTGATACTGATTGTATCGATTTACTCAGGTCAACACCAGTTGTCCTTGCTATGCTTACCATTACATCACTTACATGACCTATGTTCTCGGATGCTATGTCAAATTGGAACCTTTGAAATACCCTCGGTTTCCCGATATTTATTAGGGGAGTAGACTATACCATTATCTCAATAAGATACCCGTATTATAGTCGTTGAAGCTTCCTCTCAAAGAGAGACTTGCCTGCGGATTGCCTAATCTTAAAAACTTTTTACTATACCTGAGTAATTAATTCAGCCCCTGTCTATGTCGCCATGATAGGTTAGTACTTTTAAGCTATTAAGGTTTTCCCGCAATTTAACGGATTTTCTTTTATATATCGCTATATAAAGGGGCTATTCATTAACCCATTCCTTGGACTGCATCTGCCATATCTCCTGCACTCGACTGTGTAATGTTAGCCAATGCTATTGTTGTTTCTACTTTTGAATTAAGTGTATCAACCGTCTCTGAAAGATTCGAGAAAATCTGAGTTACACGTAGTACACTTTCTGCTGTTGAATTGTACGCCTGTGCGGTATCAAATGCACCTTCGACCATCTCTTGTTGCTGATCATTTGTTAATTCCATAGTCATGTTTATGTTGGTCATCGCTGAGTCTAATGCAAATATAGTGTCTATTCCTGAATTAATCTGACTAAAGAAAGCTGAAATAATATTTCCAGCAAGCATCCATCCAACCATCTTTTTTGGAATTTCAATTAAGTGTTGAGCCATTGTTTTTAACGAACTATTTGCGTTATCTAACCCTTTTGACTCAACATTCAACTTAACTTTTTTTGATTTCTTAACTACACTCTGTAGCTGTTTATCTATTTTCGAAGTATCTATAAATACATCGAGTGTAAGTCTATTATCTGGCACGTATCATCACCTACCTTGCTTTTATACCAAGTTTACTTAACTCTTTTATCATGAATTGCTTATATTTAGACTGTGAAAAGTATTCCGTCATCAATAGTTTAAAATAACCTCTTCCGGGAACGTTGAATATACCTCCATGTGGGTTTTCAATCCACCATGCTATAGAACTCCTATTATCTTCTGGATACCCCTCTACCAAAGATGGATAACTAGAAGTCATAAGTTTTTCATCAATAAAAACTTTTACACTAGATGTATATTTCGTCGTTCTAGATGAGGTGTTTACTGAATTTAAAAAACTACCCGTTTGCCACTGGGTAGGAACTCTATAAACTGTATCATCTATTGCTTTCATGTATTTTTTCTTTAACTCTACAGAAGTTTTCTCTTTATTTATACTCTTAACCGTATCTTTTATATATGCAGATAATTCATCTATATTAGAAAAAGTAGGCATACTACACACCTACTTCATACTTTTTATTAAATTCCTTCGTGAATTGCTCATACATACTGTCAAATACAGGTTGTAATGCTTCTACCTCAGGCTTAATACAAACCTCATTAATTTTTCTAATTATTTCTTTTAGTTCATCATTTGGATCCGCGATATCTTCATCATCAATTTCATCGATACTTGTAAACTTTAGAATCCACTCTTTCTTCTTAGATTCCAATTTCTCGACTTGTGTTGCTAATGCATCCATCTTTGCATATCTAAGAACATCGTCTGTCAACTCAATTCCGTCATCAATACACTTCTTAGCTTCTTGTCCTAGTCTTTCCACCAGTTCAGCATTTAACTTACTCAAATACTCCCTAAGCTCCTTTGACTCATTTGGAGATAGATTATAAATATCTACCTCATGTAAAGTACAATTCACTTTCTTTCTTTTAAATTTTCCCATTCTATTCCTCCTTTAGTACTTTTGAAAATACGTCCTCTAGTTTTCTGTTTTTTAAATCCCAAGGGAATATAAATATGCATCTATCTATAAGACCATCCTTGTACAAATCATTTATTTTATTTTTTGTCTTTTTGTTATAGTCTTTGGTTATTCTATAGTTACTCATCGCCTTATACATACCAAAATATTCAACTATTATATTATCATTTATATAAAAATCACATCTTCTATTATCCAAAGGTCTATTGGTTAATATATCTGAATATCTAACTTCTTTTCTAAATTCTACACTTCTAGATATTAAGAAATTTGATATAGTGAGTTCCGAGTTTGAGTTACATATATTCCCCAAATCATCCAGATATACTCCCCCAGCTATAGATTTTCTTTCAAATGTCTTACCTATTGCTAACTTAACAACTTCTAAATATGTCTTGTTTGTATTATATGTTATCTTACTGTATGCGTAAGTCTTTCCCTTTTCCCTGTTTTTATCATATTCAATAACTGTTGGGATTCTCCCATTACATTCAAAAAAATCTTTTATAAATGAAAGAGAGTTCGATATTTTATTCGATCTATCAAGCATTGTGCTTTTGCTTAAATCTAATCCTGTTAAGTCACAAGCGTTATCTATACTTCCAAAGTGATCTATAAAATATACACTAGATGGACATCTGTGCTTCTTGTTTTTGAGTTGTTTAAAGTCGTTTGAATTTGGAAATCTACCTAAACTTAAACTAAACCTTCTAAGCCCTTCTATGGCATCGTTTGTATCTATCTCTTGGTAATACGTCTTCTCTTTGTCTAGCCCTGATAATTTAATTATATCAGGAAAACTCTTGCCAAATCTCTTTTTAAAGTAAGGCTCGCTTGGTGTTCCATTTTTTAAATTGCAGTCCCTTCCTGACGGAACTTTACCCAACCTATAGAATAACATCCATAGCAAGTCAATTAAATTTTCATCATTGTAATAATGGTACTTGTCTACTTTCCCCATACTAACATCTCCTTAATATATTCATCTCAATTTAACGTGGAAAAATGAGTAGTGAGATGTCCTACTCTTCGGAATAATCCCGTCGGATTAAGCTATATTTCCACACTCCTAAAGATTCATCCTCAGATAAACCCTTAGAAGTAAGCGAAACAAATCGCTTAAAAATCTTCTCGTCCTTCTATGTAAGAACAAGCGAATGCTACTCCGTTTAACCATATTTCTTTCACTTTTTCTGGATAATCATCGAATGTTTTCACCATCTCTTTTGATTCCGTAAGTACTTGCTTGCAATCATCTCTGTATGTTTCGATAGCTTCCGATGGTGTTAATAACACATTTCCACTTTCATCAAGGCTGTTTAATACCTCCTCAACTTCTTGAGATTTGTCATCTTTCCCTATCTCTTCTAATAAAATAGCATACTCCTCTAAAAATTCAATAATTTTTTCTGTATTCATAATTTTCTCCCTTCTATTTTGTAAACTTTTATAAAGTTTAACTCCACCACCTATACATATGTCTACCAATAAACTCAAATGTTCTCTTACTCATGCCAATATATTGATCTTTACTAGCATTATATTTTACACTTTTCAATTCCTTAATCATATGTCTAGCAATTTGTAAATCTTCCAATGCACTCATACTTATAGAATCATCATCATATAATTCATAAGCTTTATCCATCGCTTCGTCTGTAATGGATAATAGAAAATCATCAAGGTCAGTAATAAATTCATTCTTTAATGTATTTCTAAGAGCATAGCAATTGTAAAAATAATTTTTATAATTATAATATTTAATTTTGATACTATATAGCCATCTTCCGAACATATAACCTCCTATTATATAAAAGCACAGGGTAAGGACTCTAACCTTACTTGTCTGCTATGGGTTTGATGTAATCGCTTCCCATGTATCTGTGATAGACATTACCATTAAACGTCCTATCTCCACTTCTAAAAGAACGATATATTTGGTGTTTGCTATCTAATTTTTTTTGATATTGCTTCAGTAATTGATTTAAAGTGCAATATTTCCCCATTGGCGGACTGCATACTTATTTTTATCCTGTTTGCTCCACTACCTTTGTTAGACCTAGAAATAGACTCTTTGGGCGAATATTCAATAATGCCAGCATCGGAAGCAATTTTCAAATATCTATATACAGTTCTAGTTGAAATGTTCAATTCCTCTGACATAACTTTAACAGTACTTCCAAGTTTCCACATCTCAGATGCTACATCAACCATGGATTGAACCGATTTGAGATAAGCACTTCTGTAATCTATTTTTTCATAATCCAATATATCGTATAACGAAGTTTCAAATGAATTCTTGAGAAAATTAAGCCTACTATACCTACAATCTACAACTATATAGTCAGTTATCCCATTTTTAATTGCTAAGTTCTTTTTATTAACATCATTTTCTTGCTCTTCGTCCAATGATCTCCACCAATTATTTTTTTTATAGTGTTGCATACCATGTATCTCGATTATCGTGTTGGTTTTTTTGATGTATATATCGTATCTTTTGTTGTTTGACCATTCAAACTTTTTCTCCGGCTCAAAACATACATTAGACTGGTTAAGCAATTCTCTCACCATTTTTTCCGGGGTGCTTACACCATCGCCTGCTGTTCCTACTCTATTCAATCTGTTGCTATCATCATTCTTTTTGTGAATATTTCCAAATGTTTTATAATCCCTTATTTTATCCCAAGACATTTCTCTTGTTTTTAGACTAATTTTACTTCTAACTACTAACTTGGACGAACAAGATATATATTTATCGCTCAACAATTCTATTTCGCTATCTTTGTTTTCTATGAATTTTCTTATGTTGTCTATTGTAAAAATATTATTTACTGAAAATGGCTCTGGAACCTTATTTTGCACTATGGAGTTCTTGCGAACACAGACTTTGTACCCATCTTTATTTAAGCAATAAATCATATTGTTTTCATCTGTATCCATTCTATCGATTGGCGCTAATCCATGTTTCTTTAAGTATTTATTTATTCTGTCGGTATTAATTTAACTCACCTTCTTTGTTTTTAAAATAAAAGCACAGGGTGAGGATTCTAACCTCACATTATAGTTACTATGGCATATCCATAAAATGGGAACCAATACTTCACTATCCAGTATTGTCTTCAGGGTACATTCTCTGTACGTCCTGTGCTATGTAATTAGCCTATTATATCATAGGCTGTTCGTAATCTACAAGTGAACGCTTGTCACACGACTACACAATCTTTCTTCGAGAACCTTAGTTGACTAGACCAAGTAGGTTTTATTTAGGTATATATCAACCATAGTGGATTTATTTCATCGTTGCGTCCGAGAACGATACACCATTGAAACCACCGTCGCACACTGTTCCATATCCTCTCTTATACTATCTCCTCGGAGAATAGTCAAATACAAACGAGTTTTTACATTTCAGATTATGGACAATCCTAGATATTTCTATCGTAGTGTTTTCACCATCTAGGCTTTCAGCCTAGCACGCTCACAGCTTCAGAACTTATCGTACATTCACTGCTACCCAATTTAAATTTAATTTGTAGTTTACCACACTACACACTTAGATACTCTTATAGCCCATAGATTGTACACTCTATGCCAAGCCCTACGATTTATCGCCTCAGAAGGTTTCTATAATTACCCACCTACAAGTATTATTTAAGCCTAGTCTTTCCCAGTGTTAACTAAAATTCATTGTTCCAAATTGGAACATCATCAAATGTTTTCATAAACTCAGACATACTTTCTTTCTCTTTTAATTTAATCAACATCCTAGAATATTCCGAGTATCTTTGAATTCGATATCCTTTAATCAATTCATTATCAAACAATCTAATCATGCTAATTTTATCATTCTCATTAGCCATGAATATTTTACTAAGTTCATCATATTTATCATGTTCAATTAATACGATATGGGAATTATATTGGTCAAAATATCTAGTAATCTTCTTTTTATTTTTATTCAGTTTTAATTCATCTAAACTTTCATTAAATTTAATATTAATATTATCTAGAATCTCATTAAACATCTCAACCACACTATCCTCCTAATCTAATTTTTCTGCATAAGTTATTTGTACATATACGTCTCTTACTTTTTTAGCATCGGTTTGATCTATTGTACTAAACTTAGATTCACATCCAGATTCTGTTTCATCAAATGTGTACCCCTTTATAGCATCTACAATATTACCGTGGTTATCAATTAAATATGAGGTTACAGTTAGATATTTCATTGAGTTTCTCTTCTCATTATTCTCAATATAACCAGACACTATAATCCATTCTCCATCAAGTTCCCACTCAACATCAACAACTTTTAAATCATAGTCTGTAATATTTTTATCTGGTCTATATCTACACCCTGTAATCCCTAATACTAATACAATAATCATTAATACTACTAATACCTTTTTCATTTAATTCACTCTCCCTTCTATTTTAAAATTTATGTTAAAACTAGGGGATATTTCACCCCTAATTAATTATTCAATTATATTATGTATCCACATACCACTTTAATTTTACAGTACTCATCATCTTCTAATTCATGAATCGATACGCAATTTCTTTTATATGGCATTTTTAAATACTTGTCTTGCCTAAAATCAACAAAATTAACAATGCAATCTTTTACTGAATCGTAGGGTACAATATCCTCAAACTCATCTTTGTAAGCTTCATGATTAAATACTACTTCAGCAAACTTATGGCTATCCATTGAATCTAGCAATATAATATTCTCATCCAATAATTCCATCTTTAACTCTCTCTCATATTTGTAAAATTCCTTTCTGTTCAAACTTTCACCTCTTATCTTATTTTAATGGATTGCTGATTTCCCACAACGAGCATCATGTTTTAAGTCCAACCCATTTTCTTCATCTTGAGGTTCGGAGATGAAAATATCTTCTATTTCTTCATATTTTACAATTTGATCGGATGTCATATCTCCACAATATATAATCATAAAATCTCCTATAATCTCTTGTGATATATCTAACATAATACTGTCAGTAAAATCATTAAGATTAATATAAATAGGAATATCCGTTATAGCCAATTTATAATCTCCGATTTGATAAACTATAAATGTTTTAGTTTCATAATAGTTTTCTAATTCTTTTTCTAATTGAGTATAATCCATATTTTCCTCTCCCTTCTTATGTTCATTTTCCTCCAAAATATCAAATTGGTGTGAGCGATTAGATAAAGGATATCGTAAAAGGAGGTCGAACCCCAACTCAATGAGTTGAATGAAATGGATTCTTTTTACCGCCCACACCGTGGTAATTGCTTATCTCTTCTTTTTAACTCTTAATATATTTAATTTTTTAACTAAAGTATTAATTCTGGCTTCTCTTTCTCTACTCACTAGTTGAGCATCGTATAATAAATCTTCCATATCTCCTCCTTGTAAGTTTATTGTAACACAGTACAAAATCAATTGCAAGTGTTATTTTAAATTATTTTATGAGTCTTAGTCTAGATGACTGTTCCTCCTCTTCTTGTTTCTCTTTCCGTTCTCTTTGCTTTTTTGCTTTTTCAAAAGCATTCTCAGTACGAATACTTTTAATATTCTTTTTAGTTATGCGTCTTTCATTGTTATTATGATGTGTATAAATATGTTGTATTATAAGATCATAATAATTCGAAACTAGATGTTGGTGGTAATGATTCTTGCGTTTTTTGTTAGAGCCTATGTTTAGATGGCTCAGTACATATTTTTCATTATACTCATCCATTTCAATAATCCATTGTTTCCCATTGTGCAGTATAGACAACCCTATACCACCATACGGACTCTGAATTATATTATCCTCCGTTATCTCTATACCTCTTTCATTAGCAAACCTTTGAATCATCTCAAAATTTTTCTCAAGTTTGCACATCCTATCTTTCAATTTTACACCTCCTATAATATATTCGCATTGTTTATATACAAATAATACCATACACTCTCCCTAGGTGTCAATACTTTTTTTGTAAAAATTATGTAATTTGGAGATTCATTTAATCTCCGTTAAAAGGATCTTGTTTTCTATCCATCTGAATATCAGCCGTCCCTTAGTAGAAACAATACATTTGGATATAATAAAAGATATTATTAAATTATAAATTATAAAACTAAACTTAAATACAATAATATTTTGCAACGACATACTTGCAAGCAATGCTATCAATATTGATAACCCGCTCACCAGAGCACAATTCTGCATTTTAATTGCATGAAACCTAGTATTTTTATTGGCAAGGTTGTACGATAGATTAAATGCCATAATAGTAACGAATGCATTTAATGGCGATACAAATACCATACACATAGCCATGTATAAAGTAAAAGTTATTATAAAGAAGAACACTCTACCAAATATATAGTCGAATGTTCCTCCGTTTTTTTCACTTATTATTTTATGATTAACAAGAAATAATGTTACAGAGCCTGATATGCTCTCGAATATATCCATTACTTTTTGTTAGCTTTTTCTTTTCTAATTTCTCTAGTTTCTTTTTTTTCTTTTTGACCAATAACCCAAGCTAAAAGCATTTGTTTTCTCCTTTATTAAAGCGCAATAACCGGTTGTAGATAATACTAGAGTAAGGGTTGCTATACATGGATTAAATACTCTTAAATCCAGATTAATGATACTTGCAAATAATATAGCTAGTACATTGCATATCAACATAATAGAAGTGGTAAATATTGTACTTTTGATTATTATCTTTATATTTATTAACGTATACGATCTCATCATGATGACCATTGCCGGTGCATATCCGACTATTCCCATAAATGGAACCAATGTTGATAACGCAACAGCCATAATTATAGATAAGAATATAGTTTTTATTACATCATCTTTACTAGCTCCAGAAATTAAAATAGTTGCTATTGTATATAACATTATCTCAATGATGCTAAAGATGGATCTCAATACCAAAAGTTCATTCATACTCCACCACCTATTCTACCATATTTCTAATATCTCTTGCTAAATTTTTGAGTTGTATAATCTCATCCATTGCAATAGATTCCATAGAAACAGTGTCTTCTAAAGTGATTTTATTGTCCATAACAATTTCTTTTATGATTCCCAAATCTCTGGCGTTCGAAATAGCTATAGAAGATATAATTAGTAATATAAATGTAACTCCTATCAATGTCGTATTTATTGTTATATCAGGAACTATTACATCCATTACTATGAATTTATAAATTAAAAATACCATACATAAAACAGATACAATAGTTAAACTCAATAAAATTACCACAGACTTAGTTGCACGACCATTCACCCTTCTCTTAATCTCTTCTTTTCTTTCATCTCTCATTTTTTAATCTCCTCCTTTATTAAATATACTTTTATGTAAGATGTATTATTACATCTTTGTCTTTATAGTACATTAATAGAAGAAAATTGTCAATAGAAAATCAGAAAATAATTTATTTATTATTCAGTTTTCAAAGAACAATGATTTTAACGTCTTTTCTGACGCATATTATTTAGTTGTATATATATAAATAACTCATAGAGTTAATTACATCGTTGATGGTAAAGTCTGACCCGAATATTCAAACCAAACCCTACCTATTTATTTCACTTCCTTTTAAATTTATATCTTCCAGCGTCTACCTCTAACATTTGCGTTGTTGCTAGTCCATACGCAACTAGCATTAACTGTATCCTCTGGCAAGGTTGCATCCCTTGTTATCACAACCGCAACCCCACCTATCTCTGGGTCTATTTTATTTATTGGGACTTCGAATTGCAATACTTGTCTCTCTCCATTGCTAGGTGTTATTATGTTCGTTATAATTGTTTGAGTTCCATCTGGTTCAGATAATGTACCATAAACAAAATTTTTTGTTATTTGAGTGTATTCGACATCCCATCTAACATCTCCAGTCTGAATTCCTTTTACATACCAAGGTATAGATACAGCTATTGGGCATGATGTGTCTATGTCTCCATCTATTTTAATTATTATTATTCTACTATCTCTGGTATTATTAGAGAACTCATTATCTATAAGCTTTGAACCTCCTCCGTTTATTCCTCCAGTGAAATATATTACGTTTTCATTAGAAGGGTCGGATAGGTTGTTTGCAAAGCCCTCAGTTATAATATCTTTGATGCCCCTAGAGAGTCCGAATAACTCAAACGTACCATCCGAATTTGCCTCAGACCTACTTGGGTGAATTTTTATCTGTTCAACTATTGGTGTTTGCGTTATTGGGGTAAGAAGTATTAATCTAGTCCAATATTTATCTATATTTACTCCATTTATATTCAAAATTCTTTTAGAAGTATTCAATGTTGGGTTTAATATACCAATTCCAAATCTAATTTGTTCAGATATATATGACGCTAACTCCCAAGTGCTTCTAGTGTAAGGGTAGGTAGATTCTGTTATCATATAACTTAGCTCTTCCCACACTCCAGAAGTATTTAAGTACTGCCCAATCACGTTATTAGGTTCAAGAATTCCGAGAGAAGAGTATTTAATCTTTGCACCCAACGATGGTTGGTCAGAACCAATTAAAAGTACCTCTCCTTGTAGATTAGTTTCAAATAACCCAACGCTTGAACCTGTATCTGATTTAAGAATACTCGTTATATCATTCGCTCCAGTTATCACAGAACCGACTTCATTAACGATGTTGTAGTGAAATGCTATAGGGACAGGATAACTATCTCCTCCACCAAAGACGCTTTCTTGTCCTTCTTGTGGGCTACCAACGCCAAATTGACCTCCAGTAACAGAGATTCCTTTATCATCACCAAGGTCTGTTATATCTATTTTTACATTTTCATTGTTGCTTCTTATTGATTCTATATTAATTATTCCGTCTATGGTCTTTCCTTTGTAACTCATTTAATCACCTCCTATATTATCCACCACTGATTCCCATCAAATAAAAATTCATATGAATCATATAAATTGGATATTGTTTTACTTAACTCGTCATCAATCAGAACAGATGAAGACATAGTTATCGTATTATTTGCAGTATTTTTTACAATTAATTTGAAACCACTGTAAATTGTAGATGGTAAAGTTATTTCTACTGCTCCATTTACTAGTAATATCGAATCATTTGAGGTTACAGTGTAGTTTGTGGTTATATTCTTGACAGAGTTAGATGTTCTGCTATCTTGATTAATTGTCCAGGAATTATCACTCCCCCTAGATATTGCTGTAAAACCCTTTCCGTTCTGAGATATAGTCTGGGCTGTTAAATTTCCAATAAACTGAGGGGTTGTTGTAGATATTAAGACATTAAAATCTCCAGAATTTTTTATTATTTGAATCTCTTTCCCGCCGTTTTGCAAGACTGCATCTGGTATAGTTATTACAGCATCAGCTACTGTTGCATTTATTAGGTAAACGGTGTCAAGCTGAGTAAGCGTTTGACTCCCAGTTAATTCAATTGGAGTATTGTCTATACTTGTTGCTGGTATTCTTTGCCACACTGTGCCATTAAACAGCACTTGGTCGTCTATCTCCCAAACACTTTCGCCATCAATCACTGTTACTCCGCTTGAAGGAACAGATACTTTATAAAAGTCACCAGATATGCCAACTCCAGAGGCTATTGTAGGTGAATTTGTTAGTGAATCCCAATTACCTTTATAATTTAATCCTCCTGTTATTGGAGACCACTCTAATTCAGTTCCATCGTTTGACAAAAAATATCCTGCAATTGGAGAATTCTTTGTGTTTAGCTGGTCTGTGTCTATTGTCGTATTGTTTATCAATGCTATTACAGTTCCTATTCCTACTCCTGCCATAATAGCACCTACAATCTATTAAAACTAAAGATTCCTGATATTCCAGTATCCTTAATTTTAATACTCTTGTATTTAGTCCTATTGAAGTCTTCAGTAGTATATACCGTGTCTCCAATCAACGATTCATATCGTGTAGCGTCATTTATTTTGACTTCTGTTCCACTCACGAAAATGTCGAACTTCATACTCTCGAATCCTTTTGATACTTCAAGTTGATATCTGTCTTCATCCCAATTATATAATGCTTTAAATACATCTTTTACCTCTGTGTCTTGTAATAAATCATAATCCGTACTTGTTGTTGTAAACGAAATATTACTCGGTGCTCTTGATGTAGCCATTTAATCCACGTCCCTTCTATTAATTGATCGTCTTATTTATACACAATAATAGATTTATTATGTAAAAAAAAGAGGACTAACACAAATTGCAATAGTGTTATTATTACTATCTCTTCTGTATCAATCCTCCATATTGTTTAGTTTTGTTTAACATACAATTACGTATTTTGCACGTTAAGTTGTCTGAGTTGTATCCATTCTATAAGTTGTTGTTCGGTGTTATCTCCGTAGCCATACTTGGAATGGAATTCAGTATGGCATATATTACACATTGTTACTGCGTTTGATACATCAGTCCTTCTTTCTTTGCACCAATTGTATCCATCTTTATGATGAGCATTTAAATTTCCACCTTTTTTATCACCACAAATTTGACACTCATAATTGTCTCTTTCAAACACTTCTTTTCTCCACACATTATATTCGTGATATTTCCTATCATCAAGTCTGTCTTCTTTCTTCTTGTTGTGGTTCCAATTATGGTGATTCTCTCCGGAATTATCTTCATTATAGCACTTTCTACACCTTACTCCCTTTAATAGATTTGATAATGTTATATTTTGTTTGTGACCTCTTTCACATATATAGTCCATAGGCGTGTTGTTATTTTTATATATTGAAAGTAATTGCCAATTCATAGACCTAAATAATTCGTCAACCTCTTTTTGACTATATTTATTTCTTTTTTGACAACTACTACACGAAGGTGTTTCATAAAATGCAGAGAACCTTTTCTCGTCTATATTACCACAGGAACATCTATATTTTATCACTGAATTTTTAGCATCTGTGAATTCTTTTTCGCCACTAATCATCTTTGACCCTTTATTAATCAAATAATCACACGCCATTTTATAAGTCCATTTTTTAATTATTCCAGCACATTCTGGACATCCATTCTTGCATCCTCGAAAAGAATCGTAAGTTACTTCCCATATATGATTGTTGGAGCATGATAATTTAAACTTATACTTCTTTCTATCAACTATATCTTGCTCATTGCTTATACATGAATATCCTTCATTTTTGAAATACCCAATGTACTCAGATACTGTTTTTTTATTTAATTCTTTGATTTTTAATCCTTTACAATCAGAACACGCATACTTGTTCAGTGTTTTTACACTGTTTGCATAATTGCAATATTTTTCATCTTTAATTTTTCCACAATAATCACACTGCACTTTAACTAGCTCTTTTGAATTTTCTAGAGCGTGTTTAATATCTATTTCAATTTCTGATCCTTTTACAAATACAGGATATCCTCGTGCCCCTATTTTTTTAGGAATTTCATACCCTAAATTATCAAAATAACTCATCGTTCTATTGCTTATTACCACATTCATTGTTTTTGAAATTAGCATCTAATATCCTCCTTTTTAAATATATTAAAGACACATAGTGAATATAAAAGGTTATCCACTATGCACTTCAGAGGTCATGACTCCTCAATAGTCTTTATATTTAGTTTATCATGCTATCAATAAAATGTCAACTACATTTTTGCAATCAACATCATTTTGTTTTTTTAACCGATGACTTCTTCTCTACAGCTTCAACTTCGGCTTTTAAAATGTCTTTCTTGAACTGTTGTCCTGAGTAAAAGATGGTATTAAAATCATCGATATGTCTGTCAATTGCATCTGTACACTTGGCAATTAATCCGTCAAATTTGATAATATCAACTACTTCACCTGTGCTTAAAGAGCCTCTGTATTTAACTTTCATATAAACCACCTACTTATGTAGCTAAATCTTCATCAAAGATTACCCATTCCATCATGGTATTAGTGCCACATGGAGCAAGAGCCTCCATATTCATGTCCTGTACTACTGGATCTCCAGTTTCTTCCAGCGTATAAGTAAAACCATCCATAATGGACATTTTTCTGAATATTAATTGAGCTTTGTATTGCTTTCCAGAACAGTTATCTACTGCTAATCCGGTCATTACAACCTTCTTATCACCGGCAAAAATATCTGAATCAAACTTAATTGTTTGTGCTGTTGCATCAGTAGTGTATTTGTAGAACATAACAATTTGAGTACCGTCGGATATTGCAGATGCCTCAAAAGCCAGTGCTTTCGTTCCCACTGTATAAGAAAAAGTTCCTGCACCAGCAGTGCCAGCCTGTGTAAATTTCTCCCCAAAAGAACCGTCAGAATTAAGAGTATAAATAACTCCAATTTCTTCTCCTGCTGTTCCAAGTGCTGTGAATGTCGTTTCGCTTGCGTCTGAATTTACAACTACAATATCTTTCTTTACAACTTCGTTATTGACACCGATCGCAATGTCTTGCCCAGACTGAATTGAAAGAATTTCAGATGTTGGATAACCATGTTGTAGTGTTACTGGAATTCTACGTGAGTGGCTAAAACCCGCCAAATATGCTCCACCCTTGCCAAGTGTATATACTTTTGTTGCTTCTACATTAATAGTTGTAGTCAAGCAATCCTCCAATGACGCTTCAATTAAATCTGTTTCTAGATTAAAAATATCCACATCTAATGCGCCTTGCATAGAAAAACTTTTAGGACTTGCCATAATATATTCCTCCTTATTCTATTTGCTAAACCAACTAACTTTTGAAAAGTTAACATCGTCAGCTTTTACATTTCCAGTGTATATACCTGTCATCACACTGGAATATTTTTTACTTTTATCTATACGATATATCGCTCTATTTAATTGATACATCGTCAAACCAAATACTTCATCTAATGTTAGATTTGAATTACCAAATGCCAAACCCTCAATCATACTATTTAATGTTACATTTGATATGTTTCTTTTTTTCTTTTGTCTTCTAACTTCTCTTTTTAGTTCATACATAATTGCAGACTTATTTGCGAAGCTTGGTTCGTCAGATTGTAACCCTTGTATCTCTCTATAAATTGATATACAATTAATAAATTTAAATTCATCAAAAACATACCCTGTTATCGGACATACCAATTCTATTAAGTCACCTCTTCTATTTACCAACATATCTTCCAAGTCCATGTCGAACAGTAGTCTCATTCCATTCATAATATCTTCTCTTGTCTCTTCTGAAAAAAGAAAACTCAAGAACATATTCCAATGACTTATGTCACTGTATATCATATTTGAAGAATAGAGAGCAACTCTGTTGTCATATGGGCTATTTATAATCATGGCGACATATGAATTATACTTAGAAAGTTTCTCATCATCTAAGATTTGGTTTATAGTGTACTGCTTCAATGTTATTGCTTCATCTATGAATATTGGTTTAGATCTTAGTATTTTCAATCTCATTCCATCATCTATTTTAGCATATCCCATATTAACCGCAATTCTGAGCTTTATTAGTTACCACATAACTCAACCTGTAGCCTTGAAATTCATTTGAATATACCATCTTTCTACATCGGTTATAAGTGAACTTGCCTTTTATGCTTGGCGTATCAATTCTAGCCATTTCATCATTAATTAGTCCAAGTAGTTTATATATTCTTCTACCATTTGTTAATCTAGTAACATCTTCATGGCATATAACATCCAATGTAATTTTCGCATCAAACTGGTATGTGTTGTTCGCGCCAGACTTGCCCACTTCATCCATTTCTATCATAATGAAAGATTTGACTTGGCTAGTAGTATCTGGTACTCTTGGAGTATCAAACAAATAGTCATTAATCCAATCTTTAGTAGGAACTTCATCTGTTAATGCTGTTTTTAAATTGTTTCCCAATAATCTTTTTATATCATCGTTCTGTAAGATAAATTTAAAGATATCATCGATATTTTTATCAATTAATTCGAATACATTAGCAATAACAATCACCTCCTAGTAAAAATACTTTAATGTATATGTTTTATCAATCGTATGAACGCCACTTACACATCTCACTATCACTGTTCCACCAAAATTATTATTTGTCAAAGTAAAATTATTCCCATCCACTACAATAAACTCATAGTCGGAAATTTGCGCAGTACCTCCAACTATACTATAAGTAAATGTATCTGTTGTATCAACGCCATTATTTAATAATTTTGTATTGACTTCTAAAATTGAACTTAGTAAAATATCTTCTGTGTCTGGATTAAATTGAATAGAATAATTTTCAACCACACTTGTTGTAGCTGTTATCTGTACACTATCATTTACACCTGAATTGTCTGTAAGTGAAGCTGTTATATTAACAACACCATCAGTAATAGTTGTGAGTAATCCAGTCGAATCAACTGTAGCCACCGTTTCATTATCACTAGTCCACGTTATATCTTCTTCTACAACTTGGTCATTCTTTAAAACTTGTGCAGTTAATTGTAATGTGTTTCCAGTAACTATTTCACTATCAGATTGATCAATTGTAATAGTAAATACATCTCTGTTTTCATAATCAGCAATCCATCCAAAAGTTCCGTCACCTAAATCAACATACTTATCAGTGTCAAAGTTAATCTCAGATTGTTCAAGTTTAATATAGACTAAACCGTTTACAAACTGATTATATGCATTTTTTAAAGTATAACATTCATCCTTGCTCAATATAAATCTAGTTCCATCTTGATTAGTCAGCTCAGATGTGAAATCATTGTATTGAACTTCTATATATGCATCACCTGTTGTTACTTCTATATACTTATTTTCTGTCGTATCTTTTTCTGTTCTAGATGATATTCTATATACACATGGATAAGTTCTTATTGAACCTTGATTGTCTATGAAATTTAATTTTGTATTACATTTTCTTACAAACGCATCTTCAAATAAAAACTTGTCCTCAGTTAATGTCTCTATAAGATAAGTCTCATCAGTTCTTACTCTTTTTACATAGTATCCAACTTCAACTGAATCTTTTTCTAAGAAACATCTCTCTTGACCTTCTAACATTGTACTTCTGCTGTATTCTTTATTATAATTAAAGACTGCTCTGTCAGGCACTGATACGTTTGATCGGTTTGTTATCTCAACATCATCACCACGTTTAGATAGAGCTAACAAATGATATGTACTCAATGTTTCATCCCATATTTTATCAGATTGATATACAAATTGATTAATTGCATTTTCTTGGGAACTACCTACTTGGTAAGTTCCAGCCAGTTTTCGATATAATGTTAAATCTACCATTATACCACCCCACTATATGATTTGAGTGAACCTGTCAGTCTGTCTCTTGAATTATATGATTTTATCTCTTTTATATTTCTATCCTCAATATCTCTAAACATATCAACAAATGTCTTTCTATCATTTGCCGGAGAAAATATCCGAACTTCCTGCGTGGTAAAGTAAGAATTGTATATCTTAAGCTTCATAATATCTCTATATAGATGTTGTTGAACCATAAGATTCGTAAGCATCTGTATTTCTTTTTTCGTTAATTCAAAATTAAATTCATCTGTTGTTGTGTTGTAATCGTTAAAGTCCACTTCAGGTTCTGCATAAGTTTCTATCATAGAAATTGATTCTATCATATAGTTAAATGCGTTAGTCTCCATTAATTCTAGGACTTCTGCATCAGGTACGTTTGTATACCCGAAGAAGTCAGGGATTCTCCACAATCTTCAAGAAGAAAATATTATATACTTCATCAAACGTTGTGTTCATCTAGTATCCCTCCTCTCATCTTTAATATCGTCTCTTTTGATAATTTTAAAAAACTTTCCGTATATCCTTCAAAATAAGTATTTGGGTTGTACTTGAATTCTTTATTTATATCATGTAACTTATTCTCTATCATTATTGCATCATATAAATTGCAGTCTAATGACCATAACAATGTAACAGAGTAATTACTTCTTTTTTCTATTTGAGATCTTCTTTTATTTACGTTTTTTGACAACCCTATCTTGTAAAATTTTTCATTTTCATCTGCCATCTCAAGAATATATACCCCCGATTTCATGGCTTTATATTCTTTCTCATTTTTGTTCGCACGATACACAGAATAAAACCCATCTTTTTTAGCATCTGAACACTTTTTGCACCCAAATCCTTGTTTATGACTAGCAAAGTCTTGATGAAATACTTCATGTTCTTTACATATTATTGGATAAAGTGTGTGACTACTGCCTGTGTATTCAAACATACTGTAATCATATAAGTCGCCATGAATTTCCCTAGCCTCTGATATTAAGTACTGTGTCTTATTGAGTGCTGACTCAAATGTTGGCATAGCTTTTTTTGATTTCATGGAGTCGGGAGACATTGCACACTCTCCGTGATTAGTCATGAATTTTATCTTTTTCAATGCACCTTCATACTCACTTGTCAAATATAATATCCTGTCAAAACAACTCTTATTAATATCTCTTAACTCGCGCATGAAGTAGTCGGTTTTGTCAACTGCACTTTTTATGCCAATTTCATCTTTAAGATTTAGTAGTCTGTTTGGAGAAATAGCACATTCACCATATTTTGTTTCGAATCGAATATTCTTATATCCTGAAATATATTCACTGTTGAATCTTATTATTGATTCTGAAATTCTAGGATTTACATACTTTAATTTTTCTATAAAATAGCTGGTTTTATCTAAAGCTGAATTATTCGTCCATACAGCACCTTTTAGGAGATGTCCCGGATAAACCCAGACTAATCCATACCTACTTCTTGCTGTAATCTTTTGTTTGCAATTAATGTACTCTTCAACAAATACTAAATTATCATACGCATATTTATTTTTAATTCTCAACTCATCAAGGAATTCATGATGTGTTCTTTTTTTATTACTTTTATTCACTAGAACACACCCCCTTAATGTATGTTTTTATTATTTATTACTATCTTCCTCTTTTTTAGCTTCTTTTTTAATTTTATCTAATTCTTTCTTAAGCTTTTTATCGTAATCTTTCTTGAGTTTTGCTTGCATATCTGCTAAAGCACTTGCCATAGCTTCTTCCATAGCTTTTTCTCTTGTTTCTATTTCTACTTCAGCACTTGTTTTCTTAATAGAAATTGTAGTCTCTTTCCCCGGATTAGCGTAAACTTCATCTCTTCTCTTGTTAACAACAGTAAGCACTCTATTTGAAACGTCTTCATTTCCTAAATTTCTGAACGAAATAACAATACCTCTGAATAAATCAATTGTATTTAAGCTGTTAATTTTGACAACTTTTTCTAGTTTTTCTTTAGTTGGATGTTTTACTGTATCTAGTACGTCTTCAGCATAGAAAAATGTTCCTTCTTCTTTTTCAATACCAAGTTCTTCAAACAACTCTTCTTCATCATCTCTTAAGAATTCCAATCTTCCTGTTTTAAAAACATCAGACATTAAATTGATATATCTAATTTCATCTAAAGTCAATTTCTTAAATCTAGGCTCCAGAGAATTCAAATTTCCTGCATCAATATATAAAGGCTTTTTAATGTCCTCTGTTGGTAAACTGATAAAATTATAAAAATTATTTACGATATATTTTTCTTTCATACTTTTCTCTCCCTTCTAATTTGGAAAATAAGGACTGCCAAAAGACAGTCCATTACTTTTTATGCAGTAATTGTTAATTTAAAAACTTTTTCTGGATAAGTGATCGCATAAGTAAACTCAAATCCAGTAAACTTAAGTTCAATAACTTCGTTGTTGATATCTTCAGCAGATAAAACTCTCAATTGACCCTTGAGTGCTCTCTCGCCGATTTGACCAGCGATACCATAAACTCTGTCTGGATTGATTAATTTATCGCCATTACCAGTTTCTCTAGAAGCCGCAATTTCGTTAATCTTTAATTGTCTATAAGTAGCTAAAATACCAGTAGTATTAATTTCATCTCTCATAGGGTCTGAAAGTAAAGTCGCACCCGGTAATTCACTAATCTCAAACGCTCTGTCAGAGTTAGACAAAGTCATTGGAGTACCAGAAACTAATTCAGATCTAACATATTTAGCCATCTTGTCCATAGTTGTTTTGTCAGGTGCGCCAGATGCTGTAGCTGTTTGATCTGCGCCAGTGATTGTAGCGTCTATTGTATCAAACATATAGAAAAACATTCTATTTCTAAACTCATTAATAGCCCATTCAGTCATTAAAGCAACTGACTTAAATCCACCTTTTCTTAAGTCCATCATCTTTAATTCAGTTTCAATTTGTAAATGCTTAGTAACTGGAACGATTTTCTCAAAGTCAACATAAGACTTATCTACATTACCATTTTTAGCTGATTCGTAAGCTTGTAATGTATTCTTTGGAGCTTTATCGATAGTCCAGTCGTCAAATTCACCAATAGATGGATTTTCCATAAAGAACATATTTAATAAATCCATTGGAGCATCATAAACTTCCGGCTGGATTACTTTTTGTAAATAAGCAGATAATTCTCTTGATGATCTCTTACCTTCACCAATTTCTTTTGCCCATACGTCAACTGCTTCTGAAATTTGTGTATCTTCTTCTGAAAATGTAACTCTCTTACCTTTTTCGCTTGCGTTAACCTTTTGCGCCCACTCAAGCATTCTTCCGTCTTTTTTCATAACTTCTGATAATTCAAACATATATACTTCCTCCTATATTCTATATTTATTACGCAAATGGCGTTTCAGTGATTTCAAATACTAATAAAGTATTTCCTGCATCATCATATGCAATATCAGTTGCAACAAATGGTGAAGTACCTGTATGTTTTGCTAATTTACCATCAGTGCCTACTTCTAATGGGTCACCTACTGCGATACCAGTAGCGATAAATTGATCAGTACCATATTTTTCGCCAACTTGTAAAAGTTCTAAAGTAACTCTGTCGCCTAATGCGATATCATTTAATCTAGCATCGTAATCTGATACATTGTTCTCTACTGACAATAATCCAGTGTATTCTGGATCGAAATCTACGATAAATACATTAACTGCTGTTGCAGATGCTGGTAAGTTTACAGTACTGTCAGAGTAATCTTTTACTACCAACATACCTTTAACCATTGCTTCACCAGCAGTAAACATTGCGTTCTTTGTTTTTCCAAAGTTTGATTGTAATCTTCTATACATATCTTATTCCTCCTATAAATTTAAAAAATCAGTCATAGCATCTTTTGAAACTTTTGTATCTTCTGAGAAGTCTTTTCTAGTATTTTTCTCTTTAGATTGTGAAGTTTCAACATCCTTCTTTTCTTCTGCGTCAAGCTTTTCTAAGATTCTTTCTGCTCTGAATACTTTTAAAGCATCTTCATTGCATTCTGAAATCATAGTTTTCAACTCTTCGCTTGTTTCTAATTCTTCTTTTGTTACATAATCGCCCTTAGTCACCATTTCTGTCAACTCAGCAATTTTAACCTGTTTTTCAGTCTCAGCTTTTTCAGCTTCAATAACTTCAATTTTCTCTTTGTAAGGCTTTAATTCTTCAACTTGAGAAGTTAGAGTTTCTAAACTTTCAGTAGCTTTAACTAATTTTTCCTCTGCATCTGATTTCTCAGTTTTAAGAGTTTCCATCTCTTCTTTTAATTGTGCGATCTCAGCATCCTTACCAGCTTCTTCATATTCTTTAAGCTTCTGGTTAGCCTCAGCAAGATCAAGTTCTAGTTGCTTTAATCTTTCTTCCATGTCTGTGCTCCTTCCATTACTCTCAGATTCGCTAGTTTGATTCTGAGATTGGTTATCACTATTGTTTTTATAATCATCCTCATCATCGTTATGATGGGTTGAGTTAAAGTTTTTTGTATCCAAGTCAAACTTTTCATAAAGTTTTCTTAATTTTCTATTTACCTCTGGATTATTTTCAGTATTTGGATTTCTTAAAAATGCCAATGCTGATTGTATTCCATTGATATTATATACAGCTCTATCTCCAATTATTTGACCTACTGGATAAGATAATTTTTGACTAGGTGCATCTTCCCAGCTTTCTTCTACATCTAAATAAATAAAATCCACTAAAGATTTATAATTTTTTGCTTTTAATGCTTTATTCCTTAGATCAGTTTTATTAACGTCACCCCAAGAAGAGTTGCTTGCAGAATCTACGGATCTATCAATCTCTATTGAGTTTCCAGTACCATAATCTTCTTTTCTTGTAGTTTGTGAAAAGTCTTTTTCAAGTGCCTCGGATAATATTCTATTTGCATCTTCATCTTGAGATGTATGAATTATTCTGCTATTCTCCCCATATGCTGGTTGAACCCCAATTATTGTATTTGCCGTCATAGTCCATGAAGAATAAGATCTTGGATTATCAATTCCTAAAGATTCAGCTAGTCCTCCATCATCAGTAAAGTCATTGCCAAATAATTCCCAGCTTGTTCCAAGCCTTCCTTCTGAATATAATTTTACTATAGCTTCTGCATAGGAAGGATATTCATCAATCCAAATAATTGCTTGACCAAACATACATGGCAAAATTGCCTTTTCTCTGCTTCCATGCAACAACTGAACTTCCACATCCTGTATAAAAGCATTATAGTGAGTTCCAATCGTTTCAGTGTTGAACCTCAATCTTCCTTCTTCGTCTTCATATGCTTCATGGCTTCCAAATCTCTCATTTCCAAAAAAATCTTTTCTTAATTTTCCTTTTATTGGTCTGTTAATAAGAGTTCTTACAGACTCATCTGCTTTTTCTGAGTTTGTCAACATTACTCCATTTAAGTTATAGTTATTTAGAAATCCCATATTAGCTGTCACATATAGACATAAACCATCTTCAGACTGTGATACTTCTACATTATTGCCAGAGGCTACTATAATATTATTGTCTTTCATATTGCCTCCTATCCAAATTCCATTCTTCTGTTGTTGCTAGATACTTCCATTTTTATAACATATGGCGATATATCTAAAAGTTTACCATTATTTGAAACTTCTATAGTGTATTTAACTCCTTCTATTACTACCAAGTAAGAATATGAGTTTTTATTTTCTGCTAATAATTTAAACATCTGTCTCACCTTCTTTTCTAATTTCATCATTTGTTTGTTGCTGAGGGGTTTTCGACTGTTTATCTTTATTATCCGTACCATCATTACCTTCATACACATAATCTTCCTCGCCTTTTGCAGAGAAAGTAAATGCTGTTTGTCTAGCGTAGAATACTTCCTTATCTAAGTTTTCTTCGTTCTCAGATTCTCTTTTTTCTTTCTCTGATTCATAATCCATGCCCATTAATTCATACGTAGATCTATATGATGCACCGTATTTATTAAATAAACTATCTGCAAGTTGCATCCTAATACTCAAGTTCATGATTTCAGAGTCGAGAACCTCGATTGTAGGCGCATATTCAATTGGCAACCCAGCTTCATTCAGAATATATTTATACCACTTATTTATATTGTTTGATAATTGTTTTGCTATCTTATCAATTTCTTTCATTAGTTCATTAAGTGACATTTGAGCTGTAGCTGTACCAGTTTTTGAATCTCCATTTAAGAAAGTTATTCCTAATGCAGACAGAACTTTACTTCTATAATAATTAAGTGCATTTGAATGCTCTGACGATTGTTTTGGCTCAACATATTTTACATCTTCAACCCAAGGTGCTCCTGTGTAAACTACAATCTCACCCTTCCAAGCTTTAACAAATTCATTGTGAGAATATATAGATGGAGATAAATCTATATCTTCACCATTTTCTCCTAATAATTTATCTGATATTCTCTGGAATATAATCTTCTTTCCTCTAGCTTTTGAGTCCATTGTATCACTTTTCTCTTGTACTTCTAGTTTAAGTGCTGGATTTAATGCTTTGAAAATTGGAGACACTCCATATCTTTTTCCGCGATTGTTTGTTCTTATTACAGCGGTTAAGTCAGTGTTTAATGTAACTGTTGGCTTTCTTTCCAGATAAGCTCTATAAATTTCAGTTGAAAAATTTTCTCTTATTTCATCTTCCATATCAGGAAACATTCTAAGATCGAAAGTCGTTAGTGAATTCGTTGAAAATGGACTAATTAATGTTTGTCCGGTCATCCTACCTAGCAAATCTGGCAAACTAAATACTACAACTGGTTCATTATTTACCTTATAAGATGAATACTGAACCATTCCTAGTGGATATCTATCTACTTGATATGTACCGTATTTTGTTTTTCTTAGATATAACATTCTATTTCCGTTTGCATATGCATATGGTATAGTCTCTATGATTAATTCTTCCAACTCAATTTGCTTGTTGAATTCATCTATTATATCTTTTACTTTCTTTAGTTTTATTTCTTTATTTCTACCTTCTACTTTTGGATAGGATAGCTGGAAATCTGCATTTGTATTTGCTTCTATGATTTCATATACCCTACCTATGATATCATCTTTGTTTAGATAAAGGTCAATATAACTATTAATTTGCTGGACTTTTTCGATATTGTCCTGTGGTAAAAACGCGAGTTCTTCTATCTTGGCTTCAGTTAAAGATGTCTTCATAAAAGCTCGTTCATCTACTTGTTGAGAATATGTTTTCTCGCTTCCAGCATAAGATGACATTGCTTTCTTTAGCAGATCTTGTGTAAAGTCTTTCGTACTTGTTACAACTAAAGCTTCATCAGATTCTCCTTCATCAACAACTTCAACAATGAATTCTTCATTCTCATTTACCGTAGTCTTCTTTGTCATTTCTACCTCCTTTCTTTAGAGTGATATCGATGTAACACATGATTGTGCGTTGTTTATGTTGAATTTTTTCTTTGATCTTGATTTTGATAATTCATCTTTTCTTCTTATTTCAGCCAATCTCTTAGCCAACATTATGAGACAGTAGAATCTATCATCGTGTATACGTCTAACTTTATTTTTCGGCAATTCATATTTAGGGTTATCTCTAGTTCCTAGTTTATGAATTGATGTCATTTCTGTTTTTAGTATATCTATATTCGCCAAAGCAAGTTCTTCTTCTTGTGTTAGCTCTATTCTTTTAACTTCGCCATCTATCTCATCAAATATATGACCTTTGTGATCATATTCTTGAGGAAACTCAATCAAATTCATTCTCATTAGCTCAAATAAGTCTTCACACATACTCCTTTTATATTTAGATGGACTAACTGCATCGACGTTATCCCACGCATTAGGATGATTTCTTTTCTCAGTTTCCCATCTTGGATGAGTGGAGTCAATAAATCCCTTATGTTTTATTCCATCATCATCATACCAGTCAGCAAGCATCAAGTCTAAGAAAACCTGCATACCAGCGTGACCAATATCAACCATTAGACGATCAATTTTTTCATAGTCTTTTTCATCTATATTATAATCTAGTATCGTTTGTTTTAGTCTCTTCATCTGTACTTCTGAGTTTAATTGTATATTACCTTTTTTCTCCGTGTCATTCAAATTGATACAGTTAACTATTCTTCCGTAATACCCTCTCATTTCATCATAAAGAATTTGCATAACCATTATGATTGAATTATCACTTTGTAGTGCAGAATCCATTGCAATTATGAACCGTTCCCCTTTTGAGTTTGAGAATAACATTGGTCTAACAAACTTCTCAGCCTTTCTTACTTGACTAAGTTTTATCATTTGTTCTATTCCGCCTGATTTTTGAAATTTATTGAAGTACTCGCGCATGGCTTTATCATAGTTCATTTTAAGCATATCGTCTATTTCACCTTGTTCAAGTAGTGGCGGTGCTGGCTTGCTATCAACCATAGGCGCTAATGGTACATCACATGGTATATCAAATACAGCATAATTGCTATCTCCTGCTATCATCTTTATTGCATACTCCTTGTAGGTTCTTGCAAACTTATGATCAACTTCCGATGCTGATGAAGAAAATATTATTTGAGATGGAACTTGTTTTCTGAGTAACTCTTGGTCAAAGCTTTCTTCTGTTGATAATTTGAAGTCAGTCTTTTGTGATATAAATGGAATTACAACGTTTATCAGTTCTTCGTCCGTAAACCCCGCCTCATCAATGAGGACAAGTTGGCTTCTTTTACCCCTGACGTTATCTGGAACTGAGTTTAATGTATAAATAGTTGAATTGTTAATAAGACCTACCTTATGTGATCCCTTATCATGTACAAATCCATCAGAATTCGATGACGATACAACCTCTGTCATAAAAATATCCTTCAAAGAAGGTATTGATTCTATTCTTTGTTTGGCAATATCTTCCAACTTGAGGAAGCTCTCAATTGCCTGATTACCTTTACTTGAAACCAAGTATATAGAAAGGTTTGGATACAACAACATTTTGAGCATTGCTATAACATCCAATAGGAAACTTTTCCCAAAGTTACGAGTACACGCCCATACATTGTATTTCGTGTTCCAAGTTTTTTGCAAAATTAATTTCTGTGAATCCATTAATCTAATACCTAGCAACAACTCACACGCTATTACAGGATTTCTTCTGAGAAACTTTATGAACTTTGCATTGCCTTTGTATACTATTCTTTTTCTTTCTGTTAGAAAAACTTTCTTTTTTGATGATTGGTTTACAAATTTATTAGCTTGTGGATGCATCAACATCACCAACCTTATAGTCTATCTTATTATTTGTTAGGATAACTTTTAGTTTCCTGTTTTCTTCTTCTAATTTATTTTTTTCTTTTTCAAGTGATTCAACTAACTTTCTACTATGACTTAACATTTCTTGCAAATCATTATCATTAAATAACCCTTGGTCAAATATAGCTTTCATCGACATCTTTTGCACTCTTTCCATGCCGATTGAGCCAACTTGATCATAATAATCTACTTCTATCTCGTCTAAATCTAAGTCTCTGTAGTATAACATCATACCCGTCAAAGTAGACCGCTTCTTTCCTTCTCCACCCTTTTTTGCGATTCCATTTTCTTTTGCTATTGAAGTTGTAGCGCTTGATAAATTCTTTATGTTGTTTATCAAATTTCTAATTTTATCGTCATTTTTATGTGCCTCTGTTACATCTGTTGCTAACCTTGACAACATTTGATTTAGCTTGGATATAGTATTGTTATTTAAAACAACTTGTACTATCTGGCTAACCAAAAATGGATTCTCTTGAACATCCTCATCTATATGCTCTAGAAGTTCTGGATACAATAGTTTTTGATCAGAAACTGGCAAATCAACAAAAGGATCTCTTCCTATTGCTTCAACTACCTCTTTTTTAGCCTGTCTCTCTTCTTTGCTTAATTTTAGCTTTCCAGATTCAACCTCTCTCTGTTCTTTTACTTCAGCAGTGGTTGAGTCAAATGGATCGCTATCTTTAAAACTCATGCCTTGGTATTGCTTCAAGCTATTTATCTTTTGAAAGTATGTTTTGAATGTAGAGTTTTTACTACTAATAGCCATGTCTACAGCAGATAGTGCAAATACGGCATTAACCTCTCTGCACAACATATAGAATGATAACTTTACGTCTCCATTGTTAACTATCATATAGTCATTAAAATATCTCTCTAGACACTTCTTACATACTGAGATTAGACCCACTCCACTATACATTCTTGATTGTGACATATAAAAATTGTTTTCTTTAATACTAAGCGATTTACCACAGTCTGTACAAGTGTATTCATTCTCACCTTGTACTTTGTAATTATATTTTTCGAGTGTAGCTTTTGATGCTTTTATTTCTCTTTTAATATCTGTGGCAGTTTTTCTACCTCGTTTTGGTATATTATAGCCTTGCTCAGAAAGAAAATCTAAAGCTTCTGCTATTTGTTTGTCTGCTTGTTTTTCTTTAGCTGTTGCCATATTCTCTCCCTTCTAGTTTTAACTTCTTAATCTTTTCTTCGTAGTTTATACTATGGTATTTTCCGCAATATTCTATAAATTGTTCTTTTGTATTTTTGTATGTTCCATATAAATTATGAAAAGACCCCTTTTCTGATGGATTATGGTGATTGTCACATAGCGTAATTCCGTTATTCACAGAAAATGCCAGACTAGAATTTATAGACATCCCTTCTAAATGATGTGCCCTGATATCTATTTGTGAACCACAGATGAAACATTTATTATGGTATTTTTTGTGTACAGAATCCTTCCACTCCCTGTATAGTTTCGTGCTTCGTGGATATTTATAATCCTCGACTTTTTCTCCTGTATAGAATTCAGCCTTACACTCCATAGAACAAAAATTATTCCCATTCTTATTTATATGACTCTCTTTTCTGTGCTCCACTTTTCCACAATTTGTGCAGGTGTAATTGGTATCTTTCCATTCGTGATTATTAGATCCTGTATGGTCTAGCAACTCAAAATAGTTATCCACTCCATAATTTTGATTCATCTTGGCTTTATATGCTTCTTTAAAATAATCAGTCTTACTTATGTTAGTTTCTCCATATTTTTTTAACACTGACATTTCAAGTTTTTTATTTTTGCAGTCAATATCATTACAACAATCCATAGGAGTTATCTTCCTTTGCTGTAGATATTCTCCGAACATTTTACTGTTTATTTCTCCGCAAAAATCACATTTATATTTTATGTAATTTTTATTTGTTTTTGATGTATCTTCGATTGATGTATAAAAGATATCTCCCATCTTGGTATATTCATATCCAAGTTCAACAAATTTTTTCTTATTTCTGCTATTCCACTTTGTTTCTACTGTTTTACTAACTAACATTAAATACCTCCCGATATTATATCCATTGTATAAAATGTGGGAAAGTTAGATGGATGGTCTAACTTTATCAGGTTGCACTCCCTATCCCACATTAATTTATATCCTAAAATAAGCCTATCACACTAAGAAAGCTAAATCGAGGGAGAGGTCGATATTAAGCTCTCCATATTGTCCGTGATAGACTTGTTCTAAAATATAAATAAAGTAGGGAAATTAATCCCTACCCGTTTAAATAATCTCATCTACTAAACCATACTCAAGCATTTCATCAGCAGTTAAATACCACTCGAATCTTTTGTGCTTATCCAATACATCGCTTGGAATATTGCTATGGTCTAAAATATATTGATTCATTTTCTCATTGTATTTCTTATAAAACTCATATGTATCTTCTACGTCATTACTATTTCCACCTAATCTAGTACTACCTTGATGAATTAAGCCTGTACTAAATGGATAACACACCCTCTTAACATTAGGATTACTGAATCCAGACATTAAGATATATCCTCCCATTGAATAAGCATATGAGAGTAATACTACCTTTGTAGGAGTTTTTAATCTCTCAATAGCCTCACATAGGGTCATTCCCGTAAAGATAGAACCGCCCGGTGAATTCAAGTAGATAGTAATTTCTTCTACATTAGGATCAGCATCCAATTGCATTAATGGCATAATGAAGTATTCAATAGTTAAATCATCAATTTCACCACTAATTAACAGATTTCCCTCATCTAAATTTTTAAAGTATTGATACATAACCGGATTAGCCGATTCTTTCAATTGTGACACAAGCTCATTGATATCCAATGTCCCAGTATTTCTAGTAAAATTATTCATAGTGTCTCTCCCTTCTTGTGTCTAAATATGTTGTAGATTTACTTCAAATGGCAATACATCACCGTTATCTCTAAATACAATTATTAACTGAGATGCATCTGCTGTTGATTTAACCTTATTTTTACCATATGAATTTGAGCCTTGGAGCGTTCCTCCATAGATTTCCATTTCATTTCTATTCTTATGAATTACTCTACCGTGATGTAAGTGACCAAATACTAAAATATCATAAGAGTCATCATCGACTCCGTTGTACTTCTCAATTTTTCTCTCATCATTCTTAGCATCGTTGTGACCATGTTGATATCTGATTCTATTTCCATAGATTTCATCAACTTGATGCTCGTAATCTTCCGGTTGGTCAGCAAATTCTAATAAATGAAGTTCTTTTCCGTATAGCTCTATTCCTCTAGTTACACTATTCTTCATATTTTGAATAATAACATACATTGCAGTGTTGTTTTCTACCGCATCATGTTTAGATCCAGTGATCCGATCATGGTTTCCATATATTCCACCTAGTCTAACTTTAAATCCGTTTTTCATAAGTCTGATTACAAGTCTCCACGTAAGGTTTTCACCTTCAACCAATTGCTTGTCTGTAGCAAACTCACAATTCCACTTTTGTTGATTTCTCATGTCGAAATGTTCTATGATATCACCAAGGTGTGTAATATCAATCATCTTAGCGTTAAACATTTTAGCATATTCCATCAATTTATCCGCATAATAATCTATTTTCTCTTCAGCTTTCTTATGATTATGGTAATTATATTCTTCATCAATTAATACACCAGTATGCCAGTCCGCTGGACAACCTTTAATAACAGATTCTCCTACAATTTCTTCGTAAGGAATGTCGAATAATTCTTCTGGTATGACAAATTCAAGGTTCTCTTTTATAACTAAAGAGTATTGTTCTGCAAATAATAAAACCGGAGTAACTTCCCTATAAAGCCTAGCCAATTCCAATCTTTCTAGTTGCATATCTCTTTTCTTGATCCCATATTCTCCAACCATTTCTTGCATTTTTTCAAGATGAGTTTTTGGAATAAGAGAATCTAGTCCTCTTACACTATAATCATCTCTAACACATTTTAAACCTTCTTCATATCCTCTGTCAAATGCTTTAATCCTTATCCTTGCTGATTTTCTGTGAGCAGATTCGTCTTTAACTTCTTTTTCATCAACGTTCTGATTGATTATATAGCCCATTACATCATTTGTATGACCAAGTGCTCCTTGCATCCTATACATTCTATCACAGTAATCCTCGTAGGACTCATTAGGCTTTTTCTTTGTATCCAAATTACTCAATATTGCTCTCCCTTCAATATTATGTTACATCCTATAATTTTATACTCTGTCCAATCCTTGGAGCATATGTATTTAAATTTTGCTTGTATTTATTTTGAAATAGCTCACACATTGATTCTGTTCTATCTTTATCACCGTGTACAGCTATTACTGTTTTTAACTTTTTCTTTTCAGCGGTCTCTAGTGTTTCAACGATTTCTTTACCACTTGCATGACTTGACATACCAGTTAGATTTTCAACTCTCGCTCTAATGGCTACAGTTTTCTTTTCACCATCTATATTAGAAGTAATCGTTTTCTGTTTGCCTTCAATTAACTTCCTACCTGTAGTTCCTTCTGCACAATATCCAACAAATACAATAGTATTCTTTCTAGACTTGACTATCTCAGAAACTAAGTAAGAATTGATGCCTTTATCAGCCATTCCCGAACTGGAAATCCATACTTTAGGTTCACTTCTTCTAGATACTGCCATAACATCTTTAAATTCGGATAATTGTGATATCTTACCCCACTCAAATAAATCCATTTCATCTTTCCACTTTTCGTCATAGAAATCACTGTCTGAACCGAGTGTGTTGTGACACTTATTCATTAGCGGACTAGCCATATAAATCTGAATAGGATTTAGCTCTGGATATTTCTCATAGGTTTTCTTTAAGTAGTAAGCCAGATTCGTGCTTCTCGCCATTGCAAAAGAAGGAATTAGTAAATCGCCTTTCTTCTCTATACAAGTAGATTTTATTAGTCTATGCAAATCTTCTACAATTACATCTTCTGTTCTTTGTTCTATATGTACATGAGAGTAGGTTGATTCAGTTATTAAATGATTAATTTTCATACCTTTGATTGATGGCTTCATTGTAAATGGAATTTCTCTATTGCATGATGTGTCACCAGTATATAATATTGTCTGCTTTTCATATCCATCTTGTACTTCTAAATAAATCATAGAACTCCCACTAATATGACCAGATGCCATAAATTTAAATTTTATATTGTCATTTATAACTATCCATTTTTCATAGCCGTAAGCTCTAACTCTTGATAAGAAATAATCTCTACTTCTCATATTCATATACGGAGTTATATTTCCTTTTTTAACAGATTTACTCAAATACTCGACAGTTTTATCATGTATCTTAATTCCATCTTCTGTTATATGCTCACACAACTTCAATGTCATATCTGTCATATAAATATTTCCATCAAAATCCAATCTTTGTACTTGACACAAGTTCATTATATGGTCAAGGTGCCCATGTGAAGCAATAATATGATCAATTTCAGACATATCTGAATCGCACCTATTCATATCGAACAATTGCTTTGTTGAAAATTTGCCGTCTTGAATTGCTCCCATATCTAACAATATACTAGTCAATTTATTGTTTACTTTTATTTCTAACAAGTGAGCCGATCCAGTTACATTACCAGAACCGGCTCCCAAGCATTTATATTTTATATTTATATTACTTTTGCCCATCAATTCTCCTCTCCTAAGAATATGTAGCTATACTGCCTCCGGTCTAATTCCATTTGGGTACTTATTTAAATGTTCTATAATCCAATCATCCTCGTTTAAGCGATTATTAATCTTATATAGATATTTATAATTCCATTCTCTACGACCTTTTAGCATTTCTTTTAGTATTTTATATTTCAGATTATTTCTCTTGCAGAACTTGTAAAGGTCTACATTTAATCTTTTAATTTGATAGTTTATATCTTGTAACTCAATTTCATCTACTTTGTGCTCGCAATATGGACATTCACCATTATACTTATTTTTGCATTCAAATAAACAGTTATTACATTGTAGATTAAACATATCATCATCTCCCTCTTATGGAAATAGTTGTATTTATAGAGAGGGGCATTCTCAGCCCCATTTCTATATCTTGTGGGAACTTACAATTCACTTTGTATATCTTGTGTTATTCCTTATCGGCATTTATCTTTTTTTACTAAAGGTTTACACTATTGAAGAATATAGCAATTGCAATGGTTGTAAGGGTTAAGTAGTTTTATACAAGAACCATAAAACTGATGAAAGCGTTGAAAATACTACGTTCCATAGCTACTTCACAAAATTAGTGATTTTCTATGCTTATTCATGCTTTTTCTCTGAAGTTCCAGTTGTATTTTTTCTTTACAACGATCGCAATATAATTGATTATGTGCTTTTTTTACAACTCTTTCGCCACACCTGTTACAACATATTGTTTTATCTAATCCTTTTTTGATCATATTCACCTTTAAATTTTGTAAGATTATATCTCCAAAGCATGACCATAGTGTATTCTTGTATTTTGCTTTATTACCAAAGGTATACGCTACCAATACGTCAACGACCTCATGTTTGTCATCTCTCATATCCAATAATGTATCTCTTACCTCATTATATATGTAATACATATGGCTATTGTCATCATCTGAACTTCTATTAGAATAATGTCCAACTTTTATATTTAGTTCTTTATATACTTGGGTTATTTCATCATCCAACTTTATACCCTTGTTTTTCATAAGCATCGTATAATCAAATGTTGGTAGATTGTTTCTTTTGAAAGTAAGCCTATCCGATGGTATCTTTCCCTCTATTTTGCCCATTATACTATCTGTATTTATTGGCTCAACATTCGATTCGGGTTTATCCTTTGCATACATGAAGAAGTGTGGCACTTTAGACTTCGTGTATCTCGATATTAAATTATTCTCATTCTCAGGTCTTTCTATGAAAAATAATGTTTTTGCGGAATCTATTGAAAAGTTACTTTCTAAGCACAATAGTTTTACTACATCCAAGTTAGGATCATCACTATTCCATACTTTCGTTATATTATTGCTATATAGACCTATGCTTGTATTCCTATAAGCTAATGATAATCCTTCGTATATTGTTTTATTGTTTAACTGTTGAGATGGTGCTTTTTTCATATTATAATACAATGGAACTATATCAACCATATTTCTCTCAGCAACTTTTGTTATAGTTGGTTCTGCACAAACTAGGCTTTGATCTCCATCAACGTCATACATGAGCAATAAGCTAGCCAAACAATGAGAACTCATATATATAGCATTGGTTGGTAGCCATTTGTTTATTTCTGTATTAAAAGTATTTTCACCTATGAAGTGTTCCCTATATAAAGATGGGCTTCTAAGTACATCTAATTTTTTTGCTCTTTTATACAATTTACAACTAACTTGATTTCCACTTAATAATCCATTCGGATGTTCTATATCTAAAAATAGCCATTCTGCAAATGCATATATATCCGGACAAATAAAAGTGTACTTCCCGTCTATATATAATTTTCCTCCTCTTGCATCTTTTACTAGGCTTTTTTTAATAGCCTTTAAAACTTCTCTGCTATGAGGATCTTGCAGTAATTCTGGGTATAAATTTAAAGCTTCTTGATAACTATTTTTTCTGTGATAATTATTATCGGATTTTAAAACCTTTAACATTACACCAACATCTTCACCCATATTAGTAATTTTCTTTACAGTCGGCTCTACCATTGAGTCTATCTCAGAATCATTTACATCCGTAAGTGTTTGTAGCATTTGATAATTTATTTTAGCAGTCGGTGGATTTTTAACCTCCTCGTTGCAATAAGATGCATGACAATTATATAACTTGTAATTCTCCTTGTATTGATCCCAACTGTCATAATATTTCCACATTTTGAATTGAGACTTGGTAAATATTGCAGTGATTCCGTCTTCTATTATGTCATACTCCTTGCCATATATGTCTTTAACGTATCTTGCATTGGGATATTGTTTTAAGAATTTATTTATAAATCTTATGTACGGAAACGGAGTCATCAAACCCTTAATCCAAGGAAGTCTTACCATTCTATTTTTATCAGATAAGTAAATTCCTATGCCGTCGGTATGTGGTATCGGTATTTTCATTTCTTTTTTTGATTCTATCTTATACGTTTCATAATCTATGAAATCGACTAATCCTTTTACATTAGTCTCAAAGTCATCAACTACTATAGCGTTATCAATATTAAAATCTTCCCATACATCAGTTGCACTATTGTTTAAAGCCAAGTATGCTAAGTATTTATTAGTATTAACTCCGCCTCTTTCATTTATTATATCCTCTGTTAATCCACACGTTAATGTTAATTTATGTTTGTCATAAACACTTTTTTTAATGGCTACAAATTTTTTAAGCCTAATCTGACCAGCGGATGCGGTATATGCGATGTATTCTTCGCCATTCCAAGTAAACCCTCTTTCCCATATTGATTCCGCTATTTGAAAATAGTATGTTTGTATCACTATAATGTCTTCTGTTACTTCGCCTATTTCACATCCTGTTACTCTGGTAGTAGTTGAATCAAAAGATGATATAATATCGCTTTTTTTGATTTTTTTTGTATTCATTTTTCTTCTTTTTTTATTATTATCAAGCTTGTTTATTAATTTATTTTTATAAATCTTTATAATTTGATTTAATTCAGAAACTCTAGCCCGGTATATTTCATTATTTAATTCGATATTTTCAATATCTTCTTCTGATAATTTAGCCCTCGCTCTTTTGCTTAGATTTTTTATGATTATTATTTTTTCAACCCAATATTTTTTTGTTATTCTAAGTTTGTTTAATTTGATATTTATCTTTTCTTCTTTTTTATTATAAAAATAGTCTGTCCCAACACCATATAGATGTATTTGTTTATTTAACGCCAAATTATCTACCTCCTAATCTCGAAAATGTTCCATTTTAGATTGCTTCTCTTCTTCTGGTAAATGTATATAGTCTTTGTGATACATCCCTCTCTCACTCATCCCTACTCCTCTACTTTACTTCCGCAATTCAAGCATTTTCCGCCTCTACTTTCTGGAATCCTTCCACATTTAGGACAAATAATCACTCTGCTTTTGTATCCCGTCCATTCTTCCTCATTCGGTGTTCTTGTCCATTTAGTCATATTTCTTTTATCGCCCATCTATTTATTCTCCTTTACTGTCTACTACATTCGTATTTACGTCTTATAGGTATGATAATACCAAATTTACATTATCTTTTATTCTAGCTTACACAGAGCTATTTTCACTAGAGTTTGAAATATTCTGGAACAACCTTAACCCACGATTCCTCATAATCTCCAACTGTTCTTCACTCATATTAGCTTTTCTTTGCTCTCTAATCTCTTTTCTTCTAGGATGATTCTTTATACTCTCCGGAGGAATGTTTGATCCATTGGTTGAAACCATCATAATTTTAGCCATCTCACGTATGTACTCTTCTTTAAAATATAAATCCATACCGTCATCATATTCTACTATTTTATATAAGTGCACTTTTTCAATTGACTTTGCATACAATCTTGCGCCAGTTGTCTTATTTGGTACGTATGCTACCAATATATTTTCATTATATCTATATATCTTTCCGCCATTTTCCTTCATAGCTTTTGGTACTCTTAAAAATGTTTGACCATTAATTAAGTGATCTCCTGTAATAATATCTCTCTCTATGTCTACTCTGTATTGTCCGACATATTTCTTCATATTCCCTCCTATTCATATTCTCGTTTATGTTTACTTAACTTTTCAATCAAACTTACCATTTCATCAGCCATATATTCTTCAGCTAACTCTTGCAATTCTCCTAAAGTAATCATTTTCTTGTCAATATCATCCAATGATTCCAACATCTGTATAAAAACATATTTATCTCTATCACTTCTTCCTTCGAACATTTTCTTAATGCTACCTTTATTATATAGTAGTCTATATTCTTCCGGAATATAAGTTCTTTCTTGATGTCTCACAATCCCTCTAATTCGATTTCTGTCCATATTTCCTCCTCTCGTATTCTTCTAACTTTAGTATACCACACTAGATAACTCATTACAAGCATTATTTGTGAAATATTTAACTTTTTTCATATTTTATTTTTGTGTTTCCAAACTTAATATAATTGTAACACCATAAAACACCAATGTCAAGGAAAAATAATTAAAAAATATAGATTTTAATGTTGACAAGTGCTTTCTATTATAGTATTATATAGGTATAGGACGAAACTTATCGAAAGGAGATTTAAATGACGAGTTATTATATTTATAAAAAGGAAGATTTTGAAAAAATGAACGTAGAATTATCAAGAGTACATTGCTTATTGACTGAATTATCTTTTAAAAAGGAATATATTGACGAATTAATGCAGTTCTTGACCGACAACTTAAAATGTGATTATTCATATCTTATGGCAGAAATGAGGAGTGGTTGGAAGCCTGTGTTATTTGCCAATGAATATATTGATGATTTCATCAGTTTATATAATGTTACAAATAATGATGTTTATATTATTATTGATGAATATGGTAAAAAGTATACATACAATAATTTCTTATCAATTATATCAGAAAGATATCGAGATAAGAATAGTAAACATGACGATTTCAATAGAATTTGTGGCTATGGAATGGAATGGGGTTGTTAATATGGCAAGAAAAAGACAGCGTTGTCTAAATATATCATGCTTTCATTGCCAACATGACAACTGTTCATTAAGAAATCATGATGACGAAATTGTATTACATGAACAAAATAGCTATTCTATAGAAGATTGGAGAGATAGTTGTATTAAATGTGACAAGTATATTAATTTACAAGGCTATTTTGATGACAATATACAAGATCACATAATAAAATTAAAGAAAGTATGGGTTAAAAATAATCTAGATAGTGAAAATTACAAATATTTCCAAGAAGTAGAGGAGTTTATGAAGTCAGATAAGTATAAAGAAAGGAGTAAACATGGTTAAATGGTATGATTATTGCAGAATTTTAAAAATGTGTAGGAATACTTGTAAAATAGGCGTATTACTAGATAAAATACAAACAAGTTACACTATGGAAAACGATAAATTCAATAGTTACAAGAAATTATATAGTAATTTATATGATTCAAACTTAAAATATGGTATAAGTGTAGAAATAGACGATTCTGAGATTAATATTTTTATTGATGAAATTTTAGTATTTGAGTGTGATACATCATTTAATGAGTGGCAATTCATTCACTCTAAGCCAAAAAGTGTTGAATTGGAAGTGATATCCATTATCAAGGAATATAATAAATTATATAAAAATTTAAAAAGAAGAATGAAACAAGTAAAATCAGATCATGATTATGAAACTGATACACTAAATAGTAGATATAGAGTCAATCATGAATAGTAAATATGAGCCAAATATCATTAATTTATCTTACGAAGTATTTACAACTGATTGCGAAGGTGTTCCAGAAAGACACAAAATGGAAAAAGATTGTATTTGTACTTTTAATTCAGTGAATTGTCAGATTGAGTTTTTAATTAATTCGCTAATAAGTCAAGGATATACAAAACAAACTATAATGAATTCGGTAGCTGAATGGATTGAAGAACAGGAGGAAAATATTGAACAATAGAATTGATGAATTAACAAAACAATTATTCGACGGATCTACCAAAGCTTTTGAAGAATTAAAAAGATTAGAATTAATAATAATGAATGTAAAAATTGCTACTGCAAGACTTGGAGACATTCCTGATGCTAGAGCGTTATCAAAAACAGGAGATATTATAAACAGTGCATTAATTGGATTAGAAAGTACAACCAAATCGGTAAGAGATATTAGCAAAGAAATTGCTAAATTAAATAAGGAGGAAAATGATGACTAAAGATGAAGTTAAATGGTTAAGACAAGTTAAAAAGTGGTCAAATAGATTCAATATTTGTATAGAAGATGATGAAATATGGGTAAATGATATTAAAGATTATGAAAGAAAGTTCAATTTTGAACATAGTGGCAAAGAATTTATATTTGAATTGTTAAATCAGCTCGGATATAAAAGTGAAATTATTTAAGGAGGCACTGTGGATATTTTAATATTAATTGCTAGTCATCTAGTGGGAGACTATGTGCTACAAAATGATTTCTTGGCTACGAATAAAGGCGGTAATTCATTTATACTATTCGTTCATTCTGCATTATGGACATTGGCTGTGGCTATTGGATTCTATGTGATAGGTATTGAATTAGGTATTATTGCCGTGTTATATCTGGTAATCACACACATGATTATTGATAAAATGAAATGCCAAATAGAAGATAAAACATATGCACTGACTAGAGATTTATATTTAGATCAGATATTACATCTAGTAACTATATTAATGGTGTATTATATTTAAGGAGGATTTATGTTTAACAAAATAAAAGAAATAATAAGAAAAAACAAAATAAAAGAGAATGAAAAATTTAAAAATATATGCATTACGGTAAAAATTGATGAGAATACTTACTATCTTGAATTATTTAAAGAGGATGGATACGGAATGTTCGGAGAAGTGACTAGAATTAGACCTAGACTATATGCAATTTCTGAATCCCAAAGGTTGATGATATACGAAGCAAAAAATAGTTTTTCAGATCATTCCAGCATACACGTAATTGTTAATGAATTCAGAAAAGAATATAGGATGTACTTAAGAGAAGAGAAAATCAATATGCATATCAAAGATAGCGGAATAATTATTTAACTCCTTAATTGGAGTTTTTTTAAAATAGCTACACAAAACTATTGCAATGTTATTTATACTATGTTATACTAAAATAAATGGAAGTTAACTAGATAATAAGGAGGAGAAATGAATATTAAACCAAGATTAGACAAGGATATACCAAAGAAATTTTTATATCTGACTGTTGGAAATGGAAAGAGAAATCAAGACGGGTTAGATGAGATTAAAGGTAAAAAAGACAAAGAATCGGTAAAAAGTAGAAAGCAGTACAAGGAATATATAGAAACTGCAAATAATTTACATCAGAAACTTAATAGTGGAGATGAGGTTAATCTATATGCCAGCAAAGAGACTGTAAGTGATTTCACAAGAAAAGGCAAGATTGATTTTGATTATGAGTATGTATTAAAAATCGATCCCGTATGTATGCACAAAGCTTGGCAAAATTACGGAAGAGATAAATATGAACTATACTCTTTTAATGTTGATCAGATATTTTACAATGAAGAATCTTTAATGAAATCACTCAAAAAAGATCGAATAGTAAAAGACTATATTCTAAACAAATTCTTAGACTTATGCTATGGGAATGAGAATTATGTTGCCATGAGAAATGAATTCATGGAATACGTTATAGAAAACTACATTGATGACAGACCTGTATTTTGTGATATAATTCAACACTCAAAAGATAAAGGGTATGAATCTAGTTCTACCTATAAAGTTGATGAGTACAAGACGAAATACTATAGAGAAGCGTATGAAAAAGGGTTTATTAAATTGTACAGCGACTATACTTCAGAGCAGACTATTATTTTCTTACTAAAAAATAGAATGTTTGATTTGATTACAGAATTGCTTGAACAATTAAATGACTATGACAAAGATGATTTGATAAAATTTGGCGAAAGAAACAGTGACAATATAAAATGCATCAAAGAATTATTGATGAATAATTTAGATGATCAAAATTGTAAAATGCTATATGACCTATGCGGATTTAAATCTCCGGGCTTCAGACTATCAATTGTTGATGATAATGGGTGGAATGAGGACTTAATTGTTGATAGCAAGACATTTGATACCGTTGAAGAATTAAAGAAATACTTGATTAGAAACTATGAGTGCAACATGGATAGAGTATATAAAGGTCAATTTGAAGAATTGTGGGTTAATTTCTTGGATGGAAGTGGAGAATGTATGGAAGTCAAAGTTGAATATGTAGAGTAATGAGTGATTAATTTCACTCTTTTTTATTTAACTGCATATTAATATGTGTAAAATATGCACATTATAGATTAGTACCATAAATTTATAAGTACCCGCTTTAATGGTTCGTTTAATATAGCCTGATACTTTAGATTTGCCTTAACATTTGTAATGTTATAGAAAATGTAATTGTTGCAATAAAAAAACTGGCGTTAACCAGTTAAATTTGTATCCATTGAGTATTTTCACTATCTTTTAATTTGTGTTTATCTAAAAATACTACATACATCACTCCACGATTTTTAGCGGTTGGGAGTGGTTCTTCTATTGATATATCAAATATTTTATCTATGCTACCAGTCCAAAACTTAAAATTCGTCATGCTTTCCTCAGACATAATATCAATTCTACAGGGTGATTCTAATTTTATTCCATGTGAATAATATTTTTTATCATACTTACATATATTTGCATAGTCTATTTCTCTATTCATATTGCATCCTTAATCTCTATTATTTCATAGCAGTCTGGGCTTATCCGAAAATAACCACTGTTTGGATAAGTGTCAAGCTTAATCAATTCCTTTTCATCTACTATGGTTATCACGCCTGTTAATCCAATTGTATCTCTGAAACTATTAAAAAACTTAGTTACCACTACTCTCTTCATTTATATCTCCTTATAAATTATAATCGCATTGTAATATGTCACACCGATATTATTAAAAATCGATATACAATGAGAAATTGATATTATATCTTTTTTCTCATTCTCTACAATAGTTTTTATTTGTTTATAAAAGTCATCTTCTACCAATGATTTTATTATTTCCATTTTTTGCATTTATACCTCCTTATTTTCCAAATAACTCTGTATACTCAATATTTCTTGCTATAAAATACTTCATAAAGTCATCAGCTTGCAATCTCTCTTTGAGTACATCAATAGAATAATTAACTTCTTTTACTTTTAAATCAACATCTATGACATATGCTTTCTTTCTTGAGTATACTTCTCTAAAATAATATCCATCACTAAATAATTCACCAATTGATGAAATTTTATATCTTTCTTTGTAGATTGACAGTGCATCATCTTTTGAATTTGCAACTACCAATTTTGTGTTCCACCAATTATCTTGATATTTAGTTTGAGCTACAAACCACTCTTTAACTTTTTCTGATTCTAATTGATATTCTTTCTTAATCTCGTAAACTTTTAATCTCATATTACCTCCTTTATACTCTGCAAGCCTTTCTAAAGCTATCCTATATACTTAATAATAACATAATTAATTAGTATATGCAAGCATAAAGTATAAAAAATAAAAATAAAAAAGTTTATAAAAAGTGTTGACTTTGATTAGATAAACTTGTATAATAAAGTGAAAGGTTAATGTAGACAAGAAGAGGAGGGAAAATATGAAATTAGCTAGAGCAACGATATATTATTATAGTCATGAAAGTGATAATCCGTATCAAGAACTAGAGAATTTGTTAGACTCTAAAGATTGGGTATTTTATAAATTATTTAATACTCAGGAAGTAGAAATTGGAGAATGGTATGATGAAATAGACTTAAATAGGTCTAATTGTACACAAGAAGAATATGAGGAATATTTTAAAGGAAGAACACAGTCACTTATAAAAATAGTAGATGATGCTGTTGAATTATTAAAAGTATCTCATTTGACTAAGATGAGTTTAGATGATTGCGTAGACATATCACACGAAGCATTTATTAATCTAGGTGAATTAAGACTTAGTAGTGTTGAGTTAGAGTGGGTTAAAAACAGAGTATTTAAAATTAAGGAGGAAATATGAAAGTTTTAGTAAACGAAATTAAATCAAATGTCCAAGACTCGACTATTGAAGGGTTTCTTGATAAGTATTACGATGAGGTTGTAGTGGAATATGATAAACTTAATAATGATCAATACGGTGCTATTGTCGGATGTACATACAAGTGCTACAATCAAGAAATAACTAGATTTGATAAGAATAGTGTTAAGTTAGATTAAACTGATGAACCTAATATGAGATATTAATTTTTAAGGAGGACGAATAATTTGGAAAAAGATATGAATTATTATAAAGAATATTTAAAGTATGTATTGGAGCACAAGAAGAATGTATTTAAGGTTTGTTGGCATAAAAAAATGTATTTGCACGCACTTATGCATGACTTGAGCAAGTTTAACCCAAAAGAATTCAAGACGTATGCTGAATGGTTTAATTCTCCGTTTGGAGTTAAAATAAAAAACAAAACAGATTCTGAAATAGTTGAACTATCTGGATCTAGGTATAAACATCTAGTAGAAGCATTGGGTTTAAATGGTGGTTTTGATTTTATCAAAGAAGAACATAATCGCCTAAGAGAAAATTTTGATAGAGCTTGGCAACATCACAAAGATAATAATAAACACCACTGGAACTATTGGAGTGAAAGAAATCTTGAGATGCCAGTTAAGTATATTAAACAGATGATATGCGATTGGGAAGCTATGGGAGTTAAATTTGGAGATACTGCAATTGAGTTCTATTTGAGTAATTATGATGAGATTAAACTAAAGCAAAGATCTAGAGTGAGTCTGGAGTGGGAATTAGGATTGATAGATAGTGCTATGATGGTTTCAGCTATGACAATTAAAGATACTGGATTCTTAGAAGAGGATAAGATTAAATATGGGATTAAATAAGGAGGAAATATGCTTTTAAAATATGCAATTAAAAATAAGATAGTAGAACTAATAGATAATATTAATCCAGAAACTACTCTACAAGTGTACGAACACATAAAAGGGCTGTATGAATTAGTTGATGAATTACAACATATGATAGATGTTGAAGTTGAGGATGTATAAGGAGGAATTGATATGGAATTAGCAAACAATTTATTGAAAGCAGGACAGGTGGTGTATATTTGCGATTATAGATTCATAGATATCAATAACAAACCAATTAGGCACGTAAAGCCAACTAAGGTGATGGTGGTAGATAATTCAGAATTACCTAAAAACAAAACGGTATATTATTCTGAAACACATTTTAGACCATTTACTAAAACCGGCAAAGTATCTAATAAGATCATAGCACCATTTGATAATACTGGCTACAGATACAGAACTGGCGGATGCGTGAATATTTATGACAACATGGAAGAATGTATTGAGAAATATAATAAACAGTGTGAATTAGCTATTAACGAGTTAAATGTTGGGAAAACAAATGCTATTGATAGATTTGATGGATTGATTAAAGATGTTAAGAATAATATGATTTAATATTAAGACTGCTTAACGGCAGTTTTTTTAACTTTAGAAAATTTACAAAGAAAAAAGACTAGAATTAACTAGTCTACTTTTTCATATATATTTCCTACAATAGTTGGCTTTATTACATCAAACACATCTCCACTTCCGTTTATGTTAGATTTATTTCCGTTCCTATAATGTGCAACCAATTTAAAACATGATCTGTTGTATTTTACCTGATATCTAGTACCGTTGGATTTACCAAATATACCAACTGTACTTCCATCCAAAATATCACCGTGATATATTTCTTTTCCTTTTTCACTATATCTTCCGGTAAATTGACCAATAGTATCTGGATCAATCTCTATAGGTTCATATCTATACTTTAATCCATTATTTGGACAATGCTCTTGAATAGCCCATACCCACTTGTCTACGATTGTTTTATGATTATAAATATCACCAACAAGTCTTTGGCTATTATATTTTTTGTATACTGGGATCTTAATAAGGTTCCCGTAAATCCAATCTCCAGCAAATCTGTGATTACCATTCCATTTTACCTTTGCTCTAAATTTAATTTCTTCTAAGTTCATTTAATCCTCCTTTTACTTTACTTTATCTAATACCTTTTTAATCAATGATTTCTTTTCTTTTTTAAAAAGTCTATGTGTTTCGACAGTAAAATTGGGTTTATATCTATTCTTTTCAACTTCATCAATGATTCGTTCAATGTCGTCACTATCTGGATTTATTACTTCAGTATGCCCCGAATCCCAATATAAATTTACAGATTTACCATCTTTATTTACTTTTATCTCATTTATTTCTTTACCATCGTATGTGTCACCTTTATTAATATTAAAATCTGACTCGAATTCAGATATTAGCTTGATTGACTCACGATCCGATATAACATACTCTCTAATCATTGAGCATATAGCCTCTTCTTTTGTTGGAAGCATCTCATAAAATAGATCTATCTGGTGTTTATTGTGTAATAATATACTTACGATAGATGCTACACTAACTTTGCTTAAATCTACTAATCTATACCTCATATACAATTTGTAATTCATTATTTCCTCCTTAATTATATCTCGTATCCATATCTATCTGCTATTTTTATTAGTATTTTATCTTTCTTGTCTCCTTCATTAAACAAAACTGTAAACCCGGTGCTTGAAACATAACCTTTTGTAAAGTATAAATCTATCAATGACTCTAATAGATATTCTACTGCACTGTCTGAATTATCTCTAAATAACAGCCAATCAAACCTTTCGTTATTGCACCATCCTCCACAATAATCATAAATCTCTCCATAATTACCCTGTATATATCTTACATCTTTTCTTAATTGCTTTAGTTTTGTTGACATTTTATTCCTCCTTAATCTAATTTGCAAGCTTTTCTAAAGCTGTTCACTTAATAATAACATAATTGTTTTGGCTTTGCAAGTGTATTTATTAAAAATATAGAAATAAAAAACTTTAAATAAAGTGTTGACTTTACTTTTTAACGGTGGTATACTATAGATAGGAGAGCTATATATAATTATGAAAGGAGATTTATGCAAGAGTACAAAGAAATAACAAAAGAAAATGGAGATTGGATTAGGATACCAGTTTATACTGACGATATGGATGTTGAATGGTATCCCATGAGCTATATCAATCAAAAGGTATTGGGGAGAATTAAATTAACTGGGTCTAAGTTAACTAAGAGTTATGGCGAGTATCTAAAGAAGATTGAATTGTATTACGCGGATCAGAATTACCCACAACAAGCTAGTTGCTTGAATATAGATGGGTTTAAACTTTGGTTATCAAATGTTAAGATTGGAAGATTAAATAAGGAACAGAGGATAGAATATAACAAGTTGTGTGATATGGTTGGATATAATAATCATACATCTGAAAAGGAAATTATTGTTAATGACGTAAATAGAGAGAATTACACAGAATTTGAAAGAAAGTGCATCGATAATTTAAATGTTGAATTTGAGTACAAATTATGTATTAATTGCAAAAAATATTATCCTAACACTAAGGAGTTTTATTACAACAAAGGAAATATATGCAGAAAATGCCAAGATAAGCACTTTAAAACTTGCAACCCTGTAGGTGATAAGATAACCACATGGTTTGGAGAAGATGCATATATGGATTATTTAAAAATGGATCTAGTAGACTTCAGTGTTAAATATAGATATATAAAACAATTAGCAAACAAAGAATATGAGCTAAAGTACTTGATCAATTGCCATAAAATCTGCTTGATTGATGATTATTCAGTAAGTGGCATTTCCAAATTCCTCAGAGATAATATGATGCCTAAAAATACTACATACAGTATGTTTAATAATGGCAAGGATATACTAATGTCTATACGTGATGATTTGAAAGTAGCCCCGTGGATGCATAATGGTGTTAGGGCTAGCTCTATAGATATGACTGATGATGAGATTAGAGATGCGTTCTGGTTGTATATAGATGAAATGAAAATTGATAAGAATGATGTATATGATATTGATTATTATGAGATACTGAAGGAGTCTAAATTGTCAAATAAGAAACTACAGTCTGATTCTTTATATAGTGCTATGATGTTAACTAAATTTAAATATCCTGCGTATAAGTTTAATATATCCTCTGTGAATTATTGGAAGAATAAAGAAAATAGAGTTGTGGCATTGAAATATTTAATAGAAAAAGATTTAAGTTACAGTAAATTTGACAGATTGCCATTATATCTCACCAAGAAAAACATTAAGCTTATAAGCAATACTATGAGTACTGTTTTAAGTAATTATTATAAAAATGAATTATTTTATTGGGTGGATGAATGTTACCCAAATATATTTGATCACTCTGATTTTAATATATGGTGGAGCAGAGATGAGTTTGACAGCATGGAAGAACAGACAGTCCATGAGATATTAAAAGATAATTTTGGAAGCAATCTAATATACAATAATGGTGATAATAGGACTCGAATAAAATCATGTGGTCACCAACCTGATTGGTATGTTATTACGGATGGCAAGCCTATACTGATAGAATACTTTGGTATGTATAATCAAAATAATATTAAAAGCTTAAGAGTCAAAGAATATGTTAAAAGAACTGATAAAAAGATGGAAGATTACAAAACCCTATCTCATTATGATACATTATACATATTTCCGGAAGATCTTAAGGATAATTACAAAGGATTATATAAAAAATTAAATAAGTACTAAATTTAACCTCAGAGTAGTAAATAAGCTTACTCTGGGGATTTTTTATGCCTAAGTATAGTTTAATATGGATAAGTGTATTTATACCCGCATATGCGTTATACGCTTCATATTTCTCTGCTTAAAACTGATATTCGTTGATATTTACTTGGTTTATTCGAGAATGGGGTTATATGTATAATGAATATATGGTTTTATATTAAAAGTAACCCCCGGTATAATACTAAACAGTTGAAAATACAATATAGTTAACTATTTTACGAAAACACACTGTCGTAAAGTGCAATCCATTTAATGGAGAGAATTGTACCAACACATGGAGATTTCTGAAAAACAAAGGTATCAAATATCTCAAAAGACCCCCTACCCATTGCAAACACTCACTTCTTTATACTCTTCTTATACCTATTCTAGTAGTAATCAGTGTTACAGTACATTGTGTGTATAATATATAATTATGCATACATTGACCTTTAACCATTGGAATTACTATATTCTTATTTTAGCTACATTGATGATCTGATGATTTATGCTGATTATTACTGATTATTGGCTTAAATATGGTCATATTTGCTTATTATTGGCTATTATTTGTAATGATTACAATTTTATAGATATTACAGAATAATTATTATTTCATAAATTTACTCGCTACAGAACATGGAGAACTTTCAGGACATGGACAATATTGTATTTTTGTATACAATCATACACCTATACAATTATACCACTATACAATACACTATAATGTATACTATTATACTTTACAATTACCTATTGCAATCTAATCTACATATGATATACTATTAATATAAATCAATACTATTATATAAGGAGGAGAAGATGAATATAACAAAGCTTAAGAAGGAAACAACGTACTTATGTGAACAAGATGGAAAATCATATAGAATTATAGATAACAACTTGTGGGTACTCAATAATAACACACGATTATGGCATCCAATGAGTATGGATGGTATGACAAGGTTGGATATATTGAATATGGAATTTAAGGAGGTTTAATCATGAATAACTATATTACTATCAATGGTAAACTAATCAATAAGAAAGATATATCATTCAATACAGACTCATTTAAGATCATATACAATAAAGATACTAATGAATGGGAATGTTATTACAACAATGAATTAACCGATTCATGCAAATCATTATATCATCTATTGGGTGATTATATACCAAAACTATAGACTGTCATTAGATAGTCTTTTCTTTTGCTTATTTACTAACACACATTATACATAACCATCACACATAGTATTCATAACTACATATAGATAGAAGAAAAGAGAGTTAATACTCTCTAATATAACTTATCCAATACTCCTAATGTTTCATCTATCTTCTTATTAATCTCCTGTTGGTATTCTGTTTGTTCTTTGTGTTCCTTATCTTCTAATACACCTTTCTCCTCTTTGTATCCTTCCATATCAGTTTTAATAGTGTAATCTATTAATCTACTACCATGATTAACGTACGTGTTACCTGCTTTAAATTTAAGCTGATTGTATGTATGCAATGCTTTCCAATCTTCATAATCATGTAGATGTGCTAACACAGTATTGTTATATATACCTATCTCTTGTTTACTCTTATCATATCTTTTCTCATACTGACTATTTGTATTAGATACAATCAGGTCATTCAATGCTTGTCTAACTTCTATAGAGTTATCTTCTAAGTATTGATTGATCTGTTGTTGTTTCTTCTCAATACTATCTATAAATATAATCTTATACACTTGATATGCAAACTCTATACCATTATAGTTACATGATTTCTTATTCTTTAACTCTTCTATATTACCATTCAATTCTTCATGCACTTTACTATGATATATAAACTTATCCTTCTTGTTATTTCTGAAATGATTAATATTACTATATCCCATTTCTTCTAATACTTTCTTTCTTATCTTGGTTATATATTGTATCTCATCTTCATTGGCTACCTGCATTTGTGTTCTATTTCCACCAATATTAATAATCATAACCATAGGTTTAGTATAGAATAAAAACAATTCATTCTTAAGATGATTTAACGCTGATTCTACCATACTTTGAAACCTAAAGCTAGTAACGGAATAAAAGTGATCTATATCTTGTTGCTTAACATTTAGTATCTCTATCAGTTGGTCGTGATTTTCTTCATTCTTATAATACATATATTTTTCATTAATCATACTTAGCATATTAAATAGTTGATTATTAGATAACAATAACTCATGATTACCTTGATCCAATTCTTCAACAATTGTATCTACTATAAGTTTTGATATTAAACTACTATACATTCCTTTGCTAATCTTAGCTAATGGTTCATCATATACTGTTGTAATAATTAACGAATGCCCTTTGCCAGCTTTGTCAAACTCAAAATACCTATTAAACTCTTCTATTTGGTACTTCTTATTCTTACTACCTGTCTTTACTGGCTGGTTAAGGAATTCACACAGCGACCTATAATTCTTGAATATTTGACCCTCTTGTAGTCGCGTGTATGTATCTTTTAAGTTTTTATAATTATCCATATCATTCTCCTTTCAATTTCGCGTACCTTTTTTTGCTTATATATAATATTACTTATAAGCAAATTAAAGTACCTAAAAATTATTATATAACTCCTTTCTAAAAGTTGAACATAAAAGATGATATAACTATATTTATATTATTGCCTTTTTATTGTTCAAGTTTTCATTTAAATACAAATTTGCATTCTATTCCTTTGCAGTTTACAGTACTTCTATATTATTACCTTTCAGTATACTCACAGCTAACTCATAATCCTCTGTGGATACTGTAATATATCTATTCAATGATTGTTTCTTATTATTGACGTTCTTTCTTTTATTGACTACATTTAAATTGGTATTATCTATATAATGGTTTATTACTATTGACTCACATTCTTTTAACAGATAATCATCATCAATACCCAAATCAAATAATACATAACACATTCCGCCGTTAATAAGCATATCTCTAGTATAAGGTATACTACTGTGTTCTCCTAGGTGATTAGAGAGTCTAGTATATAGATCAAAGCTTTTGCCTATGTATATATCACTTTTGTTTATTAGTGCATATATACCTTTTGTGTCGAGGTAATCATTTATATCACCATAACAATATCTTTCATTTTTATACTCTGATTTATGGTATCTATTGTACTCTATTGGTTTGTCATATATCTTTGTTATTATATAGCCATGTCCTTTTCTTTCATATTCAAAGAAATAGTTAAAGGTTCTTATATGTCCATTTCTACTATTTCCACTTGATGGACTCAAACCTAATAACTTGCAAAACTCTTTATAGTTTTTAATTTCCTGATTTACTTTTAGACTCTTGTATACTTTATTTATAGTTCTGTATGTATCTGTGTTCTGTGGTACTCTCTTCATGTGTGACTCCCTTCTTTAAATCCATTGTTTTTTTTTCATTTAACACTTTCTGTTTATCAAATTTACCTATCACCTTATTGTATCACACTCATTATATCCATGTCAACACTTATTTAAAATAAAATTATATAAACTTATCCTTTACATTACACCTAACTTAATATATAATATAATCATAAACACAATCTATATTACTATATATGGATAGATACTCATTGTTAGAGGGTGAGATGTACGAGTCAATGGGTTATGAATTATTAGACGAATACATAGATACTTTGCTAGACTTTAGTCATGAGAAAGAAATAATATCTTCATTCAATCCAGATACTATAACTATATTAGATCAATTAGAGACTATCGTTAAATAGTCTTTTTTTATATAAACTTTTATAAAGTTCTTTACCCTAATCCCATCATATAGCCCTGTAAGCTCATATAATCATATCTAGTACTAATACATCAGATATTATATAACTACTCATACGAATCAATCAAAAGGTATAATAGACAATAAAAAAAAAGAAGCTGTTAGGCTTCTAATCTTAGCAAAAATTCTTTTTCTTCATCTGTTATGAATTGAATCCTATTAACTGCTTTTCTTAATTCTTCGATTGTTTCAAATTTATCAGTGTAAGCTAATCCACAGCCATTATCTACTACAAGTCTATATCTCTTAGGTAAATAGCCCCATTTACTCATGTATGTATTATATTCTTCTTCTAGCATCATACTTGCAATAATTCTGTAATCTTCTGATACTTCTGTGTTAATAAATCCATATTCATCATTATACTTTTTCATATTGACCTCCAAGTCATTTTTTAAGTGCTATCCTTTAACTATCTTAAGTATACTATACTATGATATTAATGTCAACACTTTTTCAAAACTTTTTTAAAAAATATTTATTTATCTCCATAAACTTCTTTTGTTATTTTAACGCCTTCCTTCATTCCTATCTCATAAGAAAGTTCTACAGAATCATTGTGAGTATTAACAATACTATTTGCTATTTTTATATCCATAAATTCTATCTCTAGTACAATAGAATTATTTGAATCTATAATACATTTAGCCCATCTATTCTGATGTTTGATTTCTGTAACTTGTACATACCATTTATTCATATCTACTCCTTTTGTATTTTATTAACTTCTTATAATTGTTCTCTTAATTTGATATAATCATTCATTTCTTTCTCCGCATCTTCTGCAATACAATCTTCAGTATACGGACTATCAATAGTATAAGCTAAATCACCAATCATGCTACCTAATCCAATATCCAACATTTCCAATTCTTTTGAAGTTAAATTTAATGTGATAGTTCCGTCTTTATTAATAATTTTCTTCATAATAATCTCCTTTAATAGTTAGTTCCTCTTTACATTTATAATGATATACTATTTATAGAATAATGTCAAGCATAATTTACTAATTAATTTAAAACAACCATAAATAAATTCTATACTAGCTATAAATATTTAGAATGGTAAAATGTTTGACAATAACTATTTAAATATGGTATTATTAAGTTGAACGTACTATGTCTACGCTACATCAGAAAGGGGGACAACATATAAATGACAACTAAATATATTAACATGAAAACCAAACATAGTCTATTAGATATAGTTACGTCAATTACTATTATATAAGAAAGGAAATAAAATGACTATTAAAAAGAAAAGGATTATATCATATAGGATAGCCAGAGAATTAATCAGACAGGGCTTCAGAGTGATAGATATAGAACCTAACAACATAAACAAAGAGAGAACCGTATTTATCTTTGAAAACAACATAGCATTACAAACATATCTTAAACAACATAGAAAAGAGGTTATTAATAATGACAGAGAACAGGATAACGAAACAGACGTTTCATGAGTACTTCATAGAAAACAAACATATTTTCCATATTGAAACAGGCGAACTTGTTTCTAATATAGATGATGTGTTATCTTATATGAAGTTAGCAGAAGAATATTATGATCTGTTATCTACAGAACAAATACAAGCCAAGAAAGAAATGTACAATAATAAGTGGAATAGCAAACACCGATTCACAAAATTGTACCAAGTCAAGAGTAGTGGGTTAATTCAATTATCTTATAAAGCAAAATCCTTGCTATTCACCTTTCTGTGTCTTCTTACGAAGTCCCAGAATGTAGTATTATATAAAGGTAAGCCGCCAACTAATAAAGACCTTATGAAATTGAGCGGATTAAATAGGGATAGTTTGACCAAATCTCTAAAGGAATTAGAGGATAATAATATTATATATAGGACTTCTAATCGTAGAGATAGAAATATATTATTCAATCCATACTATGCTTTTAATGGACAAAACTTATTGAATGATACACAAATTATATTTGACCATAGACAGGAAGTATTAGATAAAGATAATAAGAGTTAGTTTAATACTAATAATAGTATATAAAGAATAAGAAACATCGAAGGGTTAAATATGCAGTCAAAGCCAGTAATACCAATGGAAAGCTCAGAAAAAAAATAGCCGATATATCAGCCATAAAGTGCCAGAAATAGCCGATATAACTGTAGATAACCATTATCAATTAGATAATATGCATAGAATTAGAGAGGTTTTATCCTCTCTTTTCTTTTAGCCAACGCAGTTATCACACCTAAAAACCAATTGCAAGCACTTTTTAAAATAAATTTAAATAAAAAAAAGAAGCTTAAGGCTTCTTTGGTTTAATACATATAGTCATTATAAGCTGATTCAAAGTCACCATCGTTACAGCTTAGATATTTAACTACTTTACGTAGTGTGTAATCGACATCGAAATCATTCAAGCATTCGCCATCATCTAATAATAGCTGAATCAATTGATCTCTATACTGTTCTCTATTGCTAACGTCATTTTCGATAGCTTTGTTGATACTATCATCATTCATACACTCGATATTTCTAATCATATTCTCAAACATAAATCCTCCTTATTGATAATCGCTGAACCTAATATTAAACTTCTCAGCTACGTCCAAGTTAAAAGCCAATCTGCATCTCTCGCTGTCAAAACTTTCATCCTCTCTAGCTTCAACCAAAGCCTTTACGAATACAATATCTCTTTCTCTAAAATACTTAAGATAAGAAGCGTTGAATCTATCTTCGCAAATCATAATCACCAAGTCACTGTAATTATAAATGTTATTTCTGATTAACATATTCTCTTGTCTTACGCCTAACCCTAAATTCTTGATACTATTATCCAACATATTGACCTCCTCAGATCATTTATTAATTTCCTTTAACTTAATATAAGTATATCACAACGAAATAATAAGTCAATACTTTTTTGTAAACTTTTTTATAAAAAGTTAAAAAGAGCCTAAGCTCTCTTCTCTAATCTTATTACATATAATCTAGCATATATCACAGGGAATGTAATTATGCCTAGAATACATAAGATCAACATTTATATCACCACCCTTCATATTAAATTTGGTTATAGATTAATTCCATTTATTTCTATTTTTCTTATTCTTTCTCAGCTCTCTTTTAACTTGATCACGTTTTCTATTGCTAATACGATTCTCATGCTTGTTCTTATCTTGATGAAGCTGAGCCATATCATAGTTATAGCTGTTTAATAATTGTTCTTCTTGGTTGTAAGTTGAATTCATTTTCATTATAATACTCCCACTTTCTTTGGTTTGCTAATATAATATCCTTGGTTTAATACTTTCTTTAAATCTTCATAAGCTCTGTTAGCTTTTCTCATTGTATCCTTATTTACAGCTAACCACTTATCACTTCCATCACTAACATTATAAATGTAACATTGATACATAAACGGTGTCATAATTAGACCTCCTAAAGTCATATCTTGTTTGGCTGTTTGCCATTTGTTAATACAAGTATATCACATACAAAATCAATGTCAACACTTTTTCTGAAAATAATTTAAAAAATCAACTTTCTTCCTTTATAATAGAAAAAAGATAAAAAACAGTAAAATAATCAATAAATAGCATAAAAAGCTATAAAACTAATAGAAAAACAACTAAAAAAGAGTAAAATAATTATTGACACGAATATTCAACTATGATAAAATAAGCATATACTTGAACAGGAGGTAGTGAAATTGCATGATATAAAAGTATTCAAAGTTGTTAAAGAGTTTTCATATGATGGTATTAACAGATTATATAAAAATACTATATTAGTCGAACCATCACCAAATATTATCAAGTTTGGAAAGATTAGAATAGGTGATACACAAGAATTAATAGAAGAAGGATATATAACTGAATTAATTATACCAAAATCATATTTCTAAGGAGGTGAATTAAATGTATTATAAATATACATTAAATAAAGGTAAAATAGTAAAATCTACTATGGTAGACTATGACGGAGTCTTAGATGAAATGGTATCTAATACACTAGTAACTGAATATGAACGCTCAGAGGTAGAATTAGAAGTGTTGTTTAAGCTATTTGGAAAGGAGGATTAAATGAAGATTAATAAAAACACGCCTAGGACAATTAAACTGCTTTCTCTAATAGGAAGTTGTATGTGTTTTACATTTGCAGTAATCTATGCATTTTTAAAACTATATGTGCTATCTATTTTTATGTTGTCTGTTATTTCAATAATATGCATATGTATTCAATTTTATCTGGTATACCAAATTAAATACAAGTAGAAAATAGAATAGACGTATAAATGTTAGTAGTTTAAACACCTTAAACGCATCGTATACATAATTGAAGGTTATGCATTAAATAAGTTGAAACGTTGAAAATAAAAAGGAGGATTAAATGAAGATTAATAAAAATGTAAGAGAAAACTGGAGAAAATACATTATTTTGTGCTTAATCACATTAACATTGGCTGAGTGTGGAGTAAAAGTTTTTCATATTCGTGGCTCGATTCCAAAAGTAGGATCATCAATTCTTATTATAGCATCATTAGTTATGTTTATTTACACAATGTTACAATTTAATGAAGATAATAATAATTAGATGGTTGACAAGCCATCTTTTTTCGTGTAATATGTAGTTAGTTAATAACTTATATCAACTAGGAGGAATTATGAATATATTTATTTTAGACTATGATTTTAAAAAATGTGCTGAATATCATGTAGATAAGCACGTGGTCAAACAGCTACTGGAAGAAGTACAAATACTTCAGTCCGCATATTACTATACAGATCAAGAGCATTTAGCTACATATAGATTAGCTCACAAGAACCATCCTTGTACAGTATGGGCTAGGTATTCATTAGATAATTGGATATGGCTATATAATCATGCTATGGCTTTATACGATGAGTATACATATAGATATGGCAAACAACATAAATCTGGAGAATTATTAATTGATATGCAATTGCCAGATTTACCAGCTAGAGGATTAACAAAACACGCACAGGCTATGCCAGATGAGTATAAATCAGAATGTGCAGTGGAGGCGTATAGAAGGTATTACAACAATGATAAGAGAGATTTATTTAATTGGAAGAAAAGAAAGGAGCCAGAATGGATAACAAAGTAACATATGTATGTAAAATATGCGGGAAATCATTTACTAAGATACAAGGCTTGTCCTTACATATTACAAAATCTCATCCATATATTTCGAAAAAAGAATACTATATAGAATTTATCAACCACAAAGATGACGGAAGGTGTAAAATTTGTGGGAAAGATAAAACCTTTAAAAACTTAACACTTGGTTTTACTAAATATTGCTCACTTAGGTGTGCAGGACTAGACCCAGAAAATATTAAAAAAAGATCGAGCAACTTGAGTGATTGGCATAATGAGTATAGGACAAATGAGATCAGAACCGATAAAAACAGAGATATATATTTAAAGAAGGCATCCGAAGAAATAGGTAACAAGTATGGCGCACTTAAAATATTAGACGTTTATAAAGATATAGACAACAGGTGTACAGTAGCAAAATGTATATGTGACTGTGGGAAAGAAAAAGATATTAGGCTTACAGAGATAAAAAATGGTCATATAAAGACGTGTGGGTGCCGAACAGGGCTATTTGAAATAAAAGGTAACAGGTATGAGGAGAAAGGTGATTTTATAATGGGATACACAAGTAACGCCGATACTTTTTTCATAGATAAAGTAGATTATGTAAAAGCAAAAGGGTTTACTTGGGTTTTGGGTGACGATGGTTATTTGCACACTACTAGAAGAGTTGATGGCAATGTGAAGAATCTTAGATTGCACAAAATAATATTGACCACAGAAGGAGGTAATTATGTAGATCACATTAATGGAGATAAATCCGACAATAGGAGATGTAATTTAAGAGAGGTGACCCCTTCGCAAAATGGAATGAACAAAAGAATTCAATCTAATAATTCTAGCGGGCACCCAGGCGTATCGGTGCATAAAAGCAAGGGGAGTACGGTGTATAGATCTAGAATAAAAAAAGACGGGAAAACGATATACTTGGGACAGTACTCAGAATTTGTAGATGCATTAGAAATACGCTTAATTGCCGAAAAGATATTTTTTAAAAATTACAACAAGCAACTAATAGAGTATGATCTACCGGATACAATAAATACAGAGAACGACTTTTTTGAATATCTCGAAGAATATAAGTTTTTAAGAGACAAAAGACGCAAAGACACTCAAGTTAGATTAGGTATTGACAGTAGTGCATATAAGTGATATTATATAGTAAAGGAGGTAATTATGAAAAAAATATTATTAGTAAACGTAGATAGTAAATTTAATATAGCAATTAGAAAACTATATAAGCATTATCTAAACAAAGAAGACCACGAGGTTAAAATGATTGATCTAAACATGACAGCATTTCCATCTAAAGTATTTAAATCTATAGATGCTAGTGCTTATGATAAAGTGTATGTGAGTAATTTATTTGAGATTAATCAAACCAGATTTGAGATTACAGGATGCTTGGATGTGGTTATTGGTGGCATAGGATCAATTAATCCAGCGTTACAATTAGATCCAGAAATAGAAGCTCTACAGCCATTTTACTTCGAAGATGAAAACACAAGTCATGGGTTTATTACCAGAGGTTGTATTAGAAATTGCTGGTTCTGTAAAGTTCCTAAATTCGAAGGTAAACTTAAGAAGTATAATGAATTGTCAGATATTATTCAGCACAAGAAAGTTAAATTCTATGATAACAACATATTTGCATATGATAAATGCGAAGAAGTATTTGAAGAATTGATTGAAATGAATATTAGAGTTGATTTTAATCAAGGACTAGACTTCAGACTAGCTACTGACCGTAAAATGGAGTTGCTATCTAAGTTGAACTACATGGGAGAGTATATATTTGCATTTGATGATATTAAATATGAAAAGATGCTAAATAAGAAATTACCAATGATGAAAAAACATATCGCAAAGGACTGGAAGATGAAATTTTACGTCTACCATAATGTTGAATTTATGACTTTACATGACATGATTTATCGTGTAGAATGGTGTAGAAAGAATAAAGTTTTACCATATATAATGAGAGACAAGAATTGTTGGGGAAGCGAGTATGATCATTTTATTAAAGATTACTCAGCTTACTGTAATCAACCAAGTATGTTTAAAAAGTTGACATTTGAGCAGTTTCTAGACAAAAGACATACTAATCCAGATAGAATCAATAAATCAATTGAGGTTTATGATAAGAATAAGTCAAATAATAATGTATAAGGAGGCAATTATGAAATTAAGAGACGTGTTAAATAGAATAGCAGAATTAATTGAATCAGAAGATATTTATAATGACATCAGACCGGGTTTTAAAAATTTAAATACGGGTCGTATAATTGTTTATATTTTTGCGGATTTTAAAGATTTAAAAACCGGAGATAGTGTAAATTTAAACTTAATCAATTTTCATATTGATATGTTTGAAGAAGTATTAGTTAATGTAAAAACTCAGGAGCTGGTTTGAAAGGAGGAATAAATGAAAATAGAAGGATTAAAGTATTTAAATTTAAGGATAAGCAATAAATATCTAAGAAATCCACAATTATCACACTTCTATACATTAGTTTTAGGTGATGATGATTCATACAATAGTTTTATTAAAGAATTAAATAACGCAACTTGTTTGGACATGAGCTTATATTATTATTGTAGAAAAGAATATATTGGTAAATATGTATTTGTAATAGTACAAAGCGGTAGAACTAGTGCTCTTGAGGCAAGCAATACGATATCAAATTACTCAAACAATAAATTAAAAGATATTAAATTGATTGGAGTTAAAAAACAAGAAGTGCTATTAGTTTTCAAGAAAGAAGAGTTTTGTAATAAGTGGTAAGATGTACATAATAGGTTCTTTAAACAAGAAAAGGAGGGTTAAATGAATAGAGATAATATCAAAGAAGCACTAGATATATTAAATAAAGCTTGTGAAGAAATGAAAGATGGAGATTGCGATGTGTGTCCACTCGGTGATCTTTGTGGCATGGCGTTTGTGTGTTTTAATGATGAAGATGACAGATATAAGAACTATGTAAAATAGACATCTTGAAGTCATTGTGTGTAGATTACCTCAATATGCACACAATAAGACGAAACGTTGAAAATTGGAAAGGAGGAATTATATGGTTAAATTTATTTCTAAAATAAAAGAATGGATATATCACCACATATCTTATGACTGCTACGAATACAAAACTGGAGAAATTGTATTGACTAAAACATTCGTTTTCCTAGGTGATAGATGCCAAAAAGAGATCAAAGATGGCTCTGAAGAGGAATATTTTACACATATGAGTGGACAAGTAGTTTGGCATGAAAATTGTGAATGAATTATATAAGGAGGTTTATATGAAATATTTAGTTATTACTTATGAGGAATTAGAGAGTTATTTAAACAAAGATAATGAAACACCATCTGAGGTTGTTGAGTTTATTGATCTACACAATGTAGAATTTGCAATTTCTAAGGGAAAAGGAATTTGGATTGATGGAGATAATGATTGTCATTTGTTTGAAGATGAGGAATCAATTCTTATATCACAAGATGGATCGAAATGGATTGCATTAGAAATGTGGCAAGTAAACATATTGAAGGATCAAAGTTATTTAAATTAATATTGTATTAAGTAGGGCTAAATGATTAGATACGAGGGATTGTTGAAATAAAAAAAATGGAGGCAATATGTTTAAACCAAAATACTATACGAAAGAAACTAAAAACTATCAAGATATGATGTCTGATAATATAGAAGATAGATTTAGATGTGATTTATCATTCTGTATATATTCAAGAGGGTGTCCATATTACCATGATATAGATGATGCTACAACTAATTTTATTCATTTCAACTTTAGAAAAAAGAATCTTTGCCCAAGACAAGATGGTAAAATTGGATATAATTTTATGCAAGTAAATCTATACAAAACAAAGGAGGAAATATGAATACTTTTTCAAACGGTTTTTTACTAGAAAAATATAAAAATGAAGTATTGAACAGCAGAGATGAAGAAATCGAAAAGAAAATTGAAGAATGGCATAAATCTGATTCATGTCTACCTATTAATGAATATTTAGATATGACATGGGATGAATACTGCGAGTATGCGAAAGGAGTAAGCCGTGTATAAAAAAGGAATTGATAAGTTTTTAGAATCAAAAGAGGATATGAAAGAGTATCTGAGCGATCAAATTGAGCACATGGAAGAATTTTATGGGGTATATGATAAAGATGAGCAACAATTAATGCTTGCGTTCTTCTTATACAATTGTCACGACACAATTTCAAGCATTGCATATGAGTGTACAAATGGTAAACTAAGTAAGAGCACATATGATAAAAATGTGTATATATCTGAAATCAATAGTGCTCAACAGCAAAGTTATGAGACTATGTTCTTTGAAGATATCGAAGATTTTGTAGAAGGATATGGAGATAAAATTGACAAAGAAGAATTCATGGAATTCTTAAAAGAATACTTTTCAAATAGAGATACTTGGAGAGAAGTTATGAAAAATGACAATTAATATAATTAAATAAAAAACTTTTAAATAGGGCTTTACATTGGCTCTATTTTAGTATATACTTGTCTTAGATAGAAAGTTAACTATGAAAGGAGAATTGAAATGAGTGCTTGGACTTATGTAAACGGAACAATAACATTATCGCCAATGGGCAGAACACAGGCTGAAAAAAGATATATCTTAGATACTGTGTTAAATCACTTACCTCTAGTTACTGGAAGTGAGAAAGACATGAGTAAATATGTAATACAGAAGGATGGATTCAATAGTAGTTCATCATTCGATGAGTATGGATGGAGAACAGACAACCTATTAGATTGGTATGGCAACAACAATAGAAGAGGTGGATGGTTGAGAACTCAAGACCAGTATATACTAGTTGTAGACGGCTCATTACGTGACAGAGAATTTGAAGAAACATTTAAGGAATTTATGAATTTTATATGTAGACTGTCAGACAGGATTATCATTGAAGATGCACTTATAAAAATCAGCTCATATAACAAAGAGGTATTGATCACAAACAAAAATGAATGTTTCAGTGATATGTATACATATCCAAGTTGGTCAGTTGGTGGAAAAGAAGATGAATATAATTGGTGTGAGCATCTGATGTGGGAAAGTAAGTAATGTAGTATTTCCAACACTTTGACCGCAATTAATGAAAGGAGAATTGATATGAAAAATAAACAAGTATTAGATATATTGAACACAGATGTTATTCATGAGGTTGAGAAAATTTCAAATAAACATTGGTCTGAATTTGATCATGACGAAAACATGAAATCAATTGGTCTTCAAATTATGATGAACGAAAGAAAAAGATACGCACTAAAAGAAACAGGCGATACACATTGGGGTATGGACTGGAATCAGTTTAAGTCATTACTAGAAATCCATGGATTCAAAGAAGGATACTCAGAAGTATACGAATATAACAAATATGAAGGATCAACTGAAGAAGTTATACTATATTATCATCCAGAAAAGAATTTGGTTATTTGGAGTCAAAGTTATTCAAATATGACAAGTATTAATTCCGGATCACTGTATGGACACTACAAAACTGAATTAAATGGATACGAAGCATTTAACGGCGTAAGGTGTTCTCATGGGTATAATCAAGAGACACAAGTTTATTATTTTGACATAGATGTTAGAGAAGGACTGTTCACGAAATTATATACACTAGAATCAGATGGAGAATTTGTAGAAGCAGATTGGTCGGATAGATTCTTGTGGTTCTTAAAATTAGACGAAGATAGTAAAGAGGTTCCATATAAGATTTTAACACAGCAAAAAATCGATCAAGCAAATGAAGAGTGTAGAAAAATATTAAACAAGTAATCGCAACGCTTTAAGCACCATTAATGTATAATACTTTATTATACATACAGTGTGGATAAACGTTGAAAATTGAAAGGAGGCTTTATGAAACTATATGAGGTACAATTTAGATGCAAGGATACGATAAATAAAGGTGGAGTGCATGAAGGCGACTTATTGGTACTTGATACATACAACGGAACACCAGCATTACTAACATTTGACAAAGAGTCTGACTGGGTGTGTGACCTAGATGCAAAGGGTGTTTTAAGTGGGTATAATAACATCAAACCACTTGTAAGAGAATATGAACCATTCAATGAATTTATTGAGTTGTTAAAAAAGAAGATGCCATGTGGTACAATTTATCATCACGGGAAGACCATTTTGTTAATTCATGATGAAATGACAGCTGTTGATAAAGCTGGAAGAATTTTAGAAGAATGTATTACAAAGTGCGAGTTAGACGATATCATTTCAACGTGGGATTTTGTAATTGGGTTTTGATGGTTAAGGAGGAATTATGAATAAAATAAGCTATGCAGAATTAAAAGATATGGAGTTTTACAATCCAGAGTATAAAAAAGAATATTGGGAAAATAAGAACACATCAGATTTCTTAGAATATTATGAGAAAAATAATATAATCCTAGATGTAACAACGTGGGTTAGGCTTAATGATGTAAACGATACTATGCATTACAAAGATGCGTTTTCTAATCAAGTGTGCTACATTAGAGATGATATCGCAAAAGGCTTGTTCTACAATATTAACTGTGACTTGTATGAAGATTATGAAAGATATAAAAATGTATTTAGAAAAGTTTGTGTTGTTGATGGAAACCATCGTTCAAAATCCATTAATCTTCCAGTGTATAGAATCTATGCTGATGGGAAAGATGATCTAGTTCTAACAATTGGAAATAACTTTTATGGGTATTATGTATCTGTAGAGAGTAAATTACCAATAGTACTAGATTTCAAAGATTTATTTGATATTGAGGCTGTGCCGAATTTCTTGTATGGATTCAAAGATGAAAGAGTATTCAAATCTTATAATGAATCTAAAACACATTTTACTTTTGGCGTAAATAATAAATATCATTTCTACGTAATAATGTGGATGATCTCTAAATATTGGAAGAATAATTTTTAAAAATACACAGTAATTGTAACGATAATTAGTGATTATCAAAAAATGCCTATAAATGGCTAAAATAGGAAAGGAGGATATTTATGGATGTAAAAATGAACAATGATACAATTGATGTGATCGTAAATTTTATTAGGAATCAAGAAGGATGGAGTTTAGGAGAGCTAAAGTCTGAGCTTCTATCTGAGACACAGTTACTTAGGTCAAATGGAGGTCAAGGATTTAATGTCGATGAGGAAGAATGTAGTGTCATATGGGGGACTTTAACTGCTGGAATAGATGAAGTTGAAGAACTGTGCTGTGCAGACAATTTAATATCTAGCTATACTACAAAGTTACTAGATGCGTTTTGCAATATGCTAGAATCTTTTAAAGATCAAGAATGTTTCTTATATAACGGTGGTGAATAGTTTAAGCTATTGTATGTATAATAGAACATTATGATTACAATGTGAAATGAAATAACACAAAGGAGGTGGTATGCATAGTAAACAAAACTTATAAATTAAGAATATACCCAAATAAGACACAAGAATTGAATATAAATAGATCAATTGGAGCAAGCCGATTTGTATTTAATAATTTCCTAGATATAAGAATCAAAGAATATGAATACTATGGTCAGAACAGTAATTATTACAGAGACTCATCTGAGTTGGTTGACTTCAAGAAAGAAAATAATTGGTTGTACGACATAGATTCTGCTGTATGTCAAAATGCACTGAAGGACTTAGATATTGCTTATAAAAACTTTTTCAAGCACAGTCGAGGATTTCCGAAGTTTAAATCAAAACACAGAGCAAAGTGGTCTTATAGGGTGAGTGGCAGATCAGTAAAATTCAACAATAATAGAGTTCAGTTGCCTAAAATGGGATATGTAAAGTTTAGACAATCATTTGTGTTTTCTAATAACATGAAAATAAATAATGTAACAGTCGTCAAGACAAGAAGTGGTAAATATTTTGCCAACCTGTGTTGTGAGGTCGAGGTGAAACCCAAGCCTAAGACTAATAAAAAGGTTGGCGTAGATTTAGGAATAAAAGAATTTGCCACTTTGAGTGATGGAGTTATATTTGAAAATCCAAAATATTATAGAAAATACGAAGAAAAATTATCTAAAGCACAGCGTAAATTCTCTAAAATGAAAAAAGGCTCAAAAAACAGAGAGAAACAACGTGTAAAAGTTGCTAGAATTCATGAAAAGATTGCTAATTGTAGGTTTTCATATATACATTCAGTGACTGATTACTTAGTAAATAATTATGATGCAATTGTTATAGAAGACTTGAACGCAGATGGCATGAAAAAGAACCACTGTTTGGCAAAATCTATAAGTGATGCAAGCTTTGGAGAGTTCAGAAGACAACTTGAGTACAAGTGTTTGTGGTATGAGAAAGAGTTAGTTATAATTGATAGGTGGTATCCATCATCTAAAACCTGTAGTAAGTGTGGAAACGTAAAAGAAAAATTAACATTAAATGAAAGGGTTTATAATTGCGAAGAATGTGGTCTATCTATAGACCGTGACCTAAACGCAAGTATGAATATATTAACCGTAGGGACTGCGGGGCTAGCTTAGTAAACTTGTTCTCATTAGAGGGCACTACCTAAGAAATATCACCATCTAGCATTTGCAAGGGTTAGAGGTGATTGTGTTGATAACTAATAAATATGCACACACTAGAGATAAGGTGTTGGTATTACTATAAAGTGAAAATAAGAAAGAGAGGTATTTATGGAACTACAAAAACTTAAACACATTGAGAGATCAAGAGTATATCATTACTCAGATGGATCAAAATTGACTATTAATGGGGTGACACACTTCTATAATAGCAATACGACTCATAGATTGAAAACATCTGAAGGTTATTTATGGATCATTGAAAAGAAATTTATTGCAGTACAAATCGATTCTGATGAGTTTACTTTATAATTAAATAAAAAACTTTTAAAAATCGCTTGCAATGGGCGGTTTTTTCTGTTATTATTGTATTAGAAATAAACAAAACGACTTGAGGAGGTTAAAGATGAAAGATAACAATACATTGCATACGTTTACAAGTATAAGATTAAATAAGGATTTACAAAAGTTTACAACATACCCAAACAAATTGGTTGTATTTTTAAAGGATAGTGGAGAAATTGCGATGCTGTCTACTAACCCTCCATATGAATATGATGGAGAAATATCTTATCAATGCTATACCATTTGTAAAGAGCATCATACTATTCCAGAGTTTTTATTCAAAGTAAGTAACAATGATGAAAATAATAATGTTTATTATATCGAGCTATGGGATCAGAAAACAGACAATGATGTTAAATTTAACGAAGATTTGATCATGTATTTTAAAAGATCACCAAAATTATTGAGTAAATTATTGAGAGGAGAATAGATATGAATGTATATAAATTAAAAGACTACGAGCAAGCACTGATTTTGGCTTGTAAGGGACACTTTAGAAGTTACAAATATGAAACTACCGTAGAATCAATTTATGTGATTGTAGCACGTATTATTGGCTGTAATATTGATGATATAAATGATAATACTATATCATACTGGCTATATAGATTGTACGAGAAGCTTATGGATATCGATGAAACAAACTTTAAAAGAAGGAATGCGGTGAGAGATTTTATGACTAATCGATATGATTTCTTTAGAAATGTAGAAGATATTAGTTTTGATCTTAGAGTTGTGAAATTCTTAATATCTGAGATGAACACATTGCAGGTTTATAAGAAAGATAGATTTAGAATAGAGTTGAATGAAGGTAGAGAGTACTTAGGATTAGAATTGAAAGGAGAATAGATATGTTTAGAGGAATGATTTTATTTTACATGGTATTTATTGGAATCGGATACTTCGGTTGTGATAGATTTACAACTGGAGAATTTTGGACTATTATGATGATTAGTGTAACTGGATTTGGAATAATTACATACTTGTCTGATATCTTAAAAGAGATAAAGGATAATGATAAATCGAAAGGAGAATAGATAATGATAGATGTGAGAGGGTTGTGTGGTACATATGTAACTATCTCAGACGGTGAAGCATCAAGAGTGTATGCATACGTGTTAGACAAATTAACAAAATCTGATAAAGAAAAAGTCAGAAAATGGAATGTAAATGTTAAATATAATTGGGATGACTACGAAGATAAACATTATATTTATTCAAATGACCAAGATTTAATCATATCTAAAGAGTTCACAATAAGAAATGAATATTTTAGCTGTGTTGGATACGGTGAATGTGGTAAAATAGAAAGAAAAATAGATTTAGTATTCGAATGTAACCATGACACAATTGTTGGGTTAGAAATGGAAGTGACTGTAACGCCGATTGTGGAATAATGTAGTTGCAATACTTTGAACCTAATGTAACTATAATATATCCTTATGCATTAAATAGGATGAAACCATTGGGAATTTAAAAAGGAGGAATTTATGGGAAATAGAAATTTAATTAAACAATTAGAAAAACTGACAATATTCAAAGGTTTTGAGTATAATGTAAGAACATATGACAAATTTACACATGATCCACTAACGGGTGTGTATGCAATCATAGACAAACCAAATGGTAGTGGAACAGCGTATTGCTTTGGGAAAACAGAAAAAATAGCATTAGAGTATGCTATCAAATATTCTAAAGAACAAATAGAAGCAATTGAACGTGCTAAAAACTTCATAAAGACATATTGTTCTGTATGTGTACATAATTCAGAACCATACAAAAACTATAGAAAATGCGATACATTAGATAGTTGTTTTGCACAAACAGATTCCGAACCAACTAAATTTAAAAGAAGAAACGAGGTAAAATAATAACATGGGTAAAATAGAAGAAAGGTTTAAAAAGGCCGGTGTAAAAATAAAAAAATTAGAATCAATGGAAGAAATTAAAAATAATAATTGGGTGATGCCAAATGGTGATAAAGAAGGCATGATCAGATTAAAAACTATAGACTTAATAAATGTAATAAAAGTTTTGATAGGGAAATAACTGCTTAAAAAGGATAAAGGAGGATTAAAAATGATCAGAAAATATAGAGCAAAACCAACGAACTTTAATAAATATGTATACGGTGATATAATAAAGATTCAAGACACATACAGAATCAGAGAGTATACTAAATACCATTGGAATGATTACTTAGTTGAAGAAGATTCAATCGCACAATTCACCAATATGTACGATAAGAACTGTGATGAAATATATCTAGGAGACAAAGTAGACTTATTTGGAATGAATGGTAACATCTGTTTTGAATGTGGTTCATTTGGAATTGGATTCAAAGATGGTATTGATTATAACTTGATTCAAGCAAAAATGGATGAGACTGATTGGTGTTGTGGAAATAAGTATAACGGATGCTTTAATGATAATTTCTTATCCTTGTACGAGTTGTACAATGCATTCAATGGTGAAGGAGATTACATTGATGTATTAGAGGTTATTAAGGAGGATTAAATGAAAACATTAAATCAAGTAAAGGAAGAAATTAATCAACTATTAAAAGACAATAATATGATTTTGGACGTAACTACATCTTCTATGGTTGGTTACTCTGTTGAACTATGTAAATCTGATTATTCTGAGTATACTGAATTAACTGAATGGAAACAATCATAAAGGAGGATTAAAAATGAAATATTTAGCAGTTTGCAAAAGAAGTTATACCAAGTATGGATCAAAATTTGACAATGCTTATCCCATCGTCAGTGTAAGTAAATATGAAAGCCATGTTAAGTTGCCAAAAGGTGATTTAAGCGTAGAGGATAGTAAGTTTGACGAGTATTTTGATATAGTAGAGATGGAGGAATGATATGAAAGATGGTTATTTTATCTATTAATAACCTATACACGTAATATAACAAACTATTAGAAAGGAGTGAATATGTTATTTTTAATTGGATATTTTATGATAGGTCTTATTTATTTCGTAGCTTTGGTGTTTTTTAGATTACCGAATGCATTACATCAAGAACTTGGAATAATCAAAGTTATATTTGACAGTATGAAAATTATAATCCTATGGATCTTTTATGCTATGTACTTGTTGTTTAAAGAAATTTCCGAATAAATAAAAACTTTCAATCGCCTATTGACTTCTATGTTGATAGGTGGTATTATTATATCAAAGGATGAAGGAAACGAAAGGAGAGTAAAATGAAAAAAGAAGACTTAACCAAATTAAAAAAATGTTCTAAATTATATAATTGGTTTGAATTAAAGTATGTCATTTCTTGCATAAAAAAATCAAATGCACGAGGCAACAATCTTAGAATTGGAATTACAAGTCAAACCACGTTTGAAAAACTTGTAGAATTGGGATATGAACCATATCACTATAAGGGTCAATTATATCAAATCAACTTAGATTAATTTTATAGGGAGGTAAACATGAGTGAAATGGATTTAAGCGGATATAAAATGATTAAATTTATATCAAATTGTGAATACAGGATCGAAAAAGAAAGCCAATCGGTTATATTGTGGATTCCATTCTACAAACTATCAGAGTTTACAAACATTCTTGGATATGATTACTTCTCTGAAGGAGGAGAGGATGTCAATTTACAACACAATTGTATAGCTTTGGAGATACAAGATTTGATGGAGTGGTTTGAAATATACCACAGTGATCTGGTCGATTTACTAGATTAGAGGCTACTGTGTGCATAAGAGGTAATTATGATTACATGACTGTTAAAGTGTTAGAAATAATATATAGTTAAATTGACGAAAGGAGGAAGAAATGGAAAAGAAATACGTAATCACTTTTGAGGATGTTAATGAGGAATATTTGGATGATATTGAAGGGAATCTAAATGCGCTGTTTACAGATGTGGTGGAATTTGCCAGAACCGTAGAAATCGAAGAGGTTGAATAAGGAGGATTTAAAATGAGAGCAGTAGAAGTCAACATTAGAGAATATGTACCATACAACAAAGAAACGGGTGTTAATTCACATTACAAGGATAAGTATGTGAAAGCCACGTTCCATCAGTGGGGATTGGAAGACTCGGGAGATCTTGAAAATGGGTTTGCGGTGTCAGTTGCTATAGTAGAGATTGATAATGGAGAAATCAATACTTTGTACCCAGCCGACGTTAGATTCGTAGATTAAAAATCACCATTTGACCTAAATGTATGCATAATTATGTCATATGCATACATTGGGATGTAAGGGTTTGAAATACTATAAACTCAAAATCAATAAAAGGAGGAATATATGAGTGTAGTAGTAGCAATTAAAGATGAAGATAGAGTGTGGATGGCGTGTGATAGCCAAGTAAGTAGAGGGTGGAATAAAAGCACGCTAACCAATATGAATAATTATAAAATAATGAAACCAAAAGATGAGCCAAATACACTTGTCGGTATCGTTGGCAGTCTAAAATACCAGAATGCTTTAAAGGTTCAAGATAGTTTTATAAATGAGTTAACTAGATTAAAAGGAAAGTTTGACTTTAAAGATATGGTGAAAAATGTAGTTCCAAAGCTATTCAGCGTAGCAAAGGAATATCAAACATCAAATAAAATCAAAGATCAGGATGGGTATATGCTAGATAGTAATGTATTATTTGCACATAAAGACAAACTATTCAATGTGTGTTTTGATGGTTCTGTTACAGAAGTTGATGATTTTGCGTGTATTGGAAGTGGTGAGGAGTATTCAATTGGATACATGAATCAATATAATGATGACTGTGACGATAAAAGAGAGGCTATCATCAATGCAGTAAGATCGGCTTGCAAAAGTGAATTACACGTAAATTACCCAATTATTGTTTCAAATACACTTGATGGTGAATTTATCATTATTGAGAAGTAATCAACGCTTTGAGTCTATTGTGTGTATAATTTACAATTATGCATACATAGTACCGTAAGTGTTGGAAATAGTGGAAAGGAAAAGGAGTAGTTAAGCATGAATATACAGAAAGCACTAGAAATAAGACGCTCTATTTTAAAAAGAGATTCATTGAAAATCGATACACTAACGATGGATGAGGTTATTGAATATTTATACTACTGGAGTGAAGAGCTTCATTTAAGTAATGGTAATGGCAAGGTTTTAGGTTACAGTAGTGACAGATTTGTTACTATTACTATTGAAGAATATGAAAATTTACTAGATGCCGTAGCTGAAATGACTTACCATGGCTAGATAAAGGAGGGATTAATATGGGATGGAGCTGTTACGCAATTGGTGATATATCATTAGATATACACGATTCAATATATGACAAACAATACAAAAAGTATAGATCAATAGATTTAATAGAAGATATTACTGCGTGGTGCAAAATCAACGGAGAAGATTTAGATTTACAAATATCTGAAATCAGCAATATATCGGAAAATAAAAATGGTACTTTTAGCTTTGAAATAATTGACAATCTAATTAAAACATATATATACGAAAATTACATCTTTGGTAAAAGCATAGAGTATGTTGCAGTTAAGCGAATGAATAGCAGAGGTGACGGAAACAAGATGTACCTTAAGTACAAGAAGGATGGAGAAATTGGCTTCACTAACAATTTAGAAGATGCAATGACTATAAATTATGATTTAATCTATTGGGTTGATTTAGAGAAAGAGTTCGAAGGCTTTGATGTTTACCTAAGAAGAAGGGAGAGCATATGATTTGTCCAATTTGTGGGAATGAGAATATGTATAACAAAAGCTACTATGATGAGTATGGATTGGAAGAACAATGCACTAGATGTGAAGAATGCGGAAAATTTGTTGACCATTGGGCTTTTGGCAGACAGGTAATAATTATAAAAGATAAACACTGGGATTTTACTGACCATGGCTATATGAATGATGAAGATATGAAAGCTTCAGAAAAAGCATGGTCTGAGATAGGGCTCGAGTTAGATAAATGTAGACATTATGACGGAAGTTACAGTGTTTGATGGCATTGTATGTGTAATAATAGAATATACACACATTATCGTTAAACCGTTGGTAATAGCACAAAGTTAAAATTAGAAAAGGAGGAGCTTATGAATATTAAAGAAAAACAAGAAAAAATCTTATCAGTCATTGACTGTAGCAACTGTACTTATAAAGTAGATGAAAAAGATTGGCAGATGTGCAATGATTGTACATCAAATTATGACAACTGGGTTCAAGGTGAAAATATTGACTATTCTGAATCCAAATTTATCCATGAAGTGTCAGAAAAAATAAATGAACATCCGTCAGAATTTAAGTATATTTTAAGAATGGAGGCATAAGTATAGTTAACGAAAAATTATTTGAAAATGAAATGGAGGAATCGTATGAATTCAATTAATCAATCTGGTTTATGGTTACGATTGGTATGCCAGAAATTAATATGGCTCATGTATTAGGTATTGGGTTGTTCTTGAAATCATGTGTAGGATTTAGAATTGACGACGACGATAAAACGGAAGAAGAAAAAGACAAAAAGGCAATGTATCAAGTCTTATTTCCACCAGTATTATGGTTAGAGGCTTGGATTGTACATATGTTCATTTAATTTATCAATAACTACCCAACATAGGATGTAAATAATAAAATAATTAGAAGATAATATGTAGTTTGTCTGTAATAATCGTGGCTGATCACCACACACGGTTGGGTTAGTTAAATATAAATAAGAAGGTGAAACAAATAGGTTGACTTGTCACTAGCGTGGAAATAAAAATATTAAACTGAGCCACTAGCTAGATGAGTCGTATAGCCAAAGTCGATAGTACTATAAACTCTAAAAACATTTAATTTAATAATATGCTTAGACCAACCCAGATTTTCTGGGTATTTTTATATTTTTATTTAAAAAGGTGTTGACATTGGTTTTGGTTATGGTATAATTTAATTAACAGATAAGGGAAATATAACTTGAGGAGGTTATGATGGAAAAATTAAATGCTGTTGAGATAATGGATGAGCTGATAAATAAAAGAAATCAGATTCAAGAGAGATGCACGTACTTAAAACATAAGATTGAAGTTATTAGAAAGAAAGAACTCGATCTAAATCATGTAACTGAGATATATGACTTTAACGCATCTCAGATGTGCAAACTTACAATAATGAGAAAAGAAATTCTTAGAGAGAGAAGATCTTACAAAGATGAAATGGAGGAGCTTAATCCATTATTGTTAGTATTAAATCAAGCAAGTAATACCAGTAAAGCATATAAGAATATCAAGAAGCAAACATATTTTCATAAAAACAATGAAAAAGATAGATGTTATAATGTTAGAGTAATGAAGGAATTATTCGGTGATATTCTTACTGAAGAAAACAAGCCTAAACTATAGGTAAGGAGGATTAAAATGAAATACGATGTAAACAATTGGAAATTAGACCAAAGATGGACAATGACATCATGGGCACAAGCTAATAATCAACATGAATACGATATATTGGTCAAATCACTATTTGGAAAAAGGCTAGTTCATGACAATTGGTACATGAATGTTAGTGGAATGGTAGGAACAGAAGAATGCTATTTTAGAGATGATTATGAGTCTTGGCATACTTATTTTGAGACCGATTGTATAGAGCCTTATGACGTTGATGAGATTTACGAAGAGCTTGCGTTGCCACATCCAAAAGATTACTTTGGTAAAATAAGAATAAGACCAGATGACGACGAGTTTCCATGTATGTTAGTGTTTACCTATGCATCATATGGTGGAAGAATGGAGAATTGTTTAAGATGGAATAGGATTGAAGACTACAACAATGAATCTGCCAGAGAAGAGATTAAATAGGGCTCAGAAGTTGGTCAAGAAATTATTTAGATTATAAAGGAGGTATAATGAAAGTATTTTTAATTTATGAAGAAGATGGATATATGTATGACACTAGATCTACGTTGATTGGATTTGTGAAAGATGAGGAAAGTGCCAAGTCATACATAGCAGAAAAGAACAAACCATATGATGAAGAGTATTCAAAATATAAAAAGTGCCAAGAGTGTAGGAAATACGAAGACGATGACATTTACGAAGAAACTGAAATGTTTAGATATTCAGATATTTGTGAAGTAGCAGAAATTAAAAATGATCGAAATGGTGAGTACTGTGAAAATGATCTAAGTGGGGAGTGTGAATTTGATAATCCTTACTATTGGTATATGGAAGCGGATGAGATTGAGGAGGTACAACGTGATTAAAATAAAAAAAGGAGTCTTTATACAAAAGTATAGTGATAATGAGAAAAATTTAGGCATATGCTTTTCTAAAATGCTATTGCCAATTGAAAGCATGGTGTCACAAAAAACAACGAATACTCACTCAGGATCAAAGATGGTTATTAGCACATATAAATACGATCTAAAGCCAATATATTATATAAGATTGAGCCTTCTTAAATTTTTTTTAATAATAGGAGGTTGGTACGACAATGTTGAGAAATAGCCGTTTTAAGCTAATGTGTGTGTAATAGGTGATTATGCGCACAATGACGTATAAGCGTTGGAAACAGTATAAAGTAAAAACAAGAAAAGAGGTGAAATTTTGTATATATATGAAGGATGCACTAGAAAAGAAATAGAGATATACAGAGAACTACAAAATGAGCCATTTGATTTTGGTACTGGTTTGATTGTTCCTGATAATGGAGGAGAAGAAGCTTATTATGAAATGGCTTTAGAATACAATGAGTGGGACTATCTATTGAGCGGGTTTGATAACTATAGAGACAGATATGAAGTTGTTGATTATTCAAAAGATATGACTAGAGCCAAGAGAAGAAAGAAGAATTGGTCTAAAGCCATCTATAAAAGAAAACATGGATATATGCACTTACATGACAAACCCCTACAGTCTTTAAATAAAGGAAAGAACTTCTGTAGTTGCTCACTATGTACTCCTAAAACCAATCCAAAAGGTAAGAGATATTTTGGCAGTCAAAAGATCAAATACAAACAAAGAAACTGGAAACACTCTGACAGGTTAAAGATAGGCACTTGTGATAGCAAGTTATATGATTATGAAAATAGATATAATGATGATAGATATTGGGAGTGGTATGATGAATACGTAAATGACGATAGATGGCATTGGTTTTTAAATAGCGAAGAAATGTTGAGTGATATAATTAGAACATTCGATGAAAACGATGTACATATTGTGGTGAATGGAAGCTACTGGATTAACGGAGAAATGTTTGAGTATCATAAAGAATATAATTTAGACTATTCTAAAATGCACTTAGTGGCAAACCATGATTACACTTCTTTTACAATATATTGGCTTGATCAATATGTAATAGATGAGTTAAAAACTTTTATTAAGGGTAAAGGGTTGAATATGATGTGTTCAGATATTTGTCAAGGAAAACTATTCGATGGAATGCACATACAAGACCAGCCGTGGTTTTCTATATACAATGATCAGCAAGATTGGGTTGATGGTAGTTATATAAATATAAAATTAGCCAACTATAGAAAGTGTAGATACGATGAGTTTGACGAAGAATAGCCGTTTGATCGCTATTAATGTATAATACTGAATTATAAACAGAGTAGAGTTAAAATGTTGGTAATACACAATAGTAAAAAGGAGGTAAAATGAAGAAGGAATATATGTTACATATATGGGGTGGAGCATTCAATGAAGGAAACCCTCTACACGGCAAAGACCATTATTACTATTTTGATACAGAGTGTGAAATAAAACATTTTTCTGCATCTTTGAAGAAATATGAAAAGTATGGACTAATGAGAGATATGGTGGAAGGGGTTTTAAAGCACAAAAGAACCGTTGCTTTTATTGATTTTAAATATAATAGTGAGGTCTACTCCATTGAGTATGATTTTGGCTATGAATACCCCGAAGAGTCAGCGAGGTTTGCATTTTTTGAGAATAACCACTCTTGTGATTGTAATAGGAGTATGTTTATTTCCAGAAAATACCCAGAGTTTGAGGAGATGGGTTGTGGCGAAAAAATAGATATGATTAAATTTGATATAAAATATTTAGATTAAGGAGTGATATATGAAACTATATGTAGCAATACAATTATCAGTAAAGCACGAAATATATCTTAAACGGGTTTTGGCTGGTGGAGAGGGTAGACGAGTTATTAGCTTTCTGAAATCTCAAAATAAATATGCAAATTATCAGTTAATTAAAATTGATGATAAATATGTAGATCAAGATTATGTTTTAGACACTAAGGAGTCTTGGTTTGATATGTTAAATAAGTTAAAAGAATACAAACCAATTGATTACTACAAAGATAACCCCGTTGCACTTGTAGAAGATTATTTTGGGGTAAAGTTGATGAATTATCAAAAGGTATTTTTAAAGATGACATTTACAACTGAGAATTTCTATGATAAAATTAAGTTATCAATGATGAGAAGAAAGCTATATTAAGGAGGAATAAATGGATAATTACGAGAGCTCAAAAGATACAATAGAACACATTAAAAACGTTATAGAAAAAGGAAGTAAAATAATAAAAGAATTAAGTAAAAGGTTCGCAACACATGATCAAAGCAAATTATATTCACCAGAAAAAGAAGCATTTGATGAGTTTACACCAAAGCTCAAAGACTGTACATATGGTAGTGAAGAATATAAAGGATATTTAAAAGAAATGAATATTGCACTTAAGCATCACTACTTAGAAAACAGACATCATCCAGAATATCACAAGAACGGCATTAAAGGTATGGGGTTAGTTGATGTAACCGAAATGCTGGTTGATTGGATATGTGCAAGCGAAAGACATGACGATGGAAATATTGGAAGAAGTATTGAATACAACTCTAAAAGATTCAATTATAGCCACGATCTAAAAAGAATATTAGTAAATACTGTTAAGGATATGTACAAATATTCAGTAGAAATTGGAATGACAAGTGGAGATTATGGAATATATTATGGTGATACAATAGATGAATTCCATGAATGTATATCAAGTGACGAAAAGATGTCTAAGTGGCATGATATATTAATCAATGGATACTACTCCCCGTTTAAAAACGAAGATGGTGAATATGAATACGAAACTAGAGATACTACGGTAGATAATTGCATTTGTATATATTGGAGAGTTAAAGAAAAATAGACGCTATATCGTCATTTATGCATAGGATTGAATTATATATTGAAAACACTAATTAACAAAAGGAGGTAAAATGAATATTTTTAATCTGTTTAAGATGAAAAAACAAGACCCAACAGTAGTTGAAAGAACTAATAAAATTCAATATGATTGTATGGGATATCCGTTAAGATTAGTTAAAATGTCGGACGGAAAGTATCGGTGGCTAGACTCATATGAGGAAGATGGAGACGTTTTACTATCGCCAAACGAGGTTTTATCATTAAACGAAGAGTTATTTTAAGAAGGAGGTTTTATGAAATATAATAAAGATGAAGTCTATGTTTGCGAAAGTGAGCCATGGAGAAGTAAAGTTATTACATTTGTAGATGAGTGTTTAGTGTGGGACTCAGACTCAATTGACGAAGAAATGAGTATGATCTCTTGGCAGGTGTCAGACGAAAAAGCATTTGATAAGAGAGTATGTGAATACAAGAAGAAGGATACAATACAAGAAGTTTTGGCTAATGATGGAAATACATTTCCTTACGTATATTATGGAGAAATGACGTACAAGTCTTGGAAAAATTATATCAGTAGACACAAGATGAGAAAATTGGATTAACGAACCCATGCGTGTTTGAGTGTCATGTATGTATAACATACAATTATACACACAATGAGTTGTATACATTGGAAATAGAGAATAGTAAAAAGTAGGGTAAAATAGGATGTATAAATATACAAAGGAGGAATTATGGAACAATTAAAGACGTATGTGACACACGATGAAATCATAAAAGCATTAAAAGAAGGAAAGAAGTTGACGCCAAAAAATGGTGGTAAAAACTTCAGACTTGAACAAGGAAGAATAGGTGATACAAGTTCTAGATGGGTAAAGGTTTTATATTATTGGTGCAATCCACAGATGAATAGAACGTTTGCAATGCTAGAAAATGGAGTTCATGTGGACTGTGTCATAGACATTCTAGATATAAGGTATTCAAGCTTTATAGAATATGTTGATGCAAAGGATATACCAAGAAAGATGACAAAAATAGAAATAGAGAAAGAACTAGGATACAAAATACATATTGTTTAATTCAAACACTTTCACCGTATTGTATGCATATTGGGTTATTATGAACTAGATAAGGTTGAAATTTTGAGAATATATAAAAGTAAAAGGAGGTAAAATGAAAATTTTAAAGACACCACAACAAGCAAGTAAAGAGCGAAAAATAGCCGAATTAGATGGAACTTGTCCATTTTGCGAAACTGTTAATTTCACATTTGGAGACACGTATGTCTGTTATGAATGTGGTGCAGAGTGGGAATCTGAACTGTACAGAAAGTAATTGGATATTGAAAATATATAAAAGTAAAAGGAGGATTTAAAATGGAAATTCAAAATATTGTAGATCAATTGAATTATGAATTATGGGAAATAACTGATGAAATCTGCTTCTATTTAACCGATAGCACAGCAGTACAGTACATAGGATTGCATATTTTTGGCAGTAATATTTTCTTGTGGGATTCAGAATGCGATAGTTATGAGAATGAATCACAGTTACTAAATCATTTGAGGCATGAACTCACGAATATAATCGAAAAGTTTGAAAGTTGTAGCAAAGTTATAAATTCATATGGATTAAACAGATTGGAGGAATAGGGTGCTATATGAGGAATAAAGTTTATCTCGTAGAATGTTTAATTAGCAATAAACAGTGGGTAGTAAAAGCTATAAATAAGACTAGGGCAAGAGCAATGATTGCCGATGTAGAAGGATATGGATATGATTATTTTGAGTCTGAATTCTATGTTAATGAATTATTTGATTTAAACAACGAAGAAAGAATGATAGATATTACAAAGGAGGAATAAATATGAGAAGAGAAACTTTGGTATTTATAGTGTATGCTATTTCATTGGTTTTATTGTGGATCATAAACCCACTACTTATTCCGGCAATGATACTGTTTGGATGGGCAATGAATATGGAAAATAGAAATAGGGAAAATAAATAAAAAAACTTTGAGAAAAGGGTTGTAATGCTCTTTTCTTTTTGTTATAATTAACTTAATAAGAGATACGAAAGGAGATACAGCAATGAAAAAGCAAGAATTGAAGGAATTATTAAAGTTTGATGGAGTTAGTGATCAATTAGCAGAATTAATGCTAGACTATGAAATGAACCAAGTAAAGAAAAGATGTAAAATCACGACTATTAAAGAAGAAAACAAGTCTATAAATAGATTTTTCAACTGGTATATGACTAAAAATAGAATTAAAATGATGAAAGTGTCGAATATAAGATCAATGAAAGGTCTAGTTGCACAGCAATATGTTGATTGGTTAAGTTCACCGGGTCATGATGGAGCACCTAATGGATATAAGAATGCTTCATTAAGAAAATATGTTGCTAATATTGGCTCATTTATGAAATATTTAGTTAAATATGGACATATCGATACGAACCCAATTAGTGGAAATGTAGACTATCCATTTGAACAAAAGCATAAAGTGTATTACTCACAAGAAGAGGGGAAAGCGGTCATCGATGCAATTCAAAACTCAGACAGAGGCACGCCAAAGCAAAACAAAGCCATTGCTATGTTGATTTTTTATGAAGGTTTGAGGATTAACGAAGTGTCTACATTCAAAATTAAGAATTATCTAGAGTATAAAGATCAGGGTTTGATAAAAGTTTTGGGGAAAGGTCGTGGTGACTCTAAGCAAAGAATAGTCACACTATTCAAAGATGTTGAAAAAGCAATAGATGACTACTTGGAGTCAGGAGAAAGAAGAGGAAATAGCGAATATTTATTTACAACCGATAGATATAAGGCTTCTGGAGACTTTAGAAGTGTAGCATATATCAGAAGGCTAATAAATGATGCAAGAGAAGAGACTGGTTTTAATGAAATAATTCCACATTGCTTTCGCAAGTTATTGGTAGAGAGACTCATGGATGCAGGTGTTGAATTAGAAATGGCTTCTAAGATATTAGGACACTCTGATATATCAACAACTAGAAAATTCTATTTACAAATGAAGGAAAATAGTAAAATGCAGGATATTAGAGAGATATTTTAAAAGGAGGGAAATATGAAAACAAGAACAATCACAATAAAGAAGATGGTTCCAGTCGAGCAAGAAATAACCAAGTATGTGGCTAATGACGGAACTGAGTGGGATAGCGAGTATTTAGCTACGTGCAGAGATGATCTTTTAATCAACCAAGAAAAATATAAATGGCAAGATGTGTCATATGACGGAGACGAATATAATATTGGTTATTTTGACTCCAAAGAAAACATGATGAATTTTTTAAACTCAAATTTTAGACACCTTGGTTCAGTGCATCTATGGGATAAAAATCCAAAATTCCCAAATTGGTTTATGGTAAATATTTGTGATACAGATGACTACACTTCGACCTACATTTATAGTGGCGATGAATTGATAAAAATGATAGATGAGTCTGAAAAAGAGATTGATAATTTAAAACGAATAATCAACGGTTGAGCATCATGTATGCATAATTGGGCAATATGGACACTATGCACTTGACTTATTGGAAATACTATGTTATTATTTTATAAAAAGGAGTATTAATTATGATCGAAAATGCAAGAGGATTGAGGTTAAAATTAGCAACATTTGATGATTGTTGTGGTATGGGCATCGAGGAATTATGTATGGTTTTGGAAGAATACGACAAATGCTTACTTATTGAAGATTTTATTAAGATATTGATGGAACAATATGGGAAATCTTATGAATCTTCATTACTAATTTTAAAAAATATACAAAAGATTTGGCATACAAAGGTTTCAAGTCTACACACAATACCATATGTGTTTCACGACACAACTAGATTAGCAGAAAAACAGTCTTTGCTTGATATTGAGGAGATGAAGAAAATCGCAAATGAGCTAAAGAAGATTGCTGAAGAATCAAAAATTAAAGTATGTACAGAATGCGGTAGAGTTATAGATGGGAAGCCAAAGCATAAGCTGTACTGTGGAAATCTCAAAGAAGTTTGCTTTGATTGTTGGAGTGGAACGTGTACTATACTAAGAGTTTAAAGGAGGTATGAAATGAAAAAAAGTTGCAATAATTGCAAGGCTTTTGATGAAATGAATAAAATCTGCCAACTTGGTTACAACATTGAAATAACAAAAAGATACCAAATGTTTGCGATTCAATGGAGTCCAGTAGAAAATTGCCCTAAGCCCCTGACCATATCTAAATATGTCAAATTAAAGGAGAATTTATGAATTTATTAAAAATTATTATAAATAGCATACGAAGACCATATAGGATACCTCAAAGAACATACACATTTTCAGAAAAAATGAGAGCATTGCCAATTATGTTGTTTAGCACAAAAAAGATTAAGAAAGGTTAAGGATGGCAAATTATGAAATGTATAAAAAATAAATGTAAATATTTTAAGCAAGATTCATTCAAGAAAAGCTATTTCAGATGCACGCTATCCGACAGGTCGATGTTTATATATGGTGAACCAGATTGTAATATTGATGATATAATAGCTAAAAAGATGATTAGTTTAAATAGATTATCGGCTGATAGAGAAGAAATATTAAAGAAAGGATTATTGGGTGAATAACTATGAGTGATTTTATAGAAAAGATACTAGAAATAACCAGTAATGAGATAACTTACGCAAATGATACTGTAAATATTAGATTCAAAAACAACAACAAAGAGGAGGTAATGAACTTTATATACTCTACAATGTCCAAAAGAGAGTCTGAATTACTAAAAGCTTACAATGATGAAAAGGTGCTGTTTGTAAAAAGAAAAGAAGAAGAGCTAGATTTATTTGATAAGTATCTATATGAGGAATACTACGTTAATGGCAGTTATGAAACAAAAATTGTAAGATATGATAAGAATTTAAGTTTAATTTCAACAGGAGTTGGATATAGGGACGGTGAGTATTGCAAGAAAACAAGTGGTAATATCTCTACACTGTATAAGGAAGAGATCTTTGGTAAAATAGATATAATCATAAAGGAGGATAAATTAAAATGAAACTATGTAGAAAATGGAATTTTGTAATGTCCGCTACCCCATCAGAGGCAAGAAGGAGGCTAGCAATCCATCTTGTAAATAATAGAGGTGGATCTGAATTTAGACTATGTGTAAAAGGCAATACATTTGGTTATGAATGGAGGTAGTTGTGAATCTGTATACTAAAGCAAACATGATCGTAAACAAAGACACCCAATTGAGTAATGATATTGAGAAACTAAACAACATAAAAGAGTATTTAGTAAATTATGATTCAAGCTGTAATATATTTAATCTCTATCAAATAGATAACTTGTGGAAGCTATATAAGAGAAACTGTGAGATAAAACAAGTTTATGCAGATTGTAAAAATTTAGAAGACTTTGTTAATTGGATTGAAACTGAATTTAAATGGTTGTAGTAATGATGTGAAAGGAGTTAATCGTGGGAAACAAAGAGAAAATTATAAAATTATCAAATGATTTGCTGTCAACTATTGAAGAGATGCAGTCATTTCGATGCACTTTTGAATCAGGTTTTAAGTGTGCCGAATGTCCCCTAGGTATATATGCCGTAGAATGGTCGGGAGAAACCTATAACGTATGTGATTTGGTTGATATTATCTATAGTAGACAAAATAAAATTAAAGACAAGATAGAGATAAATGATAGATTTTATAAGTGCTGTGAGTTTGTTGGAAATAGAATGCTAAACCCGCTAAAACCAGAACAAATTGAACTAAACGATTGTTGTATGACAGATTCAGATTTACAATATTTAAACAATAATAGACAAGAAATAACAGATTATGTTTTGAAAAACTTTGACGAAAAGTAAAAGGAGGGACTTATGGAAAATTATTATATTCAACGCACATTAAGTTTGATCGACAGTGCTGAAAACATACAAGAAGGAGATAGTGTAACCATAGAATTAAATGATGGGTCTAGATTTCTAGGAGTAGATGTTTACTATATAGGAGAAGAAGGCATGGATATATCAAGTAGAGTAGACGACCTAGAGGAAGATGTGGAATATAAAGATATAAAAAGTATTAAACTAGAATACAAAGGAGAATAGTATGAATATTAAAAAGATTGATGATTTTATAGAAAATAATTGGTGGGTTAAAACTTTAATACTGCTATTTGTAAGTTGTGGATTGGGTATAATACTGTGGAATATGTTTTATGTATGGAATATATTTCAATAAGGAGGAAAATATTATGAAGAAAGATTTCTTAGGGAATGAATTGAGCGTAGGTGATAAGGTTGTTTTTATGAAATTAAAATACAGAGATCTTGAGGTGGGATATATTGTATCAATGGCTGATAAGAGTTGTAAGATTGAGCATGAAAAAGACAATCTGAGCAGGACTGAGTGTAGACAATTTTATTCTCAAATAATTAAAGTTGATGAAGGTGAAGAAGTTGGGATAATTTTATAGAGAAAGGATGGGTTTTGATGAAGGTGAAGTTTTTAAAAAATACCTTTGGTAATGATGAAGGAGACACTGTAAAAGTATATTCACATGATGAAAACGAAATAAATTATTATGATAATTTTAATAGGTGGTGTTATTTGAAAATGTCAGAAAAAGATAAGATGTTCGAGATAGTTGATGACGAATAAGTTGGAATGATTTTATATGGATAGGAGTTTTAATATGGATAAAATAATATACGAAGATTGTCCTAATTGTTGTAAAAAAGCAGAGTCTGAAGGAATTAATAACGGCGTTGGATATGTATATCCTCCGTTTCATTGTTATTATTGTGGATGGTCAGAACAATGTAATTTATGGGATACAGATCAGTGTGGAAGTCACTGTACGGAGTATGAATATTGTAGTAAAATTAATTAATGGACAATAAAGAAAGGAGAGTCTATGAAAAGTCTAGAATATGAATGGGGAGTGTGTGAATATGCTATTTTTAAAAATGGCGTACTGTATACTTGTAGCCTAACAGAAGAGGATGCTGAGGAATATATGGATAGATACGAGAGTGATGAACCTTATGCTCATTTTGAATGTAGATTAATTACTGAAGAAGAGAGAGTAGGAAATATGCGTAGCGAGATTAATAGAAAATGGGGGATTTGATGAAAAGACTGAGAATTACAGGCGAAACTAGAGATAAAAGTGGTTTAACTATGATAAATGTAGTTTGCCCATATTGCGATAAGAAACAAAGCGTGTATACATATGATATAGGATGTAAAGAAGATACTAGTTGTGAATGCGGGGCAATATTAGTTTCTGGATTTATTGCAATTAAGTAAATATTTGATATGAAGGAGGCTGAAAATGAAATACACACTAAAAGAATTAACAAAAGCAATGGATATAATGAATCTTTATCAGGTTAATCAATTCGGAGGTAAGCGATTGGCTGATGAGATTAGACTAAGACAAAAGATAGAAGACGTTGAAGTAGGAGATACAATAATTACTGATAACGGCGATTTTACAATTATTACAATTGACATTGGATACAAGGATAAGGATTTTGAAAAATATGGTGCCATGTATGGAAACGAATTACAAGTAATGGAAGATTCCATTGAAGGTGTTGTAATTGAAATACTAGAAGATGTAGGCGAAAGAAAGTTTGAGATTAATAAATTAACAAGTGTTGATAATAAGTAGTAAATATCGTTTAAAATTATTGTGTACTTGACATAATATAGATACTATGTTATTATTTTATAAAAAGGAGGAAATAAATGAAAGTATATTTAATAGAGCATTCTAGCGGGTCTTACGAGGACTATAGAAGAGATATCGTTGATGCATATGTTAATAAAGAAGAAGCAGTAAATAGATTAAGCCAGCTAAAACAAGAATTTAAACTATTAAGAGATGAAATTAATTCATTACAGAATCATGTATTTGAAACCGAACATGACGATTACGAAGAGTGTGAGATCTGTGAAAGATATTTTGATAAATCATATGAGATCGAAGAACATAATGGATATTATTTAAAAGAACTTGAAGTTAGAGAGTGTAAAGACGGTGAATTTGGACTAATTCAACTGAGGGACTACAACAAACAATAACAAATATTAATAAAAAGGAGGAAATAAATGTTATTTTTAGACAATGAAATTTCACATGATGATACCTTACAATTGAGCTATATTTATCTTCATGGATCACTACAAACTGAACTAGGATATGATTTACTTAGGACAGATAGTATTTATTTGTATAACAAGATATATAATACAAAACATAAGAATGATAAGTTTTATCACTCGGTAATATTAGAATCTGAACATGGCGGCAGATATCATGTACTGATGTTCATATGGAAAAATTCAAAAGGTAGAGTGCAAGGTTTGGTGTGCGATGAGAACGACATGGATGATATGAGATATTGTCTTGATATGTACAAAGGCAATCAAGAAATCATATAAAAAGATTAGGAGGAATATATGAAAAAGAATTTTTTAAGTTTATTCGATGGAATGAGTGGAGGTCAGTATTCAGCAGAAGAGTTAGGGCTAGATATTGGAGAATACTATGCAAGTGAAATATACAAAAAAGCAATTGATGTTACGAATAAGAATTTTCCAAACACAATTCAATTAGGGGATGTAAACGAATATAAAAATTGGAATATCGACTTTAAAAAAATTGATATAGTTATGTTCGGGTTTCCATGTCGGAATTTAAGCAGAGCCGTAATTAACAATTATGACCATAATCAAGGATTAAAGGGTGAAAAATCAAGTTTGTTTTACACTGCATTGGAAATTTTAAAAAAATGCAAAGAAGAAAATCCAAATGTTTTATTTTTATGTGAAAATGTAGAAAGCATGAAAAAAGAAGATAAAGATATCATAACAGAGTGCCTAGGAGTAGAACCAATTATGATAGATAGTTCACTTTTGACTGCCCAAGACAGAAAAAGATATTATTGGACTAATATAAACAACGGAGAGATACCAAAGCCTAACGATCAAGGAATTATTTTAAATGATATAATCATGAGCAAACAAGAAGTCAATGATCTGGAGATTAAACATAAATATTCATATTGGTATGACAAGCCATTCACTTATAATGGAGACGACAAAAAAGTTCAAGCAACATTGGAGATAAAAGGTCATGATATCCTAAAAAGAGTTTATAATTTAAATAATAAGTGTGCAACCCTAACTTCTTGCAGGGGTGGAAATTTACAAAAGAAGGTATACCAAGATCAAAAGTGTAGAAAATTAACACCAATCGAATACGAAAGATTACAGGGATTTTATGACAATTATACAGATGGAGTATCGGTAACAAATAGATACAATATGCTTGGCGACGGTTGGACTGTTCCTGTCATAAAACATATTTTTAGTTTCTTACCAGATGATTGGAAGAAATAAGATTGATCCAATATAATCAGCGTTTGAGTATATTGTGTGCATAAGATGCAATTACACACACATGGCTATTAAAGTATTGAAATTGCTATAAAGTGAAAGGAGGAAGTAAATGTCTGATATATTGAAAGTTAGGGAAATGGTATTGATGCTAGTTAATCATTCGTATCAAAACAATACAATAACAGAAGAAGAATTCAAAGAAATAATGGAAAGCTTAGAACTATGTGCGCGCATAGATAAGGCATACAGTACGATGTGTCGCATACTAAATAAGGGGGGATGGAATGTTTAAATTTTTTAAGATATTAAAAAGAGTAGCTAAAGACATAGAAAGGCTAGATAGGGCTATAAAAAACTTGAATGACCAAATATATATAGAAGAAGAACTTGGAATGATTGAATTCAATGGACTCGATAAAAAGCCGATTGTGGAGATGGTACCTAGATATGAAAAACTAAGCGATGAAATATTTGATCTGAGACAAAAGACGTCTACTTTAGAACAAGACCTATTTGATTTAAAGAATCCAAATGGCATATTTAAACTAGATAGAATTTGGATTGAAGGAGTATTTTATACACCATCCTGTTTTATTGATGTAGAATCAGTATTAGAACAAGATGATACATATGTTAACGTTGCATATGTGAATAAAAATATTGAAACTAAACTACCAACATATTTTAAATCATTACCTGAAAAGATGCACTTTTCAGAAAACTTATTGTTTGTAGAGTGTAATAATGATCTATATGCGTTCTATTTAGATTCATATGAAAAAATAGCAAACCCAATACCATCGAAAGATATCGAGCTAAATAAAAAATTTTTAAAAGATATAGTGTGGGGTAGTTGAAACAACATTTGACGAAATAAACAGCATTTGAAAGTATTGAAATTACTATAAAGTGAAAGGAGAAATAAAATGATTGTATTATTTATACTAGGAGCTATGCTTCTATTAGCTACAAGTGTTGTTTTTTGGATAATTAGTCCATTTGTATTGATATTTGGACTGGTCGGTTTTGTTTTTGGTATAATGACATTTAAAAAAGGTTCTTTAAAAGAAAATATATACTGGCTGTTGATTTGCCTATTAATGGTTTTCATCCCATTATCACTGTGGTTTGGTAGAGTTTCATTTGAAAATGAATCATATATAGATAGTATTACCTATTGTAATTATGAATATGTGGGTGAAAGCAAATATGAAAACGAATTAAATTTCAGAGATGATGACGGGGATATCATATCAATAAAATTAGAAAATAATGATGTTGTTGAATATACGGATGTAACTACCGTAACAAAATATTATGAAGAATCAGATGCTAGAGGTTGGGTTCAAATTATTTTTATGACAATTGCAGATGATGATCCATGGTATCATATAACTATAAAAGGAGATTAATCTTATATTGTTTTTCTATGCTAAATAAACTGAATAAAAATTAAATACACTCTTGACAATGATATGTTTTGGGTGTATTATTAGGTTAAGATATAATAAAAGGAGGATAAATAATGGAATGCACTTTTAGTTTTATGATTAATGAGGATGACATTTTCAATGTAATTGCTCAAATGACAAAATCGACTCATCTGAAACACTTTAATTTAGATCAGTCACAGCTTTATAATATGGATGATGGAGGAGATACAGTCCTTTCATTTACATTTACTCAAAATGATAATGGCGTTTTATATTTAGAAATAATCAATGATGTAAATCATGAATGTTGTGTGGTTATACAAACTGATGAATTATTTGATATTGCTACTGAACTACACAGATTATTAAAACCAGTATCCACATATAAGGATGGGTAGATGAGAACTAAAGAGGATATTAAAAAAGAGATTGATTTTTTAAGGAAACAAAGAAAAATATATGAAAATGGAAACGACCGGTTTTATCAAACAATAAGATCACAATTTGATTCACAAATATCAACATTACAGTGGGTATTATGTGAAGATTATTAAATAAGGAGGAAATATGAATAAAAATAAATTAGTAGAAGTTTGTGATAAGTGCCTAAAGGCTAGTTGTTGGTATGGTGAGTTCATGTGCGAAGAATCTCATGATGCAGGAACTGTATTGAAGACGATTGAAGAATTAGAAAAACTTAATAGAGAACATAGTGATTATTGGTCAGACGAATATATGATCAAAGTGTATGGAGAGGCTAATCCATTTGGGAATAAGGAGGGAAATATGGACAAAAGACAAAAATACTTCACACCATTTGGGTTTACTGCACCAATTGGCAAATGCAAAGAATCTAGTTTTGCTAGTGGCGCACATAGACTAGCATTATTTCCAATTTCATATCATGATGATAATTTTCCGGGCTATAGCGTTAGACAGCGTTGTGTAAATTGTGGCGAATGGATTGGTGAAACATATTTTAAAGCAAGCAAAAGAATAAAAGAGGCTGACGAGTTAATCAGTGTTTGATGACATTGTATGCATAATAAACGATTATACACACTGTGGGGTTAAAGGGTTGAAAATACTAGGTGTGTAATTTAGAAAAAGAGGAGGTAGAATGAATAAAACAAAAATATTGATAATCGGAGGGCTTTTAGTTGGAATTCCAATGGTCGGAATAATTTGTGCTATGGTATATGTTATGGGTCTTTGCAAATTCTTAATGGTGTTTGGATTATCAATGGTGACTTCTATAATGATGGTCGCAGGGTTTAATTTGTTAACTAAGTGATGAAAGGAGATATATGAAAATACATGAAAAACAATATGTAATTAATGATCTTACCGATTGGCAAGAACGTGTTATTTACACAACTGATTGGGATGAATATGTAAAACAATTTTATTCGAATACTAGTTATAGTTCAACTTTATCATTGCCTAGGCTAAGAAGAATTCAGTCAGTTAAGGAAGATGATGAATCAATAACTGTAGAATTCTATCATGATTTTATAGATAAGACTGTGATTCATAAAGCTAAGATTGTAGACGATTCTACAAAGTGCGAAGTTGTAAAAGAATATGACAATTTTCCAAAGAGAACATCTTCGTATATCTGTAATGAGAGATTTAAGAATACTATATCTAAATTTGAGTTTGATAGAGAATATGAGTGCACATTTAAAGAAGATAGTAAATAGACAAAGGAGGAGTTATGTTAACATTATTTAAAAAGAAGTGCAAACATCCAAAAATTAAGCATATTACAGACTTGGGTGGAGATTCAATTGAACGTTTTGGTGGTAGAAGCATCTGGAAATGTATAGAATGTGGGAAGGAGATAATTCACTCTACAAGATCAAATGAAGACATCAACCATGAAATCAACAAAAGAATAATTGATAAAGGTGATATTTCAGACGGATATCATACTTTTGATGAACTATATTTTCATAGAATGATGCTGTTTTCTGTCGTATGTAATCAAAATAAAGACAGAGCTTGGAAGTCAAAACTGCATGATGATGGGACTATGTATGATGACTATTTTATCGTTGGAATTGAAACTATTCAAGGACAATATACATATCACTACCATATGCAGAACTGGTCTATGTTTAAGGTTAAAGAACTTGATAAGGCACCGGAATGGGATGGGCATAAACCGAGTGATATCGTAAGATTAATTTCGCTTACTCAAGAGAATTTAAAATAAAAGGAGGATTTATGAAGTATGAATTCGAATACAAATTTCTATATGATTTGCTTGATAAGCTTGAAAAATATGTACGCGTTCAATATGACGGCAACTCTACATTAACTGAATGGTTAGATGCGCAACAACTAGCAACTAGGGAAGGTTGGTGTGTTTTTGAAAAGCATTGTTTTGAAAATAATAGAGAAGATTTTATAGAATCAGAAAAGAAAATGGAATGGGATGAATTTGATGAATTCGTATTTGTAATATCCAAGCAATTATCATTCATGAATAAAAATAGGAGGTAATAATGAAATTAAGAAGAAAAATATTCCGATCAAAGCTGTTTAAAGACTTAAGAATGGAGCTATATAAAAACGGATTTGATCAAGGGTATATTGAAAAAACTATGGAGGAATACGTATGTGACTGTCCAGAAGATAAGCGAATAGATACCCATGAAGTTACGGATGAAGGTCGAGTGTTCGGAAAAATATGCACCCTGTGCGGAATGTTTTATAAGGATTAGGAGGAAGTTATGAAAGCTTATAAAAATAGAGAGCTAACAAGAAAAGTGAACTGGCATAAGCTAGCCACTATGTCCAAAGAAGAAGTTTTAAGAATACAAGAGGAATGGGAATCTGTAAAAAAAGAAAATGAAAAATTAAGAATGGAAAATATAGAGCTTAAAAACAATGCTTTAAAAGAAATTAAAGATGTTTTAACTAAATATAATATAACAATTGAAAAATACAGTAAAGCCAATATATTTAAATCACTTGGTTATACCGCTTGGTTTAAGAAGAATATTTACACACCAATATCAAATAAATATAATACATATCCTAACAGTATTCCAACTATGGATGTTGGCTCTTATGAGAAAGACGGAATAAAGTTAAATATAAATGGATCTCCATTTTCTATAGTAGAAGGTCACAAAAGATTATCTGCCGACTACGAAAGAGCAAAGATCAAGGAATTGCAAAAGAATAAGCTTTTCAAAGCATCTATTGTCTATGCTATAGAAAACAATATTAACACGGATGATTTAGATGACCAATCTATTATTAGATACGTAAACGATCACGCTAAAGAGAAATGGACTGAAGAAAACTATCCAGACGGTACAGAACTGTACTTGAAGCACGCTTGTTATGAGTGCTCTACATGGATTGTTGGTGAAAGAAGATGCAGTTGTGGGAATAGAAGGATTTACTTAGAAGTAGATGGAAATATTTTAGATGGGTTTGACGCTTATCCAGAACCATATTAAGGTTAGGAGGAAAAAATGATTAAAGAATTTAAACATGATAAAACTTATTGGTTTATAACAAACAATGATAAGTGTATTGAAAGATGCAATGTTTTAAACGAAGAACATTATGGATACTGGATAAAATGCTTGGACTCATCCGGCTCGCAAGGTGTGGAATCAGACAGAATATTCGATTCAAAATCAGAGGCTCTATCGTGGCTAGAAAAACATATAATACAGCAAAGAATTGAAATGTTTTCAAATTTCCACAGTAAAGAAGACGTTGTGAAAGAGCTTTACTCTTGTTATCAACAATATACGAACTTTGGAAGTCCAGACGTAGAAGTGATGAGCAAGTTGATTAAAATGTATTTAGATATCGAGGTGTAATTATGTCACACATATCACTATGTCAAGATGGAGATAAATGTTCAAGAAAACTAAAATGTTTGCGCTATAAAATGACACCAAAGCCGTATCAACCATACAGTAAATTTTATGACAATGGTATGTGTGATGCATTCATTCCAATAAATAATGAAAAAGTTTCAGATCGCTATTGACTCTTATGTTTTACTCTGCTATACTAAAGTAGAATTAAGATATAGGAGGAGATAAAAAAATGAAACTAAGAATTAGGTTACAAGAGGTTTGTATTATGGTTGCTTTAGTTATGGTCGTAGCATACTTTATTTTAAGCAATAGCGTGCGTAATTTAAAGGCTGATAGGGATTTAGTAATTGAGGAGTGCAATAACATTCAAGAACAATTAAATCTGTCAGAGCAAGACGTAACAGTACTTAAACAGCAGAGAATCACTATGAATAATGAGTTAGCTAAACTGGAACTAGGTATCAAGATTATGGAAGATGAAGTTCAAGTGGTTAAAAATGAATTAGCTGAGTATAAATATCGTGAGCTATGGTATAGGGATATTGATTTGGATGATGAATATCAAATATACATCTATGAATGGTGTAAAAAGTTACAATTAGATTATGATATCGCATTAGCTAAAATACAATTAGAAAGTAGGTTTGATGTAAATGCAAGAGGATACAATAAAAATGATCAAGGACAAATTACTTCAACTGATTATGGGTTATGTCAAATCAATTCTGGAAATCTTAATTGGTGTAATGAGTTGGCTGGACGAGAAGTTGATGTAGTAAATGATGTTTACGACAACATCGAATGCGCATTGAGGATATATAAAAGTTACCAAGATTATTGGAACGATAAAGGATATACTGGATACGAGTTAAATATTCGCACATTAAATTCATATAATTTAGGGATAAGCGGATTTAGCAAGTATATTGAAAACGGAAATTCGTGGGATAGTTGGAGATATGCTAAATTAGTATACAACAACTTAGAAAATATCAGATAGGAGGAAATATGAACTATATCGAAGAGCTAAGTGGACAACAATGGTTTGATTTTAAAGACAAATTACTAGAAACACTGGTTGATGAGAAAACCTTCTCTGATAACTATACAAGAAAAGAAAGTCAACAAATAATTAGAAGATTAAAGTACATAGAGTTGAAAAGAAAGCCAGAGTGGGCTAGGAAAATTTCATACTCTTCCGTGACAAAACGAAGAGTGTACAAGCATATTAAGTTTTGGTTTGATTTACATGGATATAGCGTATAAAGGAGGGTTAAAATGAGTGAAGTGGTAAGATATAAAGGCAAAATTAAAAAGATTGATATTGCACCAAGAAAGGTTGAGGCATATTTACATACTTCTCTAAGTGATGAAGGAAAGAAGAGATATACAGAGTTAATGAACGATACGGATGTGTTTGATAATAATTATGAGTTTATTTCATGGTTTGATGAACTAGAAGATAGATTTGTTATTGTAAAAGGATTTTTGTATGAGATTATCTCGAAGAAAAATTTATCAGATGATCATAATATATTTGATGCAGTTGAAAATAATGATGGAACAATTGATTACCATGTTATGTATTACAATGGTGGATGTTGCTTTGACGAAGCTATTGATTGGGCTATTGAGGATATGAACAAGGAGGATTAATGACAAAATATTTATCATTATGCAATTGGCACTTATCAATACATGGCGATTCAGTTGCATTATTTGAAGGAAGTGATTACGGAACATCAAAAGGTGGATATACAAGTGATATTAGACACGCTTATTTATTTGATGAGGGCGATAACAGACATGATGATGAAGTAATGGTCGATATAAGTAAATTGTACCTTACGGAAGCTGATTTTTATGAGATTAGGCAGTGTAAAATACCACATTATCTAATGAAAGATTATATCATCAGAAATACAGATTTTACGTATCCACAAGTTTGTAAATTTGAAAAAGAAAGAAATGAAGAAGAAGACCGAGCTAAGAAATACGGATATTGTAAATTGAATGGTGGAATTTGCGAAGGAGAAGAATGTGATCAGTATGCATTAGAAGATTGGACTGATAAAAATGAATGTGCTGATAATATCGAATGGATTTTATGTCAAGAAGATTAAGGAGGACTAATGGGTAAAAACATTGTAATTATGGTCAATGGCAAATCCAACAATGGAAAAGGAACGGTAGCCGAGTTATTGTTAAAAGAAACTTCTAACGAGTATAATAAAATTAAAACCAGCTTATCTACATATATAAGAAAGATTGCTAAAGATGACTTCTTTTGGGACGGAGTTGATAACGAAGATTCTAGAGAGTTTATGCAAGAAACTTACAGGTTAGGTACAAAATTATATCCATACCATATGGCTAAAAGAGTGTATTTAAATGATATTGAGCCGAATCTCAATGATAAGAAAGACAATCTCATCATTGTAGAAAGCCTAAGAGAGAAGTGTAATTATGACTTTTTCAATCGATTAAAACAAATCGGACTTATAGACGATCTAATTACTATTAGAGTAGAAAGACCAAATTTTGATGCCTTGGGGTCTGAAAAATTGAAGAGTCATGTGTCTGAGACTGATATGGATAGTTTTGATTTTAATTGGCGTATTGCTAATGACGGTAGTGAGAACAATTATTTACGAAGGTTATCAGATCAAGTTGTAGAATTTATAAACGCATATGGATTAAAGCCAAATGTGCTAGAGGTAATAATTGACTTTGATAATGTAATAGTAGATACAGACTGGGCTATGGCGGATTTCTATAATGAGTACTACCATAATGAGATTGGATTCAAACCAGCAGATGGGGATGATATTTATTATTATGATGCGGGTGATCAATGTCCATTACTAACAATGGAGGATTTATATGGTATGTTTTCCTCAGATTTCTTTTGGAGAAATATACGATTAAAAGAAAATGCTGTTGAAATTATAAATAAACTATGCTATGATAAGAAATATAATGTCATGATATGTAGTTTCGGAGATAATGGGAATAAATCAAAGAAAGCCAAATATATCAAAGATAATCTATATATGGTAAAAGAGACAATATTATCAGATGGGAATCTTTTTTCTAAGAATAATATTTCATTGGATAGAGTTGTATTTGATGACCATGAGGATAACTTGCAAAATATGGGTGCATTTAACTTCTTGATGTTTGATAAAGGATATAGAGACTTCAATAAAAAAACAGATCACTGCATCAAAGTAACCAGTTGGTATGATTTTTATGATAAATTAGAAGAATTAAGAATGTCTATTAAACCAAAATATATAGACACGACGAAAGTATAGGTATAAATATGATCATAACTACTAAAACTAAATCAGGTGTAACTATTCATATCTCAGATGGTGATTACGGTAGATTTGTAAATATACCAAAAGATAGTCTTGAGCAATTGTTGAATGATTTAACTGAAATTAATTTACAATTTAATAAAGAAAAATATAAAAAGTAGTTGACATTAATAATTAGATGTTATATACTTAAGAAGTTGGAGGGAGAGAATATATGGTAGGAGTAAGAGCACCAACTGAAAAAAGTTTTAAAAAAGTATTGCATTATTGCACAAGATGTGATAATATAAAGATGAAGGATGAAACAAACAAAACAAGGAGGAAAATTTATGGCTAAAGTAAAACAATTTAAAGGTTATGGCAACTACAAAGGTATTTTATCTGGTATTGATGTTGCTAGAAAAGAGTGGGCTGAAGCAAAAGATAAAAAAGATTATAACGGTAAAAGTGTTTATAAGTCTGGTGCTATTGCTAAGATTCAATTAAGACTTAAGACAAATCATGACAATATGATCTTCTTAGATTTAATGGAATTTTTATCTAAAGTAGGTAAAGATGTTATTTTATTCAATACAGAAAAAGGTAACAAGAATCAAAAGAAAGTTAAGTATGCAGATAGATACAAATACAAAGTCAGTGATGAAGATAAGAAGAATGGCAAGCATGGATTTGAAGTTATTGGCGTAAGAGCTAGATCTGGTGAAGAAGAATCTGTAAATCTATTGCCGTTAGATGCTATTGAATACATTTTAGCTAAATTCAAAGAAGGAGACAGTGTTTTTGTTGGCACTCAAAGAAGTCATAGTCAAAAAGGAGATAAAAAATATAAATCAAATGAAATCAATAGAATCTTTTCGACTACAGAACCAGTTGACTTTGATGCAGAAGATTTTGAAGAAGTATCTGACTTTCAAGATACGCTAGTATTTGATGAGATCATTGAATTGGAAGATAACGAACATTTAGTAACCGGTAAATGGCTAGATTGGAGAGGTGAATTTGTAGATGTTGATTTCGTAACATTAGATGAAGATATTGTAGCGTACCTAAAAGAACTATCTTACGGTGCTCAGTTAACAGTGGAAGGCGTTGCACACAATAGAGTAGTGTATGCCGAAAAACAATCCGATGATGAACCAGAACAAGGATCTAATGTAATCGGTAAAAGACCAAAATCTTACCAAAATAATTCAGCTACAAGAGAGATTGTGTCTGAAAAGAAATATGATGAAATTTGTGCAATTACAGATGTACTAGAAGGAGCATATGAAGAAGAGCCGAGTGAACTAAATGAAGAGGTTCCACCTTGGATGCAATAAAACACCCAAGAGTCGGTGAGTCTTCAATTAATAACTATGGACAACATTCAACAATAGTAAAGTACAACAGTTGCAAAGATGTGATATTGTTAGTTGATGGAACTCATCACAAAAGAACACAATACAAATCTTTTAAGGATGGAACATTCAAAACCCCATATTCAAAATCCGTATATGGGGTTGGTTTCTTAGGCGAAGGAAATCATATTGCACATTTAAACGGAAGAGATACTAGGGTTTATTCTATATGGAACAAGATGATAAAAAGATGCTATTCAAGCAAGTTGCACGATAAAGAACCTTCATACATTGGATGTAGGGTTTGTAAAGAATGGATGTGCTTTCAAACTTTTGCAAATTGGTACGAAAATAACTACTATGAAATTAATGGTGAGAAATCTCAAATAGATAAAGATATACTGGTGAAGGGAAATAGAATATATTCTCCGGATACGTGTGTGTTCGTAAATCATCATATCAACTCATTGTTTACTAGAAGCAACGGTAAAAGGGGAGAGTTTCCTATTGGCGTAATAAAAGTTGGAAAAAGATTTCAATCAAAAGTATTGAGAAAAAAGAAACAAACATACCTTGGAACTTATGATACATTAGAAGAGGCGTTTAATGCGTACAAAATAGGTAAAGAGAATGAGATAAAAAGAGTAGCGGATTTATATAAACATAGCATACCTAAAAATTTGTATGATGCTATGTATGAATATAGAGTAAGTATAGATGATTAAGGAGGATTTATGGGATTAGGAAAAAAACACGAGATTAAACCAGATTTAAAAAATGGATTACATATCATTTCTGGAATTCAAAAAATCGGAAAGACTGATTTGACAGTTAAGATAGCAGAACACGCTTATGGATCAAGAGAAAAATTACTTATGATTTCAATCAAAAATGAACGTGCATACGAAGGTAAAAGTGGCATTATGTATGAAGAGCCTCAAACATGGAAAGAACTAATGAATATTATCAATTCTTTACTAAAGGACACAGAAGGATATGATGTCGTATCGTTTGATGTTATGGATTGGATTATACCTTTAGGCGAAGAAGAAATTATGAGACAGCATACGGTAGAGACTAAACAAAAACCAAAGAGTTTTAATTCTTGTTTTGGAGGATATGGAGAACCTAGAAAGAGATTAAATAAATTAATCGATGAATTTGTAACAAAAGTCCAACTGATTGAAGCAATGACTATACTAGTGTCTCATAGTAAACCAAGAAATATAAAGTCTAAATTAGGAGAAGATGAATACACTATACTTTCAACGAACCTTTCTTTTGACAACTTTCATGCATTTTCATATAGAGCTTTGAGTTTCTGCAATATCACAAATGAAGTTCAAGTAGAAGAAAACCTATTAAAAGATAAAGAGAGAATCATGTACTTTAGAGGTGATACATCAGTAGAAGCAGGAGGTAGATTAGAGTACATTGTTGAGAAATCAGAGTATAGTGCAGAGAATTACTGTAATGCAATTCTAGACGCTATGAAGAGAGAATTTGAAGAACACGGTAGTATTGGAAAGCAAAAGGATAGAAAAAAAGAAGTTGTAGAAGAATATTTAGAAGTAGAGGATGCAAGTGAGGCAGAAAATAACTCAGAAGAAAAAATTGCAAGAATAGATGATCTTTTAGAAGTCTCTAAGAAAGTTGCTGACTCTGGCGTTTCGAACAAGGTAATTATGGGTGTGTATAAAGAGTACGGAATTAAAAATCCAAAAGAATTTACAGACTACAAATTAACAGAAAAAGCTATACAAGATCTAAAAAGTTTGTTATAATATTTTAGGGGTGGGAAATACCCACTCCTTTTAAATCTTTTAGGAGGAAATATGAAATGTAGATATTCGAATTGTAAATTGGGTGGTGAAGTAAAAAAAGATGAAGCTATCTATATTGATAAAAAATATTACCATGAAGAGTGTTATATTAAACAGATCAATAAGGCAGATTCTAGAAAAATAATGTCAGAAGATCTTAAATTTATGACAAAACAAGTAAACATGATTTTAAAAAAACTAATAGACGATAAGCAGATAGATAGTAATTATGTTCTGTGGATGATAAAAAAAATAAAAAGAGATGATTTGACATTGAATACACCATTTGGTCTAGAGCATTATTTATCAAATGGTCATAATTATAATAAATTTAAAAAAGAACAAATTGAGTTAGAGTATAAACTTTTAAAAAATAAGAAAGTTGATATAGAAGTAGAACAAGATACCAACATATCAAAGAAGATTAAGGAGGCATCATATGGAAACATATTCACATTTAAAACTAGAAGATGAATATATAGAAGCTGGAATTGTGGGGACACTACTAAAAAAAATAGAGATGTCATATTATGCTGAATCAATACAACCAAATATGTTTTACCATGATGAATACCAAGGTCTTTTTTGGGCTTTAAAAGATTTAGCAGATGAAGGTGTTGAATCTCTAGATGATTTTACTATTATTAACAAACTAAGAGAAAGTCCATATGTATACAGCACATATAAGGAAGCCATAGAGAACAGAGAGTTTTCAGACAGAATCCATAAATTAAAATTGTTAGGCACTGACGATGTTGCGGAATTTAATAAAAGATTAGAAAGATTGATTACTTTTGATTTTAGGAGAACTGCTCCAAATAGACTAGAAATGATTGCGGAAAATATAAGATCTGATGACTCAAGTTCCGTCAATGAGTTAAATGGCAAAATGCACTCTGAGATAATGGATATGTCTAGTAATTATCTATCAACTGGTGAATTCAGACTACTAGGTGATGATATTGATAAATACTTAGAGGAGATAGATAGTAGAGCTAATAATGATGGTACAGCTGGACTTCCATCCAAATATCCTATATTAAATAACTTCTTCAGTTATGAAAACGGAGAACTTATTCTCATAGCGGGAAGACCAAAGTCGGGAAAATCTGTAATTATTTTAAACGAGGTTTGGCATAAGATAAGCAATGGTATAGGTGTATTAGTATTAGATACAGAGCTCCCAACAAGACAATGGGTAGAAAGATTATTAGCACACGTAACTGGAATGACTGTAGCTAGAATTAAGTCTGGGAAAAGGACACAAGAAGAACGAGATTTAATTATGGACGTTAGGGCAAAAATAAAAAGTGGTCAATTAGCTCATATATACTTACCAGAGAAATATCCAGACTATAAATTTGAAGATTTGTTTATGATCACAAAAGCATATCAGCAGAAGATGGGAAATTTAGGATTGCTTGCGTTTGATTATATTAAGGCAAACAAAGTTTCTGGAATTCAAATGCAAGAGCATCAATACTTAGGAGATCTTACAAACTATTTAAAGAACGACATAGCTGGCAGACTAAATATTCCAATTTTAGCATCTGGTCAAATGAATGACAATGAGGATAGAATGGCAGACAGTGCGAAAATTGCTAGATATGCTAGTGTTATAGCATATTGGATTAAGAAAGATATGGAAGAGGTTATTGCCGACGGTAAAGAGTGTGGAACTCATAAGATATTTATAGACTACAATAGATTAGGAAGACAGATGGATAAAGGTTCTGAATATATAAATATGGTAGCAGATCTAGATAGAATGTCTATTAAACAAAGTAAAATACAAACTAACTTAGAAGGAAATAAACCATACGAATAAAATTGGAGGTGTGAGATATGCAAGCAGAAGTTTTAAAAGGAATTTTATATGATGATCAATCTCACATCATCAACGTTTTAGAATCATGTGGAGTACATTCTATAAAGAAATTAGATAGTAGAATACAAGGTGCCAGAGAAGGTGGTGATAATGCCACAAGTATACAGATAATAACAAAAGATAAAAATCTAGGTGCTGTATTTCATACAGATGCCTCGTTTAAAGGCGGGGACATTATATCATTAGTTGAGCATATAAAAGAAATTGAGTTTTTAGAAGCAATTGATTATATATGTTCAACTATTGGAGTAGAAAATACCTATGAGTATAAGCCAAAGAAAAAATTATTCGGAATATTGGATACTTTATTTGGATCAAGAAAAGAACCTGAAATTGAAGAGAATATAAAGCTTCATGATGATGTATTAAATCAATTCTTTATAAATCCACATTATAGATTAACAGAACAAGGTGTATCTGTAGACACTCAAATTAAATTTCAAACCGGATATGATATTGGAGATAATAGATTATTAACTCCAATTAGAGATGAAGATGGAGACATAGTAACAATAAAAGGTAGAACTTTACATAGTAATTATAAAGAATTAGATATACCAAAGTTTGTTGCATATTATCCGTACAAAGCGGTAGATATATTGTATGGATTATATGAAAATCAGTTTAATATATATGATAAACATGAAGCTATAGTCATTGAATCTGAAAAGGGTGTTCAACAAGGAGATAGCATTAATGTAGATAATTGTATTGCAACATCAAAGAAGAAAATATCAGTAAATCAAGTTAATAAAATAATATCTCTTCAATGTAAAGTAGTTTTAGCTTTTGATAAAGATGTTGATCCATATGATATAATAATAGAGGCGAATAAATTTGAAGGGTATTTACCAGTTGAAATAGTTTATGATTTTAATGATTTATTAACAGGTACGCAATCTCCTCTCGATGTTGGAAGAGATGTATGGTATAATTTATACGAAAGTAGGATGACAATAGAACAATTTAAGGAGTGGTTTAATGAATAATTACACTGTTTTTCACTTACACACAGACCTATCAAACGCATTTACTTCTATGGATTCTGTAAATAAGTACAAACATTATGTAGATAGGGCGGTTCAACTTGGCATGAAGTCAATAGCGTTTTCTGAGCATGGAAATGTTATGGAGTGGTTGCATAAAAAAGAATATGTAGAAAAGAATGGTATGAAGTACATACACGGGGTAGAGGCTTATGTAACAGAATCTATACAAGAAAAGATAAGAGATAATTATCATGTTGGGTTATATGCTATGAATTTCGATGGCGTCAAGGAGATAAATAATTTAATGTCTCACAAAGTTGCGTTTAATAGATCTGATGGGCATTATCGCTATAATCCAAGAATAACATTTGATGAGTTAATAAATACATCAGATAACATAATAGTAACAACCGCTTGTATTGGTGGAATTTTATATAAAGGATCTGAAGAATTAAAGGATAAATTTATTGATTTTTTAATAAAGAATAAGCATAGATGTTTTTTAGAAATACAACATCATGATGTTAATGAGCAGATAGAGTATAATAAATACTTATTAAATCTAAATCAAAAACACTCAATACCTCTGATAGCTGGTACGGATACCCATTCTCTGAATTATGATTACACAATAGGAAGAGAGATACTACAGGCAAGAAAAAACATACATTTCGATAATGAGGATGGTTGGGATATAACATTTAAATCATACGAAGAGTTGGTGGAGTTGTACAAGAATCAAAACTCAATGAATGAGTGTTATTATTTAGAAGCTATAAACAACACAAATACATTTTCAAATATGATAGAGGAATTTGATGTAGATAGAAGTTTCAAATATCCAAAATTAAGCGATAACTCAGATAAAGAGCTTAAGGACAAAATAACAAAGGGTTATATAGAAAAGAAAATAGGAGAGAAGCATAATTCAAAAGAGTATAACGATAGAATAAAAAAAGAGTTGTATGTATATGAAAAACAAGGAATGTTTGATTTTCTTTTATTAGAGGAGAATATAAAGAGAAATATGAGAAATGAAGGTAGGTATTGCGGATACTCAAGGGGTTCAGTAAGCGGATCTTTGATAGCATATTTACTAGGAATAACAGACATTGACAGTGTTGAATATAATTTATACTTTGAGCGTTTTTCTCATTTAGAAAAATATTCACTTGGCGACATTGATAGCGATTGGTCTCCTATGGACAGAGGTAGAGTTAAGGAGTATTTGTATAAAGATATAAAAGTTCAATTTCCAAAATTGCACACATCTGAAATAGTTACATTTAACACAATAGCTCTAAAAGGTGCTGTAAAAGATGTGACTGGTGGTATAAGATCTTTAAATGAAAAAGGTAAGTTAGACACAATAAACTTCCCAAAGTCAGAGGTTATAAGCTTAGAAGAGGCTGACTCAATATCTAAAAATATAGAAGATAGAGAACAGCACTATAGAGAGAAGTATCCAGAGACATTTAAATATGTGGATATGTTGAGAGGTGTAATTGTATCAGTAGGTTCTCATCCTAGTGCAACTATAGTTTCTCCAGATTCAATCAATGAAAACATGGGAACATTTACGTTGACAACAAATGAATACCCTATATCTCAACTAAACATGAAAGAAGTTGATAGTTTAAATTATGTTAAGCTGGATATATTAGGGCTTGATAATGTAGGTATAATAAATAATGCGTGTAAAAAAGCTGGAATAGATAGATTGTCACCGGATAATATGGATTTTACAGACGATAAGGTCTGGGATAATATGATAAAAGATCCCACTTCTATATTCCAATTTGAATCAAATTCATCTCACAATGTACTAAAGCAAATATTGAGCGAATCAACTCTAAAGAAAATACAAGAGGTGACAGGAGACGTTGATAAGCTATCATTGATGAGTATGGCTAATGGTGCAATCAGACCAAGCGGTGCAAGTTTCAGAAATGATTTAATGGCTGGAAATTTTAAGGATTGTGGTCACGAAAAGTTAGATAAGCTATTTGAAAAAACGCTAGGTCAAATGGTTTATCAAGAACAAATCCTCTCGTTCTTAAATGAATTTTGTGGATACAGTTTAGGTAAAGCTGATATGGTTAGAAGGGGATTTTCTAAAAAGTTAGGTACAGAGCAGTTTATACCAGATATAAAGAGTGGATTTATAGACACTATGGTCAACAAATATGAGTCATCGGTTGAATTGGCAGAGAAATTAATAGAAGATTATATACAGATAATAAGAGATAGCTCGGATTATGGATTTAGCGAAAATCATTCTCAGCCATATAGTATGATTGGTTATGCAACCGCATATCTTAGAACATATTACCCATTAGAGTTTATAACATCTGTGTTGGAAATAAATGAAAGTAAATTAGATAAAACATCTAGTGTTTTGAATTATATGAAGAATCATACTGACATATCTATTTCCCCTGCTAGATTTAGGAAATCTAAAGGTGGATATATGTCAGACAAAGAAAGTAATGTAATATACAAAGGCGTTGGATCGGTTAAGAGTTTAAATTCTGATATAGGCGACAAATTATACGAAATGAGGCATATGGAGTTAAATAACTTCTTTGAATTCTTAGAGGTGTCTCCATTAAACAAAACACAGACAGAGGCGTTAATAAGAATAGATTACTTTTGTGAGTTTGGTAAATCTAAAAAGTTAATGATCTTCTATGAGGTATATAGAAAGTGGATAAATAAAAAAACTATAAAAAAAGACAAGTTATCTGAGGTTCCATTTGATATAAATCTAATAAAAGAAAATTCAAAAGAGACAGATAAGCAGTTTAGTAAAATAGATTTTAAACCAATACTATTTGAATACTTTACAAGTATGGAAGATGAAGATTTTTCCATTTGTGATAAGATAGAATTTCAAAAGGAATATCTTGGATATATAAATCTTATATTAGACACAGATCCCGACAATTGCGTTATACTTAATGTGATTAAAAATAAAAAATATCCTAAAGCACATCCTAAATTGGATTTAATATCATTGGGAACAGGTAAAAGATTTGAAGCAAAGGTAAATAATAGATATTTAGATTTATCGGAGGCTACAGAGGGATCGATTATAAAAATCGGCAGTGGTTGTCACAAACCGATAAAATACAAGGATGATGAAACCGGAGAATGGAAAGTGGTTGAGGGTAAAAGACAATATTGGGTAACTAACTTCTCGAGAATACCAGAGAATATGTTGTAGGAGGACTATGTTAAATAATAGAAAGTTCGATAAGAAGGAAATAGATAAAATATGCAAGAATCTAACTGTCGTAGTGGATTCCAGAGAAAAGGCTAACGGTCACATTCTGGAATATTTCGATAAGCACAAAATAAAATATAAAGTAGATAAACTTGACTATGGAGACTATAGTGTGTGCGTTGATCCAATGCAAGAATACGGAATTACACACGCACTAGACTTTAGAGACAGTGTGTTAATTGAGCGAAAATCAGGATGGAATGAACTTTATGGTAATATAGTTACCAATAGAGCTAGATTTTGTCAAGAACTTGCTATGTGTAAAGTAAAGATGCCAATATATGTAGAACAATCATGGGATGATCTATATGACGGGAATTACAGAAGTAAGTATTCTCCAAATGCATTTCTTGCAAGCTTATACACGTTTGAACATAGGTATGGAGTAGTGTTTAAGTCAATACCAAAAGAAAGGATGGGTAAGCAGATATTTGTTTATCTATACTACTATCTTAGAGAAAGGTTGAAATGATGAATATAATTCAAAGAAAACCAATTATATCGAGTAAACCGAACAGTGTTAAAGAGTGGTTTTGTAATATGAGAGGTATCAAGAAGGTTGATTATGATGCCTTCTTTTTCCCAACTAAAGATAATATGTATTCACCATTTGATCTATATGCTATGGATATAGTAGTATTCAAGACATTAGATGCGATTGAGAAAGGTAAGACAATATGTGTCTATGGTGATGTTTGACAATGATGGAGTTACAGCCAATGGAGTCCTATACTTGTATCTAAGAAACTTTACAACAAATATAAAGTATGTATTTCATCAAAGAAATGATGGTCATGGAGTTATTCCAGATAATGTACCATTTGACTGTGATTTACTTATAATAGTTGATAGTAGTACAAATTCAGTAGAAGAATGTAAAGAGCTCAAAGAAAGATGTGATGTGATAGTGTTGGATCATCATAGTCAAGAGTTTGAAAATCCATATGCTACAATAGTAAATTCAACAACTCATGGATATCCAAATAAACATCTAAGTGGGTCTGCAATTGCATATAAATTCTGTAAGGCTATGGATGAAAAAATGGATTGCGATATTGCAGATGACTATCTTGATCTAGCATCTATCGGATTAATTGGGGACATGATGAGATTAGATCAATTAGAAAACAGATATATTGTAGAAAAAGGATTAGAATTAATAAAACAAAGACAAGGAAACTTAGGAATCAGATTATTATTCGATAAACTATTAAAACAAGCTGAGCCAACATCTGAATCAATAAGCTTCTATATATCTCCTTGCATAAACTCTGTTATAAGATTAGATAATATCTATTTAATATTTGAACTGTTGATTTGTGAATATGAAGATGATGCAAATGAAATAATAGATAAAGTAATCGATATTAACGAAAAAAGAAAATCAGTAAGTGATGATATATTTAAATATATGCAATCAAACGATATGATTGATTTATCAAATAAGATAATAGTTATAGACATGACAGATTCTGGTTATGATAGAAATATCTACGGTTTAGTTGCCAATAAAGTTATGAAAGAGTATAACAAACCTTGTTTGTTTGGCGCAGTATATGATGGGATTTTCAGAGGAAGTGCTAGATGTCCAAGTGAAGGAATTAATTTTAGAGCAGATTTGAACAATAGTGGATTATTTAAAGGAAATTTCGGTCACTCTTTGGCATTTGGATCGAGTTTTGATATAAATAACAAGCAGAAAATATTTGACTTCTTTAATGAAAAGTATAAGAATAATTTTATTGATAAGTTTTACTATTATGATATGAAATTACCAAAATCAAGTATGACAATTGAGATGCTAGATGAGATAGATTCATTGAGCAAAATAACAGGAGTTGGATTTGAGAAACCTAAGTTTTTAGTTGAAAATATAAGAATAACAAAAGCTGAGAAAATAGGAGAGAACAAAAATCATACCAAACTAACTCAAAATGGTGATATACCTTTAAACATCATGAAATTTAACACAGAAGAAAAAACTATGAAATATCTAAGAGCAACAACTATTTCCGTCATAGGATCTGTTGCAATGAATAGGTATAATGGATATAATAAAGTATACGAAAGTAAACAAATAATATCTGACTTAATAGTATGTAATTAGGAGGTGACAATGGCTAAAGGAAATAATATAGTTGAATTAGATGGATATAAATTTCTATCTCCATCAGAAGCTGAGTTCTACAAAGATATAAAGAAAGCAAAAGAAAATGGTTTTATAAATGATTTTGACGTAGCTGTTAAGTATGAGTTACAGCCAGAGTTTATTAATTTCAGGGGAAAGAAAGAGGAGTCCATTGATCATTACCCTGATTTCTTAATTACAAGATTGGATGGCAGTCAGTATATAATAGACACTAAAGGTGGATCTCATCACGAAAAAGATGCCATTTTAAAAAGGAAAATGTGGTTATATCAAAATCCAAACATTCCATATTACTATGCGTCAGAAGTTCCTAAATTTTTAGGTGGATGTTGGGTTGAAACAACGGTTGGAAATAATTTTGAGAAGAAGCTGAGAGGTTTATACTACAAAGAACTACATCCAACTATAAAAAGAGCTACAGCTACATCCCCACAGTTAAGACATGATCAAATAGATGAGTATTTTGATTGGGAAATACATGATGGATTATTCTATAAGATGAATAAGAAGTACACTAAAAAAGAACGAGAAAAAAGAAATAAATCTAAATAAAACGCTTGCAATTCTCTCTTGACTCTGATATACTAAAGATAAGTTAAGGGAGTTTCTTATGAAAGGAGAGATTATATGGATGACCCAGTAAGAATGTATTTAAAAGAAACTGGAATGACGCCACTGTTATCTGGCTTAGAAGAAATAGAATTAGCTAAAAAGATGGAGGATGGATGTGAACATTCTAAAAATAAGTTAATAGAAGGTCATCTTAGACTTGTAGTAAGTATTGCTAAGAGATACGTTGGTAGAGGTATGTTGTTCCTTGACTTAATTCAAGAGGGTAACTTAGGTCTAATTAAGGCTGTTGAAAAGTTTGACTGGAGAAAAGGTTACAAGTTCTCGACTTATGCAACATGGTGGATCAGACAAGCAATCACTAGAGCAATTTCAGATCAAGCTAGAGCAATTCGTATTCCAATTCATATGGTTGAGACAATTAACAAGCTAATCAGAGTTAAGCGTCAGTTAATTCAAGAATTGAGCAGAGACCCAAAACCATTAGAGATTGCGGATGAAATGGATATACCAGTAGAAAAGGTTAGAGAAATACTAAAGATTGCCCAAGAACCTGTTTCACTTGAAACACCTATTGGTGAAGAAGAAGATTCATTTTTAGGAGACTTTATTCCAGATGATTCTCTGAAAACTCAACACGAAATAGTTCAGCATTATTTTCTACAAAGGGACATAGCCAAGGCATTAGGCACACTAACTCCTAGAGAACAGAAAACAATAAAATATAGATTTGGATTGCAAGACGGTAAATCTAGAACGCTGGAAGAAATGTCAAGAATGCTGAGTTGTGATTGTGATATATACATATCTAGAGAGCGTGTTAGACAAATCGAAGCAAAGGCGTTAAGAAAATTAAAAAATCCAAGTAGGAGCAAATATTTGAGTGAATACTTGTAGTAACTATAAAGTTATGAAAGGAGAAAATATGAAAAAACTAGTAAGGTGGACACCACCAACAAATGACGCAAAAGATGATGCTGAGTGCTATTGCCCAGATTGTGATTATTATATCGAAAATGAAGATTGGAAATTTTGTCCAATGTGTGGAATAGGAATTGCATTGTACGAGCATGATCTTGATGATAGTCATGATGTTTTTAAAAAATTAGAAGAACTAGGAGTTGAGGTTCATAGAAATGGAGTGTCAATTAATGATGTTAGAAACGGCAAGAGGGTTATGGGGAGATTGAGTTCATTTGACCTATAATGCCACTTTGAGCCTATTTAATGCATAAGTGTATGTTATAAACACAATTGGGTTGAGTGGTTGGAAATACTAGATAGTGAAAATGATTAAAGGAGGAATTATGAAAATTATTAAAACTTATAAAACGTATTTAAATAAATTAGATAAGTTAGACGATGGCACCTTTGTGGTTAGAGATAATAATACACAAAGCAAGAATATTAATTTCGGCTCAGAGAGACCATTGAATGACTATTCGAGAAGACATTTGTCTTATACCGAGATATTTTTGAGAGAGGCTGGCGAGACAGAAACAGCAGATAAAATTAAAGAATATCTCGGTAAGATTATTAGATGTAATGAAATCCCAGAGCTAATACCGGTTGGAAACTATAGAGTCAATATACCTCTCGATATGCTAAAGAAAAAGATAGAGTTGTATATAGAAGAAGATGGTTTAGATTTGAATCCAGACTTCCAGAGAGCACACGTTTGGAATACAGATCAGAGAGTTGCATTTGTTGAGTTTATACTCCAAGGCGGCAAGACCAATCCCATTTACTTCAATCACCCCGGTTGGATGAAGGGATGGGAGGGTAATATGGTCATCGTAGATGGGAAACAAAGACTGACTGCTATACTGATGTTTTTAAACAACGAAATTACTGTTTTTAAAGAACTGGACGAAGGTGGTATTGGTTATTACGCAAGAGAATTCAATCATTTTGGTGCAGACTTAATATTTGTGATTAATGATTTGCCTACAAGAAAAAAGGTTCTTGAGTGGTACTTACAAATCAACAAAGGAAATGTTGCACATACAAGCGATGAAATTTCAAAAGTTGAAGCGTTATTGAAAAAGGAGGATTAATGCAACTAAAAATATTAAAGCAATTATGGTTAGGCAATCAAAACTTAACCGTTATACCAGTCAACCAAGTATATAACGTTGATTCTATTGAAATCAGAAATGGTAAAAAATACTATAGATTCATTGCTACATATAATGATTATGTGACTGAATTAAGTGAAAATGATATTAATTCTATATTTGAGTTGAATGATGATGGTAAAGATGTTATAATTATAAATAAGGAGGATGAAGATGAAAGTAATGAGATTTCTACCACAGATTCTGATCGAGATGAAGAATTGGGAATTCCCACCGAGTGTGAAGATCAGTAAAACTTATGAATTTGATGAGTACGAATTAAACGGCGAAAAGTGGTATAGAATTATTGATGAAGATAACATTGAAACAGATTTACCAGAAAGTGAAAAGGGTAAACTATTTAAAATTGAGGAGGTATAATGACTAACAAGGATTTTGACAGAGAATTAACATTTGCAGACAGAGCGATTTTTCAAACTCACTGTGCAATTAATATGTGCAGAAAGATGCTAGGAGATAGATTTGGGTTTACTGAAGATGAGCTAAAACAGCAAGTAATGGATAGTTTAGGATATATGATTGATTATACTGCATATGGAATTATGTCTGAGCTTGAATTAAGTGACGAGATTGACAATGACAATTTGCATATTATTCAAGACTGTATGTGGAATAATTGGAGTCTTGAGGACTATCAGGACAGATTAGTTGGATTTATACCAAATGACGGCGATCTTAGAAAAGAAATGAAAGCCATGGGATTTACAGAAAGTACAATTAAATATGATGATGAAAAATAATTACATTTAGGTGTTGTAATATGACACCAAGTGTGTTATTATATAAAAGAAGCTAAGGAAAGCATATAAGAAATAAGGAGGTGAGAGATTGGATTATAGTATACAATATTCTACAAAGAGTGGACTTGGGAAACCTGCATTAGAGGTGTATTTATATGGATGCGACAAACCTATTAAATGTAATGGTTGCCACAACAAAGAGTTGTTAGAAACACCAAGTGAATTCACACCGATTAAACAAATCGAAGAACATTTATTGAGAGAAATATCAAACTTCTCTAAATTCCATAAGCAAGTTATAATATCTTTTGTTGGTGGAGAGCCGACGGCTGATCATAATAAAGAACGTCTCAACAGGTTGAGTGGAACTGTAAAGTCTAAGTATGTAGACAGCTTGATTGTGTTATATAGCTGGAAGCGGTTGGATGGGTGGTCGATTAACAATTTTAAGCATATAGATTACGGAGTTTTGGGAGAATATATTAGCGAACTACACGTAGATAATTATATACCATCAAGTAGTAATCAGATAATTTATGATTTTAAAAATCATGAAATTATGGACAATATAAATTTAAACATAGAAAAGGAGAATAAATGAGATATAATTTCCCAATGACATTAGATAGACAATTTAAAAACAAATTAGAAGAACTTCATGATAAATTTGGAACACAAATGATGACAATCGAGGGACTAGCTCCTCACCAATTGGATACGTGCAATTTCTTTAAGGCTTTCATGGAGACTAAAACAGTAGCAGATGCAAGCATAGATGATAATGCAAATGTTGGAAGCAAAAACATCAACACAATGATCAATGAATCAACAAAACCTTTTACGAAACTATTGTCTAAGAACAAAATATATATTGAAATGAAGGAGGAATTTGGTAAAGAAGTAGCTGATGAATATTTAGAGGCTTGTGTTTCTGGAACATTGTATGAACACGATTCGCATAGTTCTAGTTTTATGCCATACTGTTTTGCGTATTCGGTTAAGCCAATTGTTGAAAAAGGGTTATTTTTCATAGGTGAAATGAAAGCAAAACCACCAAAACACTGGGATACTTTTAACCATCACATTTTGGAGTTTATTAGTTATGCTACAAATATGCAATCTGGTGCGTGTGGTCTCCCAGACTATTTTGTATACGCATACTATTTTTTCTTGCAAGATACTAAAAATATGAATAAAGACATGGCTGAAAAATACAGAAACCAAAAGTTTCAAGAATTTATTTTCAATTTAAACCAACCATATTTAAAAGGAGGAATCCAATCGGCTTATACAAATGTATCTATTCTTGATTATGCACATATCGCAAAGTTCTTTATGGAAGAAACATACCCTGATGGATCTGGCATCATAGAACATATGGATGGGATATTACAATTTCAAAACGATTTTATGGATTACATTGGAGAACTTAGAAAAGAAAAGTGGCACACATTTCCAGTAATATCTGCAACCTTATTATACGAAGATGGAAAGTATGTTGATGAGGAAACCTTTGATAATGTAGTTAGACATAATTGGAAGTTTGGTTTTAATGACATCAATATCATGACTGTACCAGAAGTGACCTCGGTTGCTAGTTGTTGCAGAATGGTTAATAATACCAAAGATTTAAATAGAGAGAAAATATTTAATTCAATTGGTGGTTCTGAGTTAAACGTAGGCTCTACAAAAGTGGTTACGCTGAATTTAGTTAGGATGGCATTACTAAGTGATGGCAATAAGGATAAGTTTTATGATTTAGTAAGACAAAATGTAGAACTACTCAATAAATTCCATTGTTGTCATAGAAAGATACTAGAGAAATTAATAGAGAAAGGATTGCTACCCCTGTTTACGCATGGTTTGATTAACATGAAGGATATGTTTGCCACAACTGGAATTAATGGAGTATTTGAAGCAACTGATATCTTCGGTGGAATAGACAGATCTATGGGTGCTAAGTATACTGAAGAGGGTATCGAATTTGTACAGAATATGTTTAAGTCAATCAAAGAAGTAAATGAACAGACTGAGCATAAATATGGATTCATTTCAAACGTGGAACAAGCTCCTATGGAGAGCGGGGCTGTAAAGCTCAATAAAAAAGACAGACTATTTTTTGGAAATGAATTTATTAATAGACATTTAGGCAAAGATTGTTATTTATACGGAAATCAATGGATTCCATTAAAAGAATCTACATCTGTATTTAACAGAATAGAAGCAAGCCAGTTAGACGATGCCTGTGGTGGAGGTGTAATACTTCATATAAATAATGGAGAAAATTTCCAGACATTCGAAGATGCAAAAGAGTTCACCCTAGGACTTGCTAGAGCGGGTGTAAAGTATTTTTCGTATATTTCTTTGATAGATATTTGCAAGAATGATCATAGCTTTTTCGGAGATTTATGTCCTATTTGTAATACCAAAAGCGTATCAAAAGGCATTAAAATAGTTGGCTATCTTGTAAAGCAGGATTCATACAAGAGTGAAAGGAAGAGAGAACTCGGAGAACGACAATTTTATTCGAATTCTGAGAGATAATTGTGAGGGGATTACTTTCCCTCTCTTATTTGGAGGTGATTAATATTGCAATATCAGATAAATGCAAAGAGTATCGTAAGTGGTTTAAATCTGAAATGGAGTATTTAGTCGAGTGTTCTAAACTATCTCATTCAGATGAAGAATACATTTCGCCACAAGAAATAGAAGAAATATTAGATGAAACGCCAGAATATAATATGACAGAAAGATCAAAGAATAATATTAGAAAGAAATTGAAATAGGAGGAGTAAAATGTGTAAATGTAAACAACAAGCAATTAAAGTAGATATTGTAAAACACTCACCAGTAGTGGACTTGCAGAGAAATGGTGATTTAATCGATCTTCAATTTTGCGGATTGGATAAAGTATTCAAAGGGAATCCAAAGTTTTCGAAAGGTACTGGGGTATTTGAAAACACTGGTGAATTAAAATATCAAAAAGGCGATATCTTTAGGGTTTCACTCGGTGTTTCAATGAATATTCCAAAAGGAAAATCTGCAAGAGCATATATGAGAAGTAGTACTCGTAAAAACTTCAACGTAATGTTGACCAATCATGTTGGTTGCCTAGACTATACAATCAAACCTTATAACGGAACTAATGATATTTGGAGAGCTGAGTTTTATGCATTAGATGATGGTATTATGGAACTAGGTGATAGAATATTACAGTTCGAAATTATTGATGCTATGCCAGAAATAGTATTTAATGAGGTTAATGAGTTAGAGTCAACCGACAGAGGTGGATACGGGAGTACTGGAATTTAAGGAGGTAAATATGAAACCTACATTAATCGTGGTTAAATCGCCACAGAATGATAAGAACTCAGAATCTTATCTAAAGCGTATTAAATCATGTTGGAAAGATTATTATGATGATGAGATCAATTTAGATATACCAGATAAACCATTTGAAACTCAGGAACAACTAAACAATTATCTAGAGAGAAATAGTGGAAGTGTGCTATTGTTACATCCCACTAATCTAAAATTATATGGAAGAGACAAAACGAGAAACATTGAAAATGATCAAGTTGTTACTGCTATTATTTCAAATATTCCAGAAAACTTTAGGTGTTCAAAGGTATTATTATATGGGAGTGGAAATGTTAATGAAGCATTAGATGATAGGCTTAGATATAAGGGCAGAATAATCGCTACGTGCGCACATCAAGATAGGCAATATTTAGATGATGAATTTTTGTCTCACTTCAATCTAATTGTTAACTCGACTAGATATGACGCTGAAGTAAAAATGTTTTACTCGAACAATGTAATTGATACTGCTGGTAATTTCAAGCCGCTATCTAAGAAACACTGGGATGATAAAAACATAGAATATACACAAGAACCACATCCTCAAATTGTCACAAGAGGTGAAATCGGTAAACTAACTGCCGATCTAATGTTACAAGATGTAATTGAGAATGGATTCTAGTATGCAAACTATAATATTGAAAGATAAAGATAATTGTAATCCAATTGAGTTACATTGTAATGATTACACATTTGAAATAACTGAAAATGGTTCACTAGTCTTAAATTGGGGAGAGATTTTAGATAAAGTTAAAGAATATCATAATCTAGATACTTAGGTTGTGGTATTCATCCATTTTACGGCACAGAATGGGGTTTATACTGTTGTAATTCAATTTAATTACACTTAGGTATGCGATAGTATTCAAAGGTAATAAAATCGCTTATATAGCGTTTAAATATAGAAATGGAGGAATATATGAAAATAGAAAATGTAGAAATGATGGGGCTAGAATCAGCGGTAAAAGCAAGTAAATATCCGATGCTTGTAGATACGAATAATGCAACTAATAAAATAACAAAGACTGTAAAGGGGTTGGGATCTTGTGATAGTGGAACAGCTCATGATAGTTTCTTAAAGGGAATTGTTATCCAGTATGATTTAACTTGTAATCACGTCATGTTACCTCAATTCATGCGATATCATTTTCACGATATTGTAAGTAGTCAATCAAAGATGCATAGAATATCCAAAATGGACTTGCATAATTCATGTGATCAATATGTTAGACCAGATGTTATTGAAATCGCACAAGAAGAAATAGATAAATATTTAAGCATGAAATTAAATAAGGAAGATCAATGTGATATAAAAAAACAATATGAAGTAGTTATGTCAAATCTTCCGATGGGATTAGAGTTGACTATGAGAGTTACAAGTAATTATCTACAACTTAAATCGATTTATCATCAGAGAAAAGGTCATAGAATGTCATTTTGGAAAGACTACTGCGACTGGGTAGAAAATTTACCTTTCTTTAGAGAGTTGGTGTTGAATGAATAG